CTCCCCCGTGCCGGGGTAAAGTGTCCGCTGAGAATTTATAAGGGATTAACAAGCGTGGTGAGTCTCCGTTACTATGACGAATCTCAATTCTCAGTCGTTTCCAATAAAGCGTTCCAATATTCATATGTTGGTTATTTCAAAAATTATTTCAATGGTACTCGGCCCCACCGTATTAAAGTTAAGCTGGCGTGAAATGATCGGACCCAATTCCATTTTCAATGTTTGGTTTAATTTCTTTTTAATGGTTTCCTCAATTTTAACCGTCGCGTCGCCCATACTCAAGCTTGAACTTTTATTGATGATTACCGGAACATTAATGACTAACGCACCCGGATCCATAACTACCCGCCGTAATGACCAGTATATAATTCCATTGTTCATCCTTTTGGTCTCCGATTAAAAACCCAACACAAAAAGACAACTAATGGAATAACCAGCCAACGCACTAAAAAATTTTCGCAATTATGTTTCATAAAAAGACCAATCCTTATAGTCCAAGGGAGCCAGGCGCAACATCCAAGCCGGGTCAACGAAGACGTAACAATCAACCGGCTCCCCGGCCACGGTCGTTGGAAAATAATATTCATCGGCTTCCCCTTCGTTGGTCTGTATGGTTTTTACCTTTTCGCCCTTGGTGGGGAATTTACGGCCCCACGGATCCAGAAAATTGGAAAGAATTAAAAGCATATTTTCCCGGACAAAACGTAATTTCGGTTTATTCTGAGCGGAGTAGAATACCCAACTTCCACCCCAGTCACCCCGGTACGCCCCAATCGTAACCAATGTTGGTTTTCCAGTCAAGGCGTCCTGCGATTGAACTGCTCGCCCATACGGATATCTCCGTAATATTTCAAGACCACTCATAATTTATTCGGTTTCCAATTTCGCTCGTAATGCCACGGTGAGGTTGACACAATCTTTAGTTAGCCAATTCGTCTCCACAAAAAACAACCGATGTTTAGTAAAATCCCACGCGGGTTTTTTCAAAAGATAATCAAACAACCTAGCTGAAATTTGCTTCTTCATTTTTTCGATTTCCTTCATATCCAGAGTGTGAATATCAATCAACCACACCACGGGAACAACCATAGTTATTTTATCAACTTTTTCATATTCAAACGCATTATCAACCTGACGATCATTCCAGAGTAAAGTTCCAAGTTTTTTCACGTTGTTTCCTTCGCCGGACCAAAATCCGAAAAAATAATACTGACCACTAATAGTGGATTCTTCACATTGAGTGCTTTATCCTCCCGCCACGCAATAGTACATTGTTTGACATACAACATATTATTACAATTGCTTTTTACGGAGTATTCCAAAGCGCCTAGGATAAGCGCCGTGGAAAAGGTTTGAACATCTTCCTTATCAAACACAACCGGTACTTCATATGTTATCTCCGTTTGAATTTTTCCCATATGGTCGGTTTTCGTATCATGCCCCACCGTTCGGCGATCACGCCACAACAATTTGCCGGTTGGAGTTTTTCGCTTAAAAAGCGTCTCCAAAGTTTCGTTTAAAGAAGTCGGTTTCACGGCAGGCTTTTGGCGATAACGGATGCGGCCACAACATCAATCGGTTCAACACAAAGCGCAATGCTTAATTGGTTATTACACGCTTTAGCCAATTCTATATTTTTGAAATTGTAAGTTTTTATTTCATTACGGCCAAAAAATACAATTTCAATGGATGCCTGAAAAGTACCTTTGATTTTATCCTCCGTATTAAACCATTGAAAAGACATAACGCGATCCAGGTCAATACACGCGGCATTATCGTACCCACTATTTAGTTTAACGAATTTCATAATTTAAAAACAATTTACCAGCTTCTGGCATTGTACCAGAAGAAGTATAAAAAGTCAAGGAAGTTGATGGGGGTGAGAATGAAGAAGAATCCGGGTCTGAATGAGAACTGAGTCCGGCTGGATATAAGTGGCGATAATGGAACCAACCGATAGGTTAAGATGTTTTAATAAAGCCGTTTCCACCGCGTCGAGGAAATCGGCAGGATTACCAATCGGTTCATCCGAAAGAAAGGGGATTTCATAAACCCGCACAAATCCACTTACCTCTGTGAAGGTAGAAATGTGCTTCGCTTTATGGAGCAAGAGTTTGCGATAGGACATCGGAGTACAAAATGACCGCCACGGTTACTGCCTGCGGTTCGACTTTTACAACTTGAACGTGGAGGTAATCGGTGGGGTATTTGGCTTGAAAATAACGGATCAGAGCCCATTCCGCCGACGCGAGGACGGCCAACGAATTCTCCATTTCCGGAAATACTTCATCGGTAATGATCGGAATCTTATAGAGTTTTTCATCAATCCCACGGCCCGGATCGAAAATTCGCGGCATGGGGGCAGAATGTTCTTCCCTAACCAGAACTTTTTTGTGTAACAACATTTTACGCATCCGTCAATCCTCGTCTCCGCCGAAATCCTGATCCGGAGGGTTCTCATTGATATACTGCTCCACTTTCCGCTCAATGTCATCCCAGTATTTTTCAATGGCTAAGTCCAATTCAGGATTAAACAATTTTAGGCTCGGGGTTTCCTTAGTCATTTGCCAGATAATCTGTCCGGTCTTATTGTCTTTTATTTCATCAATGGTGTGTTCATCCACTTCGTATTGGGTTTCGTAACGATGCGTGCCCTTGATGCTACCGTATTCATAGTCGAATGCGCCGTCATCCCATATGCCACGAATATAGACATTGATATCAACGATCTGACCCGTGGGTGTTTCAAAATTTTCAATGAGGACATTGTCGTCATCTACCAATGTCCAACTAGCATCCCCCACGGTTTCCTCTAAGGCAGTGGTGATGATTTCTTTGACGAGCGACTTGATTTGTTTTTTGTTGATTTTCATATGGAATAAATATTATTCCAAGCCTTCATTCGCCACACGTTTATCCAAGTCTTTTAATTTCTGCTTGATTTGTTTTTCGGTCAGATGATCTTTTTCAATCATCCGCATCTCTGATGTCAACCGCGCAGCCAGTTCCAACGCCTCATTAAGATATTTTTCACGCTTTAATTCATCAGTCTCCACATCAATTTTTTGACATATCTCATTGGAGCGTTCCACTAACCAGTCCGCAGTGATCGATTGGGTTTTTAACCGCTCATCCAGTTTATTCGCGCCTTCCAAAAGGGAATGTAATTCTTTTCTATATTCGCTTAGTTTCATTATTTTTTATCCAAAAAGGTGGCGGACATTTGTCGCAGCTAACAATAGGTCCGCCGGTTGCCACATCCCAACCGATAATATACCAACCCTCTTTGGTAATATCCCGGGTGTCAATGTATTTTTTGGTCTTGTCGCAATTCGCGCAGGTCACTTCGTGCTTTGCCATACCGTTTACCAGAGCAGGGGCAGGTATGGTGCCCAGGTCATAATCTGTAGCCAAGGCGTTTCAATAAGGAATAGTAATAGATGGATACGCATAATATTAAAAAATCTTCTCACCTTTCTTGTTTACAATAAACCAACCAAAGCCTAAAAAGAATATGACAGCGCCTAGAAAGTAACCAAGATAGAGGCCGATGATAAAACAAATAATAAGCGCCGTGGAGAGTTTTATTGTAAATCCCTTGGGCTTGGTGGGGATGATGGGTGGTTGTTCATTCATAATTGGCCTATGCGTCCCAGAAAATTCCGGGTCTCAGGAAAAGGGATTTGATCGGCTAACTGATTATCCCAAAAGGTTTGGTGTTCGGGGCTGGCCGGTTCAAAAGTTAAAAGCGGAATCGTTTTTCCGCCACGGTTTGCTTTGCCATTGACATTGCCGACACTTGCGAATACAGAGAATATGGTGGTGTTCGATAAAGGTGGTGTAACCACAACGGGGGCAGAATTTGACTTTCTTTTCGAGCGTGTCTTTGAAGTCTTGATTGCGTTTTTCTTCATATTTAATATCCTTAACGGTTTGTTTTATGATTTTCTGATAGGCTTTACCCCGTCGAGCTTTTCGTTCCGCCTTTTCCGTGACACTTGCGATAAAATCTTCCGCATCAACCGCCTCCCCAGTGGACGCGGCTTTAAGCGTTTTGTTCATTTTATATGTGGTCAGCGCCATATAAGATAATGTACCACGGGTGGGTGGAGAGTCAACTTATTATAGCGCGGCAGTACCCCTCCCCACGGGGTAGGCTATAATAAATTGACGGTAAGGGGTAGATAATATAGCCTATTCGGATGGAACTAGTAATGTGGAAAATGGACGTGGCTATTCCACCGGAATGGCTGCTAACCGAAAATTTTGATGGCGTGGCTAATACAATTCAAGCTGCGTCGGATAATTTTTGGTTGAGATGTGTACATCAAGCACGTTCAACCGAACCTTTTTTTCTTCTACCGGAATATGGAACTGGCGGTTTTGGACATGGCTATGGCACGACCATCTTTTCTATGACCGTGAGAATACCCGACTGGCGGCCAAGTAGTTCTTATGTCAAAGGTAAAACTCCTATCCAAGAATATGCGACGGTTTTAATTCAGGCCCATTTACGGACAGAGAAACGTTTAAAACAAAAGATGTTAGTTGGCTCTCCAATGTGGCTTTCCTTGGAAGGAATATCAAGCCGGACCAAACGGAACAAACAAATAGTGGGCGTCAAATTTAATCGGCTTGTGGCGCATGGGCCAAAATGGAGCCGGGTGTTAATTGAAGTATGATGAATAATGAAGAAATATTAACGGGTCATCAACAGATGGCGGACTGGTTGGAGACGGAATGTCATAAAACCATCCGTGAATTTCACTTAGCCCGGGATCTTAAAGCGCGGGAACAGGCTCTTAATAATTTGAAGGAATTACAGGGCCGGCTCGGCGTGGAAGTCCGGGCTCTGGCCCTTTTAATAAAAGAAAACGACCTATGATCTGCTTACGTTGTGACCGGACGGAGGGGTTTAAAACGGAGAAACGGTTGGTGGAACAATTGTATCGGGGCAAAACGCTGATGGTGCTGAACGAAGTCACCGTCTGCCCCACCTGTGCTTATTTCACGGTTACTCTAGATCAAGCGGACAAACTTCTGAAGAATACCAAGTCATTGTATGAATTAACCTATGGGGAGTCCGATACTTATGGGTTATGAGACACACTATTCTTTTAATTATCACCTTGAGTTTAACTGCGTGCGCACCCCACAGGGGCACATTGTTTTTGGATAAAACACCAAGTTCAACCGCCGCATTGAATTACCACGGCGTCTTAACGCCCAAGGAACAGGCCCGGGTCATCCGCAGTCTGGAACAAACCACGGCGCAACCAGTTATCGTGGTGGGCAAGGATAAATCCATTAACTCCTACCGTGAATTTTGTAAAGTATTGGACATACCTTTTCCCAGTGTGTTGACGGAATACAATGTCACGGCCGGCCCGGCGCAAGAGGGCATGGATTATAAAGATGTTTGGCTTAATCAGGGCCCACCCGTAGCGATTTTTGTCACTGAGGATTTTGTTACCTGGCGCTACAAGAATGATCGGCTTGTGGTTTTTGTGGAGGGGCAAACCGTGCGGGTCAGTCGTTGATTTGAATTCTCTGTAAGACCGTATAAGGGAACCGGCCCAACACCGGAGTTCCACGGCCTGCTTTCACATTCAAATACAAAACACTACAATGGTAATTCAGTTCATTGGTCGCCGTCACAACCCCCACATATTTTTTCATAATTAAGACCTGATCCCCAACCTGAGGCTGCCCCACGGCGTAATTGAGATTGGTCTGAAGGGTAATCGTAGGAAATAATACCAATGGTTTTGGTTGATCGATGGGACAAATGGCTAAATGATAGATGGCGGCTAATAGCAACAGCGTCAGACTAAAAGTCATTAACCGATAACTGATAATATTGAGTGGAGTTCTCATATTTTACAAGTAAGGTGTTTTTTTGTGGTCGCCATATTTACAAAGGTTTCAAAGCGTGAAAATTGAACAGATTGGTAATCGTCGATTGTCATACGACAACGCTTACGGAGAAATAAAGTCCCATCTTCCTCAAGGCGTTTTAACCACCGATTAAACTTCGGCATTTCCTTTGCCGCCGCATGTTTTTTCAGAATCTTACGAAGTAGATCGGTATCAACCGTGGTTTTTATTGTTTCAATTATTTCCATAATTCGTCGAAGCCCTCATTACACGGATGACATTTTGAACAATGCCATGCGTGCGGACGATAGGGGATGCCCATTTGCTTCGCAGTTTCCTGGCCCCATACGGTCGGGTAACAAACCTCCCGCCGATGGACCCACGAACAATACAACCACTTTTTCAAGAAGTGACCAATACGTTTCATATCAAAATTTTAAGTAAGCTTACGCCTTTCAAGGTTTTTGGCAGTGCCGGACTTTTCTCTGCCCGGCCTTATCCAGGCGATGTCATAATCACTTGCGGCAGTCATCGCTGCGTCCCGTTCTTCATCGGATTTAAAACCGCCCTGAGTCGGAAAATCCCCAATGTTATTTCGGGGTTTTTCAAACATATGATATATCGTCATATCACCCGCATAACACAGGATGTTATTCAAATACATCTGAGCCATCAGGTCTGCGCCGCGGGCGTCTCCGATAACAAATTTATGATAAGAGACTAGGGCCAGACTAATTTTTGTTATATAGTGCTCTCTAAATTCGTCTTCCGTCAAATCTAAATGTCCACTAATAAATGCGGTTTTCATATCATTTTACCATAACTAACCCATCAAAGTAACGAATGAGCATTGCCAATTCACTTTTTGTCAAGGCTTGACCATGAGCAAATTCATCCGTTCTAATCTTTTTAAGAATCCGGTCATCCCCCGCGACAATGTAATGCGCCCAAAACGTTAAACGTGTGGGGGTCAAACCGTCCCGATTACCGGCCTGAAACATTTCTTTGTAATTGTCATATACTGCCCACGGGATAAAATACAATTGAATGGGAGTTTTCATGTATTTTCCACCCGAATTTCCGGATACAATGGACACTCACGTTTCATTTGATTTCGTTTATTGTGAGAATCGCTCATTTTTTGGCGAGATTCTTTTGACATTTTTCTCCCCTTCATTGGGCTCACACGACCTTTTAAAGAGTCGCTTATTCGTTTTCTATTTTCTTTCACAGACATTCTAATTCTTGTTGCCTCGCCAATATTTTTTCTATGTTCTTCGGTTAGAATTTTCCCCATCGATCCTATTGACAAATTTTTTTTATGAGATTCCGAAAACAATTTTCCTTTTAAAGCATCACTTATCTTTTTACAGATTGTGGAATCTTTTGCTTTTTTTCTATTAATTCTAGTTATCAATTTTATATATTCAGGAGATTGGTGCGCTTTTTTATGTAATATCGAATTTCCAATAGAATTGCTTAATCTTCGGCTTGTTTCTTCCTTGTGAGTGTTTCCTTCCCAGGTGTTTCCTCCGCCGCCACCTTCGGTTTGATTATATCCCACACTCTCATCCATTGAATTATACAAGGAAATGAAATTTCTTTCTTCTATATCGGATTGTTCGGGAACACATTCTTTTATTATGTCCCATATAAACCCGTCTATCCCATAGCATTTTATGGCCGCATGAAATCTTGTTCGTGGTCGTTTAGAGTCCCGTAAATGCCCCTTTTTTCTTTTCTCCAAATTAATTGTTTTTCCAATATAAATTTTTCCGTTTGTTTTGTTAGTTGCTTTGTAAATAATCATAATACCTCCAGTAATAAATATATCGACTGGAGTGTTTTCTACATATATTAGATCTTATAATGACAACAATTATTGCCATTTTTATTGCTGGTCGTCACATCATCACGAAATTTTGCCACCGACGTATTATTCCACACCTCTTTTACGAAATCGGTTATTTTGGTCAGGTCTATTCCATCTTTCCAGATGTCTCTATTTTCCCCCTCCAAAAACGAACAGGGATAGTGTTTACCCTCATTGTTAAAATAGAAACTAAATTTCGAAGCTTCGCATGGTTCTATCAAATGGTCATACATTTTATGTTGATTGGAATCAAAACTACCGATAACTTTATGAGCGCTACACGAGTCCGCACCAAACCTAATGCCATTAGATAGGCAATGCCGAATTAGTTTTTTAAAATCATCTTCTGGAAGAATATCCAAAAATTGCCCACGTTCCTTGGGTTTCAAACTCAAAAATACAATCGCGTTCAATCCTTTTAAACGTTCGTCATTTTGGAATGCGTCACAAAGAGTATAAGCAAACTTTTCGCTTTGTCTACTTACAACGTAATGTACATTTATCTGTTTTGCTCCACCTGAAATGAATCTGTGGATGAGGTTTAATCCTGCCTCAAAATTGGTCTTGTTGAGTGATATTGCCATAGCGCCCATCAACGATATTAATTTTTTCAACTCACCATCGGTTATCGGATCGGCGCCGTTAATGGTAACGTTTGGTATAACTTTATTACTCCGGAGATATTCGCAGATCGGGAAAAAGTCAGGCATTGAAGCGATGCTTGTTATCCCCAATGCGACCTGACAGAGAAAGAAATTTCCGTCATATTTAGGAAATTTTTCAAAAATGAATTTGAAATTTTCAAGAGACATATTCTCCGCTGAATTTCCTTTTTGGTTTCCCTTATAACACATATTACATGACATAGGGCATCCAGCCCCCGATGAAATTTCAATATCGGCAATTTCCGGACCAAATGGACTCCACGTCGGGTCATCTTCCTGCGTCCGCCCCCAACGCATGAATGTCCCGGAAAGCAAGTCGAAATTATAATTGTAATCTTCACTCCGGAAGATTTTGAAGCGGTCGTTGACCATTAATTTTGCTTTATTGTTCATTAGTTATTTTGTTAATCCGTTACCGCAAAAGTTTTCCATCCAAACTGAATAATCCCATAAAAAATAGACAAAAACCGAATTTCCAATTGGTGGCAGAGCCGAGCGTAACCGCCGCAACGACTAAACAAAATGGTTTAAATATTAATTCTCCCATATTAATCAAATTTCGGTTCAACTACTTTTTTATTTACAAGAATCGCACTGGAACCAGAGGCCAACCAGTAAAACATTGAGTCACCAACGTCCACGGCCACCGGAGCCATCCACACTTTACATTTCATAGACTCCATAAATTTCCCAAGATTTTCGACATCAAATTTCATAAAACCGTCACTTAACAAGGTTTCAATGATGTCTTGTTTTTCGTAATCTCGCCAGTCGTGGAGCAGGTATTTTACTACCAAGGCTTTAAATTCATCCACGGTAATTACTTTAACGGTGTATTCCATAATCTACGGACATTATCTCACACTTTTATAAAATGTCAAGAGGAAAGTTAAAGCACTTCCCATTTATCCTTGCCGCGTCCTGAGTAACGGCGGATAAATGAACTATGTTCGCAGATGGGGCAGGTAACAAGTGAATCGGCGCCTTTATATTCCAACCAAGCATTCGTATAACATTTTTTACAATAAGTCACCGAACCAACATTTATTCCGGTTTGGACAAGGATGTCATCGGCGGTCTCATTCGACAAGCGTTGACCAATTATGCCTGATTCTAGGCTGGTGAAAGTTATGTGTTCGCTCTGAGAATAACCATCGTCTTCCGGATCAAAATCTACGCCGGGTGGAAATTTCCAGGTGATGTTATTGGAGGTATAAATTCCCAGTCCATCTTTCTTGTGATAGATAAAGGTATCGTAATTGGTTGAACGAAAATGAAGATTGGTCGTGGCATTAATTTTACCACTAATCGTGAACTGAATGAGGTTTTCTAGTACCTCACGGTCATTAGGCCAACCACGCTCCATAAGCATATGATGCGCAACTTCAATGGGGCAGTCAAATGGACCACCCTGTTTCACAATGAAGGAGCTACTGCTGGAGTTGCTGACGAATCCTGTGCGAATTTTCATTTTAGTAAACGTTCCGTAATAATTTTTGTTGCTTCTTCCTGGGATTCTGCTTGGAACGGCGGACATACACAGATAACAAATGGATTATTTTCACAATCCTCTGTATAATCCCGGACATCACCGAACCAACGTTTGGTTTGAATTGTCCCGTTGCTGTGTAAGTAGCCCCACCACTCAATTTTATTATTCATAATTATGATTCATCTGTAAAGCCGCCGTTCTTACCAACCTCTGCCACAAATTTATTCCAATCCTCCTGAGGCTTTTCGTAGTCATCGTCATCCGTATAGATGTCATAACCAAATTCCTCCGATTGAATTTCTCCATGCGCAATTAAAACTTCCCCGCCATTGATCTTGGTCTTTTTGGCTCGGCGCACGACATAGTGTTTAATCAGTTCTTGACCCTGATCGTCAAGGGTAGCCATCGCACTATCGATGGCTTTCTGCGATGCGACGATGACGAAGGAACTGCTGGAACTATTACTTACGAATCCTGTTCTAATTTTCATAATGATAAGGTCTTTAAATACTCTGACGCTTTAACGAATTTAACCGGCTTACCCAATTCATCATCCGGCACTTTCCCTTCCCGAATCATACTATCATACATCATAAACTTATTGCCGTAGTTCTGCGCAATAACCAAGATGTCCGCCTTGGCCATATAGATGTAGGTTTCGTGGTCGTAATGGACATTAGCGTGAAAAGGAATTTCGTTTTCCAATAGGAATTGGATAATATCGTCTTGATTACAGGTTACATCATATACCCACGCGTAATGCTCGCGGCCATTTTTAGCATCCGCTTCAACTTCCTTGCGGGTGCGTCCAAATTTCTTCCCATTCGCATAATCCTTCGCCGTCAATTTACGGATAGACCGTTTCTGGAATTCCTTTTCCATAGCCAAACAAGCTTTTTTATTAGCCGGAACTTCATATGGGCTAAAAACATAGCCCCGTTTAAAGCCAAACTCCGCCAGTTTATTTTCTTGTTCGGGTGTAAGTAAAACTACCTCCCCCATCTTGGCAAAACTAAACTCCCGGCGTTGGACCACGAAGGAACTGCTGCTGGAATTACTGACAAAGCCTGTTCTAATTTTCATAAGTTTAACCGTCAATCGTGGCCGCCGTCAACACACCAGCTGAGGTCTTCCACTTTAATTTCCACGTCCAGGGTTTTAAAACCCGCGACGATGCGCTGTTTAAACTGGGCCGGAGTTTCATCCTCCCGCAGTCTGCTAACAGAGGCGCCGAGCAATACTTCTTCATAATATTCGGAAATTCCGCTCTGGGTCGTTAGCCCCAACTTATTCATTTCTTCCCATTTACTTTCCAATTTATCAATGGTCTCATTGTCGGACACGACACCCATAATACAAAAACTGGAACTTGAACTATTTGATACGAACCCGCTTCTTATTTTCATACATTTTCCTCTTCGGTTGTGGTTTTTTCTTGGACCAAGCGAAAGCCGTGAATGGTCAACTTAAAATTTTTATCCCAAGACAAATCTTCTTCCTCCGCAATCTTCCGTTTTGCTTCGGCAAATTTACCGGCACGCTCTTTCATCAAGGCGATCAGTTTGGAAGTTGGTTTTTTGTTAAAGAAAATCGCCACGGAATTGTTATGCTCGGCGCCTTTTTGTTTGGGGCTAGGCCAACAACTACAGGGCCTTGCGCAACCATATTCTTCACGTTGTTCAACGTAATCAACAAACTGACCATCCCATACGCCGTCGCCGTCGCCGGTTTCTTTTCGATAGAGCGCCGCAAATTCATCCCCCACCTCACACTCCCCAATAACGCCGGTGATATATGCGCATAAGTCACGCTCAAAATTACCCGCATACGCATCGGTGTCAATCACGAATATCCATTTATTAATCATATCAATAATCCTCAAAGGTTAGTTTGGAATAGATTTCCATTTCCTGACGGCCCCATTCACTAATTGCGCAATTATCCATTGAGGTAAAGCCATGAACTTCGCCGGTTACCGCATTGTGATAAACACTCCAACCGTCCGTGTTATCTTCACTATTCTGATAATTCAGAAGTTTAAGTATTTGTTCATCGGTTAAATCCTTTGCCTTACAGATAAAACTGGATGAACTGCTATTGCTGACAAAGCCTGTACGATACTTCATATTATTCCCCCGTGACTTTCTCCACCCAAAGAACTTTGATCGAAGATGCGGACATATTCAATTGTTCTTCAACATATTCAATACAAGCCGCCTTCATTTCCTTTTCGGTCTCATAACCATCCAGATAAAATTCTATGAGCATTTTCATAATTCAGAATGAGTTAAAGGAATCCCATTGAAAAACTTCCCGCAGTTCGGTGAGGAGCTTTTGCCGATGGTCATTGAATTCCTTTCTAAAAAACCCAAAAGTTTCTTCCTGGGTCAAGTCGGTCACGCCGTATTTTGTACATAATAGCTTCGCAATTTCCTTGAACGCCTTATCAGCGTCATCTTTACGGTCGGATGGTCCACACACGGGCATATTATTTTCCTTTTAATGGTGAGAGAGGACGGCGTGGGGCAAGGCTTCGAAAATCCCGCCGTGTTCCAATACGCTTTCGCCGTTGTTGTCGGAATATTCCAACGCATAAACTTCAAGGCCTTCGAATTGTTTCTTTAATGACTCAAAGTGTTTTCTCGCAGCCAGCTGAATTTCAATTTCTCGCTGTTCGTATTCAACTTGAAATAAAGCCTGACGCTTCCGTGAAAATTCCTCATACTCCGGATGCGTTTTCGCAGCGTCATCGCAAAATGAATTGATGGGTTTCTGCCCAGGTTTTAGGGAGGCATTGAAAAGATTGATAAATTCCTTCTCCAAATCTTGGGAGGCGTTGCCTGAGAATTTGTCTTCGGGATAACCCGGAAAATAGGAATTGCTGATTTCCTTTAAAACTTCAGCTTCGGTGAGGGGTTTCACGTCCCGTAAATCGGAAAAGACACGCTCAACGACTTCGGGAATAGACATTTCCAAATCGTAAATGCTGACTTCACCATCCATGTCCCCAAACATAAGGGTGCGTAGTTCAGTTTTAGTCTTGGGTTTATTTTTCAACCCGATCAAAAAACTGGAAGAACTTGAATTACTGACAAAGCCAATGCGCATTTTCATAGGATGAATGGTATCAGAGGATTTAGAATAAGTCAAGGTATAATATCACCTTCGATTTTATTCGCATCATCCAACTTGACCCAAAAGCGTAGTCCCGTCAAATGGGGCGGATTACCCAAACATTTCATATGAGGCGGATTACCTAAACATTTTTTTGGAATCCGAAAAGTGACAGAATTGTAGTCGGGAGAAGGTTTTTTGATATAAATCCGATCCACGGATAACGTGACGCCGGCGGGAATGGTAAACTGGATCGCGGGGTGGGAACTTCCGTCCCATAAGTAATCATCGATTTCTTTTTGGGCGGCTAACTCATATAAATCGTGATTGCGATATTCCGGATGAACGGTAAAAGTCCAATCCAGAGTTAGTTTTATTTTTGTCCCAATTGCGGGAATGAATAGTTTCATAGATTAGTCCCACCACAAACGGATAAGAGCCTTATTTTCGCCAAGGTTGATAAAATCAAACTCATCGGCAATCAAATCATTAAATGCGTTGACCACACCCCAATCTATTTCAAAAGGCATGGTAAATACCGCAGTATCTTCGCAGTTATACCAACTCAAATCATCGGCAATATCTACAAAATCCGGTTTAAAATCTTTTACAAATTGATCAAATATATCAGAGTTAAAATTATTCCAACTGCCTTTTGCGGTTTTATTTACAGAGGGTGTTAGTTTCATAGATTAGGCTTCCTCCCAAAACCGCTTGGTTACCGGGCCAATGACCGGACCATATTTTTGATAGATAGTGTTCAAGACCTTTTTCAGAACGGCTTTTTCCTTTTCCAAACCAGCCAGACCAAGGCATTTAAGAATCCGTGTCAATCGCAAATAGTTGTGATTGTGTGGAGTAAGCCACTGAGGATTGTTGTAAAATTTGGTGAATCGGTCATATGCTTTCAAGATACCTGCTTGGACCGCAACGTCGGTTTTCATAATCACAATATCGGCGTCCGTCAAAACCGGCGCAGCAATGTTATACGCACTACTCGCATTCAGAGGGAAAAGCCATTGAATCGTATCGTGGCTTTCTTCCAGCTCCGCATCGGACCAGGCGATAATTTGCTCCAACTTTCGCCCTTTGGTGTCGGTATCCAGACCTTTTAAAAAATTGATAATCTTACTCATATTTCAGTCAGTTTCGCCAATGTCTCTTAATTGTTTAATGCGCCGGTGAGTTTCCACGGCCAGAGGCGATGTCAGATCATTATAATAAAAACACTCAACCGCTACACTCTTAACCAATTCCGGAAAATTGATATGCTGCCAATAATATTCCCAACCTTTACCAACAAAGGTGGTTTTAATCAACTGGCGATATTCATCTCTATTCATCATAAGAGAATTGTACACGACAATTTATATTTCGTCAAGGCTCTTCGGTAGGTTTCGTTTGTCAATACGGCGTTTCGTCCGCCGGGTCGCTCGTTTACGCTCGGCCCAAGCCTTCTTGTCTTTCTTAAGCATATCTTGATAAGCAGCTTTGGTGCCGCCCATCTTTTGAAATTTTGGATTTTTAATAAATGGTTCCATAATTTAATGTGTCCACACTTCAACGGTTGCTTGGGTGGCAATGGCTGGATCCAGGTGTCCGTGGCCCAAGTTTACCCAACCGTTTTTTGTCCACTCACACAATACGGCGGGCCAGTTCCAGTTGTATCGATCATATCGTCGACGGACCCAATAGTGGTTGAATTCGTGGCGTTTGACCTTTTTGACTTCTTTCCAAGTATGGCCACGATCAAACGCAGCTTTACCGTAGTGGTAAATCATCGTTGTCAAATGCGCATCGTGTTCCAGTTGGCTGATGACTTCTTTCATCTGAGCAACATCCTCAGTGGCTTGTTTAAAATTTTTCATTTTTTGTTAAAGCTAAAACGCGGTTCGTAATCCTCACCGTAACCAGGTTTATCATAAATGACAACCCAACCCTCTTTTTGAAATAGCGGTTCAAAATCCAATCCGTTTTGTTCCAGTAAATTCTTGATGTCTATCTTTGATTCACGCTTACGAATTTCATTCAAGATTTCACTCTGTAATATAATCGTTGCGCCCTTGCTCCGATATTTTCTCCTGAGCAATTCGTTGACCACCGCAATAACTACATCTGGAATATCCGGTCCGAGCGTTTCGACTTCGGCGGGAGATAGTGGTTTAGTTTTCATTTGATTTTTTCGTAAAGGTCGTTAAATTCTCCATCATTCATCACTACGATTTCACCGTGATCGTTGACTATCCAATCACCTTCATATACTTCCTGCCCAAAAGGACCCATCGCAAGTTGGGGATAAACGGCGTGTTCCTTAATATGTTTAATCTTGTGGGGCCAACCCTTCCACTGGACAGCCGTAACCGTTCGGGATCTAAGTTTATATTTCATATCAATAGCAAAACCAACCATTACATTTTTTACATCTAATTCCACTCCAACAATTCTCATCCAATTCGTGGATACAGGAAGCATCGGCCTGCCAGAGTATTCGGTTTAATTCCGCCTGAGTATAGGGAGAATTGATCTTTTTCACCTTGCTTCTTTTTACTTTAACTTTCATATTAATATTTAATTCCGTGAACCACCGATCCCAGAATGGATTCGTCGAAATGTTCCATTCGCATTGCTTCAATAAGCAACACGATTAACGGGACGATAGTGAACGTGCTGATGATTAACACCATCCACGCAATTACTTTGTACTTTTTCATAACAATGGGTCAATCCTAATATCGTCAATGTTCGCATCACAATCCTTATACAGGACACGGTATTGCGCCAAAGCGACCTGCGCTAGAGTAAAATTTGAAAATATACCGCCGTCTCTTTCAAAATCACGATCAACTATCCAACGCACGGCGCCGGGCTTATCGGTGAAATACACACGCCGGCCATCAGTGAGTGTGCCGATGATTAAATGGCAACGACTGGCATCCAATCCGTGCCGATTGACATAATCAATTGCGTTATTAATCGTGTTCATAAATTTTCCAAAATCCCCAGCAACTCTTCCTTGCTCTTACAGCTCACCCCATCCAATTTATAGGATAAGGGTCCGGCCGCAGTGAGACGAATGTCCTTCAACGAATAGATAAAAATCGTCGCATCCAACGACCGAGCGATGCCGAAGGTGATTGTCCGCACTTTGCCCTTGCCATTTTTGATGTTGTCAAGGCTGGAAATGATTCCATAAGGTGCGGTAAACTTACTCTGACTCCGGGATTCAAGCCAGTAATATACCTCTTCCTGTAATTGTTCTCGGGGGCTCATATCAGTATTTGTAAATTATTGCGGACTCCCACTTGGTGGGGTTTTCCTTGGTACACACTGGAACAAATCGGACTTTCCATTTTTTGGTATTAATCAATACGGCAACGTCTTCGTCCAGTTCGGGGTATTTTATGAGTCTAGCGGATGCGGCAGCGCCACGATCCAAATCATCAAGAACGTGATGGTTGACGTATAAGGTTATAATCATATTTTAAGTATGATTATATTGTACACGACTTTTATAAAATGTCAATCAGGAATATCGACCTTCCACCATTTCCCTCAATGCGTTCATTCGCCAGGTTTCTCTGTATGATGGGCCGGCCCTATGCCAGCCACTATTATTGGATTTTATGTCGTCGTAATAACCATAACCATTATTCCGGGTTGCCAACCCACGCCCACGTTCATTTAAGTATTTAACAATATCAGGATGTTTACGTCTAATGTGACCCATTAGTTTTTTTAATACTTGATATGAATTGGGTGCGGAATGGGAGAACTTACAACAAGATACGGTACAGGTCTTTTCAAATTTCATAAGTATTTCAATTCAGCTGACAATCCCGACCAACCACAACCCCACGATAACGCACTACCTTTCGGGTATCCAGCCATACAATAATACAGGCCATTTGCCTTTATACCAACCAACTCCCCACAGACAGGGCAAATCGATTGATTCGTCTTGGCAATTTTCTGTTTTGGTTTTTTCATATAATTTCAGACGCTGATTATGAATCATTAGCTTCTAAAAATTGCTCCAATTCCGCAATTTCTTTTTTCATCGCAGAGGATTCTTCTGCGTTGGGAATACCATACGGTCCAATGTACGATTCCAACTCATCTTGTTTTTGGTTGAGATATTGGCGGACGGCTAAAATAACTACATTTGGGATTTTCATATAATTCCACCATCCATTTTTTTTCCAGCCGGAGTGATGACGAAACCCGATGGGTCAATATAAACTTCACCCAGCTGACATAATTCGCCGTTTACTCTTATTGTTCGTGGGCCATTAATGTAAACCCGGTGGGAGACCAGATATGCGTCAATTGCGATTGCGACTTCATCACCATCCAATTCAATATCAATGCCTGGACCATACTTTGTTGTACCTTTACCATACTTTATTTTCATAAATTACTTGTTGTAGATGTGAATGGAGTTAGTACAATTTCCTTTATGAGCAAGAATATACCAACCGTGGGTGGTGAAATTTTTTATGTATTGGCAGTGATCGACCACCACTATTTCGTATTGGTTACCGGTTTCTTCGATTGACACCAAATTTTTAGGCCGGGTAGCTTCAATCGCAGCTTCAATCGCAGCTTTTCCAAATGTTTCTTTATAAAGGAAATAGCCAACACTAAATGTCAACGCCACGAAAAGGAACGGAAGCACAACGACATCGGCATCCGATATAATGTCAAAAAACAAACCCGTACCTTGAGCTATCCAACATTTCAATTTTTTCATAAATTACAATATTTCCGCCGTGGGTCAACATCAATTTTGAATTCGTTTTCAATACAATCCCGTAGGAACGCACGAACTAGCCCGGGGAGTTTGGTGTCCCGATATGCCTGCTTGGCGTAACGTTCCATGCGCAGATGGGAGGCGCCTTTAAAATCAAGGTGGTTCATTTGCCGCAGTTTGTTTAACATGCGTGAAATTTTCCGCCAATAGGGCGTGTAAAATATCAACAGAGCCAGATTGGAGTAAATCTCACTCGGCCCAATAGACACGAATAATTTCTTATCCGAATGAGTTTTCATTGTTTAAATTGGGTTTCTCTCCAAGCTTGTATCAGTTTAGCCAATTCTTTATTACCACGCTTAAATGTAGCAAGATTTGCTTTTTTTATTTTATTGGATAATGGCTTGAATAATAGATTCTCTGGTCTGACGGCTAAACAAATTGTTATTGGTTTTTCGATCAATGCGAAAGTGGCCTCACAAGTCATATTTTCATAGTAACCGCTGTTTTCATTAAAAAAAGGGTCACCCAGATGAATTAATGCGTCTAAGGCGATGTACTTTTTATCTGGTAATTGATATAGTTTCATTTTTAATACAAATCTTCACTAAACATTTCCCGCCGGTGGTATTTCAACTCTTTAATCTGTCCCGCTGCCAACGCTATCTTGCCGCCTTTCACCCGATCTACAAATTCACCATCTTCCGTGACAAACCCCTGCGGCCATTTCGCGCCGACACGTTTACCTGTCTCTTTAACGATGGTCGCAATACAATTATGATGGCGTTTACCCGTGTACATTTTGCCTTCAAACATAATCGCTGATTCCTTGATCCGTTTAACCTTTTTGGCGGCCGGTTTCCAATCCCAGTAAATAGCCACATATATTCCGAAGGCTTGGATGATGGTGGTGAATAAGTAAAAAAGACAGGTCCAAAATTGACCAAAAGAAAGGATGGTGTAGGTCAGACACACCCCAAACCAAAAAACACACCAGGCTAAAAATTTATAATTCATTTTTCCTCCACAAATTGAATGTCGCCGGCAGCTTCGAACTCTTTTATAAGGTTGGCAACGAAAATTTTGGTGTAACCATCCAACTGACAATAATTTCTATCCAATCCATTTTCCAAGGCCAGAAAATAGGGATTACTTCCATAATTCAGATGATTGCGCAATGCGCTCCGGGCCGCAGCCTCCGTTTTCCACGCAGACTTTTTACTCTGGACCGTCAGAAATTTACCACGCCATTTGATGCGCCAGGGATTTTCCTTATTGGCGTAATAATCCAAATTATCAATAATACACTGGGGAATTTTCATTTTTTGGTTTCAATACGGACAGATTGTTCAGTTTTAATCAAGCCACCACAAGCCGTACAACACTTGCCATTACCATACGGTATTTTGTGCCAACAGAAATAGTTATCGGGATCATCATACCCTGGAGCGGAAGCTGGTTGGTAAGAATGTTTCTTGTCAACATAGCGACAAACGACTTCTCCACCCAGGGCCCGAGCAACTAAAATAGCTGTATATTCGCTGCCGTGATTGATTTCGGAGTAATAAAATTTGTTTTTCCGTTTGATTACCACGGAATCGACCCCGGCCTGTTTTTGTTTAGCCAGTGCGGCTTTAAGTGTCATAACAGGGACATTATCTCACACTTTTATAAAATGTCAAGCTTTAGTTAAAAATGGAGAGTCTTCAACCACCACCGGCTTTTTCTTCGGTCTGGTGCGTTTGACAAATGGCAGGTCTTTTATATTTTCGAGTTTGAAATGTTCTGCGGGATTACCCAACGGGTCCCACATATAACCAACTTTTCTCCAACCGGGATGACTCTTGTTCAGCGCATCCGCACAAATGATGTTGCGATCTAGTATTTTCCAGATATTCGTATCCCGACTACCTAACGCAAGGCGTTGTTTACACTCAAAGACATTGGTTTCGTCTATGTCCACGCCATATAATGTCTGGAGAGCATTTTTATGCGAAATACCAGCAGCTATTCTCCGTTCCAAAATGTTGAATAGGAAATTGCCATTACCGCAACCACTTATATCACCGATTATTTTCAGAGGATCTAATAGCTCTCCTTGCGGGAGTTTATCGAGCATTTGATTGACTAGAGGTTCTGGTGTGAATACCTCACCGTTCTGCTTGATCTTTTCGGGGGTGTGTTTCCGTTTATTTTCCGTCATAGTAAAGATTTTTAATGAGTTTTTTTATTCCGGAACGGATACCATCGGATATTTCATCTTCCATTAAAATTTCTTTTTCTATATCACAGACGAGTTTTTTAATTTTGCTACAATCCCATTGGAATGCCCCTGTGGTATTTCTCATTTTATTACAAAAATCATTTAATTCTGATGTTAGATCGTCTAGGTATGCTCGCACTTCTTTAGATGATTCCGAATAAATTTGTGAACCGACGCAACGCAGTCTGTCAAAATCTTTAAGAGAATCGCAATGGCAATCTTTCATTACAATCCTACCATAGTTTATATTATCAATTTCACAAAAATGAGTTTTTATTTGAGATAAATATGATTTTATTTTTAAATTATTAGAGATCGTTAATCTGTTGTATAATCCTATACATAGGGATGTTAGAGATACTATCAGGGATAATATAGATATTATAATTGAGACTACGATCATACAAACTCTTTCCAGAAATCTTTTCGGAACAATGCTAACACCCGACGATTGATAGAAGCGTCGTTAGTTGATTCAGTAATCATTTTTTTGAATTTGTCCGAAGTCATCGCTTTCTTGATATTTTCAAGATTTTCTACTTTATCCATAATCGCATAAGCGAATTGAGACAGCCCATATTTTCCCGTATCGTCAACGATAGTTCCCATCGTTATACCGCCATTGCTCCAAATGACTTTTGGAGTCCCGAAATGACCTTTCTTTTCAGAACTATACCACAAATTTACTTTATCTCCATTATGAATGGTATAGACAATTGGATACTTAAACTTGGTTGTCTTTTTCGGAGACATCCAATCAAGTTGCTGTGTATGATATTCGCAGTTCCATAAGATTTCAACCCGTTCCTCTCCCGGCTTTGCCAACAGCGATTGTATCTGGTCAAATGCGCCGTTCGGGATAAACGGCAACTTTCGTAAATCTAAAACTTTTGATGTTCCGTCCTGGAACTTAACCGAGGTTTTCCCCGTGTTATCCACATTTTTAATAACATACCAATCGTAGGGGATACTAGCACTAAAAGTTTTTACGCCTTCTGCTTTACTATACATTTCCAAATGATTAATGTTTTTTGATAACATTAACTCTCCGGTTTTTTTGTATCTCCCCTCCGCTTCCCTCCAGCCAGGAGGATGAACCAAACATAGATGTCCACCAGCATTAAGATAATCAAACGACTTCTCCACAAACTTATGCCACATCGGCTCAGTTTTTTTAGGACCCACTTGTTTCTGATACGGTGGATTGCCCACAATTACATCAAATTTCATACTAATTCCTGTCTCATCGATAAATAGTTTCTCCGAAATGTTTCCCTCATGCTTACAGTCATTATACAATAATTTTCGTGTAATGAGCGCAGCCGTTTTTGAAATGGCGTAACCATACACCATATTCTTTAAAATATGAGTGAGCCGTTTTTTATCATCCGGTTCCCATTTCTTTAAACCAACCCATAATCGAAATACAATTTCCAGTAGGAATATACCAGATTTACACGTCGGATCAACAAATTTTAATGTTGGGTTTCTCCATACTATGGGTGGTAATTTGTCAATCATATTCCGCACCAACACAACCGGAGTGTAAATCTCATTGTTAGCCGGTGAGAATAGATAAGGGACCACCCGTTGCCGTTCCTGTAATTCAGTCAGGGTTGAAATTTGTAGCGGCATATTATTTTCGTTTTTGAGCTAATGTCAGAGCTTGAATGGAGCGATCAACCCGTTCTTTGATAATGGAACCTTCTTCAACCATTCGTTTCAAATCACTTACTTTAATAGTTGTAATAGTTTCAAACAAATCCGTTTCCGAGGTATTGATGATATCATCAATCGATTCTTCTGCTTGTTGGGATAAAAACAGGAAGGTTGGTAAGGCTTTTAGGATCGTTACCAACCGGAGAATAACCACTTTGGTCGCATCAACTTGTTTTCCATTTTTATTACCATCTGGTTTTACAAATACCTTTCCGGATTTCAATGGGCTTTTTGGAAATTCAATATCCCCCACCTTGCCACCCCTGGCTGGAGTTAAGTGCGCAGTGGAATTGAGTGTCTCTGCGCTGATATTCCCTCCGGCGACTTGCGTGACCGATTCAAACCGCCGCGCGGCTTTTGCGACATCAATCGTACTTTCGATGATTTTCTCCAAGTCGCTATTACTCATCTTGACTAACCGATTGGAGTCATAGGACAAAACCTTTACAGTGTCTAAAAACTCACGAATCGCAGCTTGAGTAGATTGACCTTTCTTCGCTAATGTCTCACAGTATTCATAAATCATTTTCAACGTGCGGTTAGGATTGAAGTCGAATACAAAACACTCCTGTTTATTCAGTTCTGGACACTCTGATTGACAACGGAAAATGGTCTGCCAATACGTCTCCGGAGCCACTGTGTCAGAGAGATAAAAGACCGCCGACCATTCCTTGATCGTGACGCCGGTGTTAAGTTTCCCACAGGACAACGTAATCGTCTTGGCGTGGTCCCGAATTGCGTCCTTGACCAAACGGACGGTGTCCCGCCCCTCCCCATCATTATCGTCAAACGCTGGGACAATTCGAAATTCTTTAAAATAACGGTGCGAGCGGAGTAAACGCAACATCGCACGACAACTGTTTACATCCGGTAGAATCCAGAATATATGATCTAATTTTCCCGCCAAGGTATTGTCATTAAAAGGTGAGGCCCAAATTTTGAAGTCGCAGGCGGCGAGCAAATCCAACCACTTAATAAGTGCGGATTTATTGATAAATTCCTTTCCATCGTCTGAAGCAAAAAACTTGTTCAGGCGCAGACCTTCTTCCGGAGAATAAGCATCACTATCATTGATGACCTGTTGACCCAATTCCAGGCGATATAGATTTAATTCGGGCAGCCAGTAATAACAACTCTTGTCGCCATTGGTCTTGATATCAGCCGCACGTAACTTACGTTCATCAACATACGAAAAATTATAAGTATTGGTATCGGTATATTGCCCACTCATCAACAAATCAAGCGGAGTTCCGCTCAGATCGAGTCGCCACTTGTAATTGAGACTGTCGATTAGTTCCTGCGCCCGCTTTTTGTCCGCTCCGAAATGCGCCTCATCAATAACCAATAGATCAATACCATTTTTCTTTATGAATTCCAAAACGTAATTCCATTTTTGTTTCGGATTACCATTACAATTTTTGCCAAGAATATCTTGAAATGAGGCAAATAAATCCACGTTTTTGCCTGTCAATTTAATTGGATTATTCTTATCAAAATTTAATGCGTGGTGAAAAACATAATCGTCAAAAAAGATATGTTCGTTGAGATTGGATTCCCATTCACCACCCACCGCGGGTTTAAAGGTGAGAATCAGAACCGTCTTCGCCCCCAACTTTTTCATTAGATTGTAGGTGGCAAACGTTTTACCAAACCGACATTTACAATTACCCAGAAAGCGATTACCACCGGCTTGAAAATAGCTATATGCCTTAGTGACAAATTCATTCTGCTCCGGTCGCATTGACCAACTATGCGGCCTTGCTACTCCGTGATTTAGGATATTGACTGAGGAAGCTACATCGGCTGGAGTACAGACAAACCACTCAGTCGCAACTTTTCCTTGTTTAATTGGGATTCCGGCTGCTTTCGCCTCATCAATGATTACTTTTGTGGCCGGTTTGTAAATCCTCCGTTTACCCAATCGATTTTCGAGAATGTTGTGAATTTGATAATCTCGGTATTTTTCGTCGATTTCATGAGTGGAACGGACTCGTAATTGCTCCGGAACGGCCGCAGTTACCTGTTCTTCGATACGGGTAATAACATCTCGACCGGTATCCCCCACTTTAAGCCACCCCTTACTGAAATAGGTTTCGGTGTCGTAAGTGTAAATTATTCGAGTCATTGATATATTATACCCTACTTTTATAAAAGGTCAACCTTATTCTTTTCCGTGGTGGTCTATCGGGTTGAAGGTTTTCTTAGCCATTTTGGTTTTAATCTGTTCCCAGCTCAATGGCATATAATCGTGGCAGTCAACCCCAATATCAAATGAGAGGCTATTGGGGTCTTCGGGCAAAGTCCCGTGTGAATGTCCGTAGAGGTGCCAGCTTCCGTGGTGGGCCCGGTTCCACGTTTTCATAGCATAGTGACACAGAACCACGGATTGACCCTCAATCGTCGTTTCGTGTAAGCCTGAGTGATGATAGTTGAAGAATTTATGACGATTTCTACTAGCCAATTTATCGTGGTTGCCCTTAATCAGAACAATCGTCCCGTTTAAACGCTTGAACACGGCGTCAAATTCCGCATCCGTTCGGCCAAACATAAAATCGCCGACGTGATATACCAAATCATTTTTCTTGACACGGGCATTATGATTGTCAATTAACGCATCTGTCATTTCCAATTCCCGCTTATGCGCAATGTCATAACTAACCCACCGCTGACGCCCAGCCGCATCAATGTAAAAGTCACTGGGTTGTTGCCAGGGTCGATTACAATACATAATGACATTTGCGTGGAGGTAGTGAGTATCGGCGGTAATCCAAGTGTTCATAATTATTCCGGTGCGGTTTCTTTCAAGTATGGTCCTAATTTTGATCCCCTGCCCCAATCCTTTTTAAATTTTTTGATTTCAAAATTATTACCATTGCCAATAACATAATAAAAAGGATTTGCCACTTCTATGATTGTCCATTTTTCGTGACAGCCTATATATGCCCAACGGTATTTATTTGTTTTCATAGTATTTTAAAAAAGGACTACCCCTCCGCTTTAAAAGCCAGAGGGGTAGGAGCCTTGAATTCACAAACTTACTTCTTTTCGGCGACATTGCCGGTGATGGACCTCATCAGGCCTGGGGTAACTGCGCCCAAGGCGACTCCGGTGGCCAGTTTTTCCAGACCTGTGCCCTGAAGCAGGCCCGCGAAGACTTCTGCGATAGGTTTTCCTTTGAACATTGCCATCGGCCCCATAGACTCTGCCATCTTTTCTGCCAAGGCCATATCCGCGAACCGTTGCATTGCGGAGATAAGCGCCGGGCTAATTGCCGTTGCTCTGTCCGTGATGTTCTTGGTTTCCTCCGCGTTCTTTCTCAATTCAATATCCAGTTCTTCCTTGAGTTTCAACAACTTTTGTTCGTTGATGAGTTTTTCCCGTTCGAGCTTCGCGGAAATGGTAATATCTTCCACTAGCTGTTTCTGTTCTTCCACCTGTTGCTCCGCCTTGTAGCGGGTTGAGTCATTGGCTAATTCGGCCATAATCAGTTCGGCTTGGTTAGCCGCAATCTTCTGTTTCAACTGGATCTTCTGAATCTCCGTATTGGCCTGGATATTTTCCAATTGTTGCGTGATTGCTTCCTTTTCCTTGGCTAATTCCAGGTGACGCTTTTGGGTTGCGACCTGAAGGGAGTCTTGGATGGTATTGCGTTGGGCGTCCAACAATTGTTTAGCGATGTTGGTGTCTCCGATTTCCAAACCAAGAATTTCCACGTCGTAGATGTGCGCTCCGTTTTCGGAGAAGGTCAGACCCGGGCGGGGATGTTCCACGCCTTTATCATCCACCTTTTTGACGCCAAGGACGGTATCCCGCACCAGGTCAATGTGACGATCCGCCAATTCTTGAACGCCGAATTTCTTGACGACGTTGCGCAACTTGGAGCGCACGTGGTCACAGAGCAACTTGACATAATTTTCCGCATCGAACCACTTGTCCTTATAATCGGGTAAGAAATTGACCCGATAGGAGGTCTTGATCTTGACCGGAATATCATCACTGGTCATTGCGTCAACAATATCCGACACCTGATTGTTCAATACTCGCAAATAGGAGGTCTTAAACAACCGGTCAGTGTTCTTGGGCTTGCCGGTGGAGAATTCCATCGACGCGAGTTCCTGGTCAAATTCCAGAAGCACCGTGTCGGGGCCCACTACCACCTTACGGTTACCGCTCTTATCCACCACCAAGACGGCGTAGCCCGTCCACGGACACACTTGGACAGCGCCTTCATACTTGGTATTGAGGGTGATCGTCCGGGGTGGCGAATAGGTTTCCGACCGGGTCACTTGATCGCCCACAAACTTTGTCTTCGCGGTACTCCGTCCCCGCGTTGTTCCGGCAGAAGTGTAACCCATATCCGCAAGCACATTTAAACTGGAACCATAGGCATCGCCCAAACCAGCACTGGCGACATAATCTGCCGTGCCTTCCGCCATGGCCTCCGCAGCGAGTTGCCGATTGTGGCTGAGAGCTTCCTCATTACCCGGGAACCACAATGCGATTTGCTTTTCGGTCAACACTTTCTTGATGATGACTTCCGTGCGGGGGTCAGGCAAAAGCATCTTCGGCCCGCGCACTAGTTTGATTTCGCCGTTGAGGCGATTCATCACATATCGGCCTTCCCCCTTGGGGATTGCCGTAGCGTAATGTTTCGTCTTGCTACCGTATTTTACAATCGCATGTTCGGCCCGGGGATAATAGATCGGCGTATCTTCGCCGGTGATGAACAATTCATCGCCTACTTTGTAAGCAACATTACCATCCTTGTAAGGCGCCGTCACCTTAATGTGGAGCCCGCTGATCGGGGTAAGTTCGGTGGCCTTGAATTTTTTGGAATTATCATCCACTACAAATTCTTCGGTGGATTGAGGGAAGACAACCTTGGGGCCCTGTTCAAACCGCTTCTCACCATTTTGATTGATGAGCACGCAGTATTCCAATTGCTCCAGGGTTACCGCGTCACGGATATATTGCCCGTTACTATCCTTGACTACTTCCAGCCCGGTGGGTGGGATATAAAAGGAGACTTCCGTGCCCTTGATGATAATCAACTGTCCGATGGATAGACTGGTCGGACACACAAGCCCTTTGGTCTTGCCATCCGCATCTACGGTCTTGACGACGCCCTTGTTCCAATTGGCCAATGCTTCGGCGTCATTGATAACCTTGACAACAAGGTATTGGTTCATCTGTAATTGGTGGCCTTGAATGACATCCACAAATTGGAAGGGCCAGAGAGGGAAGGAGACAGGGCCAGGAATGTTTACCTTTCGGCCGAATTGTAGTTCGGGCATATCATTGGATGAACGGGGCTTAAGCACCGCCTCTTCCTTGAGGGTGGGGTTGTTGAGAACCACATAGTCCGATTCTCCCGCATCAACATAATGGAGAATGGCAGCATCTTGATTGACCTGAGTCAAGCGTGTGGGGTTTTTTGGGTCGGGTGCCATCAACATATCCGTTTCGGACACGGTGACTTTGAATGGGCCAACATTTACGACCAGGTTGCCCTTGGTGGTGTCTTTGATATACGCGTATTGTCGCGGCATCAAAATTACGTCGTTACGATCACGTTCTCTACCTTCGCCTGCCATAGTATTATTTCCTTTAATTTTTGGTTATTGTGTGTTCTACACTGCTTCGTTGATATTCTATCACACACTGATAGAATGTCTATTTTTTATATTGGGTTCAGTTGGAAAAAACTTCATCCATCCCAATCAAGGTTGTACATTCCGGACAAACGATCCGGTAAGGCATATCACCATCCGACTTTTGATAGTCAATTTCCGTCCGGTCGGCTTCTACCACACAACCACAGCTTTCACAGGTTCCACGAAAGAGCCGAACGCATTTACCGTGTTTTATGATTTTCATATTATTTTTCCCGACTGATTCCGATGTAAAATTCTTTGCCGTTTTTATCTTCTAAAAGTAAGAGGTTGTTTCCATCATCTGTATTCCAATTCACTAGTTTGTTCCCACAGACATAGACTGGATAACCCTCTCCCCAATTGGATTTATTAAATTCATCCCAGAGCGAATGTTCTTCCTCCTTGGTCATCTTAACCACTTCGATTTCAATTTTGGTTATTTTCATGCGGATTTTTCAAATTCAAATTGATTACGCACATCCATTAAAACCTTTCCTAAAAGGTTTAAACCCCGCCAATTTTTTTCATCCAGTATCAACGGGTCATTTTCTTCCAAACCAACGCCCCACACTTTATCGTAGGGTGAGGCTTCGACCAAATGCCTAGAACCTGTTTCCAGAAGTTCTTTTTTCATCGCTTTGTTCTGATCGAATTTATTATAACAAACAATGAACATCGATCCGGTTCTTAGTTCGCACCACTTCGTTTCGTCGAAGCCCTTAACCAGGCGACCAAGTTTTTTAACCTCCTTGGGATTGGTCTGATTTTCAATCAGTGTTTGCGTTTGGGTATCCCCAAATATATTAGCTTTATACCACATAAAAGCTTGTTCGCTGTTGGCGAATGTTTTTTTAGAGATTGGCATCGTAAATGGTGCGGGATGCCAATTGGAAAAAACACCGCTCCAAAAATATAAATGTGTGGGAGTTATTTTCATTTTTCAGTAAGTGTCACCTTTATATTCCCAGGTTTCCGTGACTTCCGGTTTTTCATATTTTCTTTTTCCGGTTCGTTGCCAATGCTCCCAATCTTCCTTGAGAAGCCGTTGATATTCCTTTTCGTATTCGTCTTGGAGCGCTTCTTCCAATTGTTCAATCCGGCGGTTCATACTTTTAGCATTTTTAGCCTAACCAATTCCATAGCCGCATCAATGGTTTTATCCAATTTTGTATAGATTGGGCATGGAATAGGCGATCCGCATTCCCGTTGCCGCCTCTTAGCATCCTCTACCCACATGATATCAAGGTAAGTCATACGGTAAGCATCGGCTGGATGTCCATAAACCATTTTGCTGCGGTCACGGGCCATCCAATGACCATGTTCGTGATTGGTGGTCAGACCAATCAGTTCACGGCTGCGTGGTATCCAGAACAATATGACATGGCTTTGGGTAAGGCCACCAGATTCCCAAACAGGAATATCATAACGATATTGGTCAGATTCGCTTTTGGTTGTAAACTCCGGAATAATCAAGTTTCCGTCAAATTTCTTTTCCTTGAAAATTTGGACTGCTTCGTTGCGCCAAGAAGTCAAGTGCGGTTGGTGGCCCCGAACGGTTGGGCCGGCCAGAAAAATGGACGGGATAGTAAAATCTACATCCTCCATTAAAATTTCGTAACGAATTTCATTCATAATTATTCTCCTAATAGTTTCGTGGTTGCGTTCTTTCGCACTTCATCCCAAGTCCAAGCCTTGGTGACAATTCCGTTTTCAAATACCGTCACCAGTTCATCCCGCCGTGGGTCGGTAATGTCCACGGTGGTTAACATTCCGCCATGCGCACCTTCGGCCCATACCAATTTCAATCGGCCACGCTTCGACGCCTTGGTTTTATCCAACGGCATCTTGTAAATGTCGAACCATTCACCATTCCGCTTCTGCGCCGAACATTTGAATGCGCTCCGCTGGGTATCACGATTATGTTTCTGTAACAAACCGCCGCCCATGCCATAGACGAAAGTTGCGGCACTAAAGCCAGCGGCCATCAAGGCGTTAAGCGCCTCTTTAATCTCTTCCGGTTTCATTCCGTCGCCGTAGATACCACCAACCTTGGGGTGGAGAACTTTAAAACCCTTTGCGTTTACGACTACGCCGAAAGTTTTTTCTAATTGTTGCGCAATCCACACAATTTGGTCGGCGGCGGTGTCGCCTTTAAAACGTGGGCTGTCAGGTCGTACCACGAACTTACCCTCACGGGCAAGAATTCGGTCTTTCAGCCGGGGGAGAAAATCATTCATCACCCGTTCAATGCTATACGAATCACTAACAACCGACAAGATGCCTTGGGGAAATTTCTCAATCAACCGCTCAAACATCTGAAATTCACCGGCTTCACCCAACGAAGTCATTACGCTATGCTCCGATGCGGGAACGCTATATCCCGCCATCTTGGCCCCGTAGTATCTCTGGGCGTAAGTAATTCCGATGACTGTATCCGTGCCCAAGAAATTGACCAAATGTCCCGCGCCGCCCAGGCCGGCCGATTCCACACTGCTCACGCCCCGAAATCCGAAATCGTGGAGTAGAAAGTCAAGCATCCCGGCCTGATCTTCACAGACACTCTTATCAAATGCCTTCTGCATAAACTGCTTCAGGTCGCGGCTGATCGTGGCGACATTCGATGGATGCCACAGGTGCGTCAGAATCGTCTCACAGAAATTGGTGAGAGGCGCACAATCGGGGTCGGTGTTTTCCACCGTCATCATCACGTTCGATACCGGGACCGGTGTCCCTTCCGGGACAGCCCGGATGCGTAACGGCAACTTACCCCCGTGAACATTAACAATCTTATCCCACATTTTGCGGTTGAAATTGTTCATCCCGAAGTGGGCATTGCTGAAAGCCTCCGCTTCATCAACATCCGCTTTGGTGACAACCACGCCCTCAAAGTACTTTTTCAAATACATCTGGAGGCCGAAGAACACGGTATAGGGGAATTTAGCCCCCGGGCGACTCTCAAAATACGAATGGACGTATTCTATGCCATCCAAATACATGTCCCAATGGTTAAACTTGTAACTATCCGATAGGAGAACGAAATTTTCTTTGGTATTCATTTTATTTTACTTTCTATTAGTGATTAGACCGAATCCGCGTCCACAATCGAACCGCTCGTCAATTCGACGAAGCGTTTATTTTTCAAAACCATCTCCCGGAGCATCCTGTGATTTTTTACCAACGGGATTTCGTCCCGAATCAATTCACAGATACTAAACCAACGGACTTCGGCCAGATCGTCGCCGGCCTTGGGCGCACCATAGACCATTTCCACCATATAAAACATCGTCATAATCTTGTTGACTTCATCCTTGTAACGCCAGTCGTCAACCATTGCGCTGCCGATGTATTGCGGGTCCGACACTTCCATTCCGGGGCATTCTTCCATCACTTCACGCCGCACGGTTTGCTCCATCGACTTGTCACCCTCCGGGTCGGCAAAGCCGCCGGGGAAGCGATATTCCTTTTCGCCGGGTTTCTTACCAAGGAGGATTTCGTTCTTGGCGGTATTAATGATACAAACATCACAGGTCGGATGAAAAGTGGGGTATTGGTTTTCCACGGCCCAGATGACGCCACGTCGGAAATCGGCAGTGCCCTTGGTGGCATTACCTACTTCTTTGCGAATTTCACTGCCCGACGCGACCCGTTTAGGTTCCAGTTCCAGTGTGGGAAATCTTCCGGTGTAGTGGGGAATGAATGCGTCCCGGCCGCCGTAGAGCACGACGGTTTGGTTAGGGCCGACTAAATCGGTAATCTGACTGTCCAAATTCTTCGACCAGACATCATCTTCTTTCTGATCCTTGATGTACAGGACGTTGATATGGGGAAATTTGTCCAGCACCATTTGCTTGCGCGCCTGGTAATCTAAAGGGTTGTTCTTGGTCGTCTTGACGGGGGAAAGACCCAGGAACATAATGACCTTTTTATGGCGGTCAACGACGGTTTGAATTAGTTCGACGTGAGCTTCGTGGAGGGCCGGAACTTGAAAACGTCCGACGATAATTCCCACATCAGCGGGAGGGGTACTCTTAATTTTCATAAACTTTTGCCTTTATCTTGTATCTAAGGTTTAGGTTGACTAACACTTTGAAATCGTATCTTGCATCACAGACTTCTCAGTTACAGGAATAAGTATATCAGAAAAACGGGAGATGTCAACGAAAACTTTTGTTGTCATAAAAAAAGACCGGAGGGTTTAACCTCCGGTCCTGATCTAATTCTTATTTAGAAGGTGAAGCCGATGCCGAAGGAATACCGCCAGTTCCCTTCCTGCTTATCACTCTGATAAACATCATAGTTCACTCCCGCATAAATGAATGCGTTACCCGAAGTGTAATACTGTACGGTGGCCTCAGGTCCCGTGCGCCAAACGGTCGGAGAACAATCCGCATTATCATAAACGGCGCCTCCACTCCAACCCACATTCAGATAGAGCTTTTCTTTCCAAATGTTCTGCGACCAGTCAACAAATAGATCGGTTGATCCCGCAAAGGTTGGTTCCCAATACAGGCCTTGAGCCAGACCAAGCCAAATCTCCGGTCGGGCCTTGAACGGATTGGTAGAGAGGGAGACATCCAATCCTAGGGCATTTGCCCCATTGATGGAAGTACCTCCGCCGCCGAAGGTCAATTCATAACCACCATATTCTTTTCCCGTTGCTTCCGCATTGGTAATTGAAAGGGTGTTGGTCTGGGCGTTAGTAGCCGCTACCAAAGTCAGTAGCGCCAGTGTGTGTATGGTTTTTTTCATATTTTAATTACGCAAACTCTGTCGGATGACCCGCTCAGCGGTTCTTTTATAGATGTCAACCAACAGATTATAAACCGTGGTCAAGAGATCCCCGGTGATGTTCCAGACCAAACTCCACGGCCAGTATGCGACCCAACCGATGAGCCGGGAACGATTTTTACTAGGTAGCAATTCACTTTTGTAATATTGTTCCTCCGTCAGTAAGACCCGGCGACCTGATGAATATTCTTCTACGGTGATAGTATAAGGATGCTCTTGGATGAACTTCCGACAATAATTCAACCAACGATATACCGACCAAACGCCGCCTAATACTAGATATACTAAAATCCCAATCAATAATAGATGCCATGCGGCCACGGCGACGGAAATAGTCGCCCAATACAGGGCAATCGCGAGAACGGTTGAGAAAATGGCAATGCCATGCGAATCGGTTTCGGTCGCGATGGTGTAAACCACCGAAAGCGCCAAAAGACCAAGGAAGAACCCCGCGGCGGGGAACACGAAAAAGGCTAATACCGTTGATAATAATGATGTCATATGTTTTTAATTAAATCGTTAATCAGGATTAATCAGCGTTCATCGGGATGACCGATACGAAGATGATGATTTTATTGAGAATCATCAATTGCTGCTTGGTAATGTTATTTCCCACAAGGTCAATCGTTACGACGGAAGCCACGGTGGTTTCGCCCTTTAGGGTGTCCTGATACTTCATTGTTCCCGACAGGCCTGGAGCCGATACATCACTTGAAAAGAACGCGGACTCATCTGCCGTAGTCGCAGCGGCGAAAGCTGCGCTTTCACTGGTCAGTGGTTCATTGACACGGACATCGAACTGATATTCGCCCTTACCATTCGCCTTACGATTTTCATCTTCCACCCAACGGATTGTTCCGGTGATGCGGTCGCTTTTAATTATATTCTCACCGCTTGCCGCCGTGGTTGAATAATTGATGTTTATGTTATTGAAAAACCAAGTGTTCTTGTCATAATCATACAACATTTCTCCGTTCACCGTCGCGTCGGAGTAAAGGGGAATAGGGCCCGCAGCGAGCACTAAGGAACGGAATTCCATCTTATCATATTTCTTCAATGCGACGGTCATTGTCTTACCATTAACCGTGCGTGTAATGTTTACCGTTTGGCGCTGGAGTGTTTCCAACCAATTCGCAGGGCGAATGAGTGGTTTTCCGGCGGCAACCCCACTGAACTTACTATCGGAGCCAGCCAGCCGATCCAAGACATTGAAGCCCAGACCGCCGCTATAGTTATATTCTCCCGAAGAGGCGATGTTAACAAACCCAGACAACTTACTGACATTCTTCTTGACTTGGGCCGGGTTCTTCGGATTCATAATGTCACAAGCCACATCATATTTCAACGAACGGGGTTGAACCACGGTCTTGTTGATCCAGCCGTCAATAATCTGAGGCCGGTCAGTGATCTTACCGTGGAACAAGATGCTGTTCGCCACGCTGAGATTGATATCATACTCATCTTGAATGCCTTTTGTTCCAGGAGGCGATTGTCGCGTATTGTATTTGATGTTCATATTCCCCTTGATGAAAAGAGGAGTGTTGGTTTGCGCCGGGGATGACAGGGCCATAAGGCATGTCAGACCGATTACGATTAGGGATTTGTTTTTCATACTATGTTTGTCGATTACTAATTATTGGTTCTGTTCAATGGTGGGCTCACTAGCGTCGTCAATGTTCGTTGCCCGTGGAGCGAACAAAATGGCCAAAGTGATAACTACTACAACTATAATTGTGGTTGCGATGATACGAAATTTCATAAATTTATTAATGGGTTATTCAGCGTAGGCGACCCGACTTTTCTTCACTGGCACAACTTCTGCTTCAACCGCATCCGTTGGACCTTCAAAATCAAAATCCAGGTCGGTGGGCGCGGAGAGTTGCTTGGTTTTGGGCGTATCAATGACGGGGGCACTTGAACTAACCGTGACTTGACCGTTCAATACTTTTTGGATATTTTCATCCATTACTGCGGCGTCCAATTCCGCAAATGCGACATTGAGCCCGTTCTGAATGGTATTGAGGGCAGTGTCTTCCATTAATTGACTGAGGAAATCTTCCCCGACATTGGCCAATTTATTACCTTCAGCGACGGACTGAGCAATTTCCCAATCCGCCCGTTTTTCCTCAATGAGTTTGCCATAATTCACCAAACCAATCTGAGCGGTTTGATACTTGGCTTTACTAGCTTCGACCAGTTGGTTCAATTTTGAATATTGGTCGCGGCGGGGTGAGGGTTTGTTGAATTGGGTTTCAAAACTGGCAATTTGTTGATAAATCTTTGATGCGATGGCAATCCGTTGTTTGATGTTTTCCCGTTGCTTTAGCAGGATTTCTTTCTTCTCCGCATAACGCTTCTCAAAAATTTCAATCGGATTCGCGGCAGCTAACGCTTTGAATGATTTCAGTTTCCACACCGCAAGCTGAGCGGCAAACAGCGGGAGGAAATTAACAAAGGTTACGCCAATCACTCCGGCGATGGCAAGAGCGAATAATGCCCCGATCCCGTGTAAAATGACAAGATAAAGTGGGCCAAGAATCAGAGTAATTCCGATTACCCCAGCGATCTTAACGATGGTTTCTATGCGTTTGCGTTTTAGTTCTAACTCATTCATACTATTTTGTTTTTGTTTTGTGGTTGGTTTTGGGAAACTTATTCTTCACGGATTTTTACCAACTCCGCTTCAGTGGGCATAAGGTATAACTGATTTTCCGGTAAACTATTATTATCTCCGATTCGGGACCCCCACCGATCTGGCCATTCGGCTTTCATATGATGATCGTATTCCGGAGCTTCCGGGTCGTGTTCATCATTGATATTGTAATAACCACCCCACCAATAAACTCGCAGATATGGGGCCGCGTTCGGGCATTTATCCATTACATTGAACACTTCGACAAGACGCTTCGCACCGTCCTCATCGAACCATTCCCATATTCCTGGTTGGTCTGGCTTCATTATGAAGGGCATTGTACATTACGAATTAAAAGAAGTCAAGACGATTTTCTTTTGCGAGATTTTTTAAAAATGGAATCGTAGTTTTTGAACCACTTTTTCCAATTGTAACCTTTAACGGGGCCTTTACCTTTACCATTACTCATAAAATTACCGGCGTCATCGCTTCAGTATACAAGTCAAAGGGAGATATGTAACACATATTGGGTTTATAATCCGCGTAAGCCACTGTCCTTTTCTGAAAGTAGAGTTTTACATTGGCGGGGTCGATGGAACGCCATTCATCGTAATATACGACTTTATTTTCCAAACGATATTCCATTTCTTTCGGCACATAAAAATCACTCCACGATATATCTTGGATATGAAATTCCATATAAGGCCCACGTTTACCAATCACCACCCGGCGATAGGCCTTAGCTACCAAGGTTCCGGATTTGGTGTAAAAATTCTGAAGCCTGGCTTCGGGTAACAATTGCCCGTCTACATTTATCAGAATCGGGTCAACGGGAACTTGAATTCTTTTTCGGTAGGGCTTCATATAACTCTGGATGTTCTTCAAGAATTGTCGCAATCATCGCAACAATTTCTTCCGGCCCGAAAGCAGTTTTCCAATCACATTGTTCCGCAATTTCGGAGACTTCCGTCATGTACAACCTGTACAATTTTTTTCTATTTATTTTCATTTTTAATCACTCATCATAAGGTTTGGTGTTCGTATATCTGAAGAATTTTCGCAATGTTCTCACGTCCAATGTCATTGTAGGAATGAATGTAATAAGCGGGTAACGGTTGTTTATGCTTTCGACAATACTCAACCAACCATTGTGCGCAATGATAGCCCGTTTTTTCTTTTATATTGGAGTAATTGATAACCCGGTCACCTTGCCACATACGATGATATTCCTGGTATGCGGTTACGTCCATATCGTGATCAAACGATATGACTTGTGGTAAACCATTGTTAGTTATCGTTTTAGTAAATTCGTCATAGGAACGGATTATAGTCCAAACCAATGGCGGCAATTCAATCGGCGCATCAATTGGCATACGCTCGTCATCAAGAAAAATATTATAGTGTTTCATTCTTCCTTCCAATTCTCATTGATTATCTTGCCTGACCACCAACCGCCCAAGAGTAAACAGGGGAGGGGATTTTGTGAACGAATCACAATCCCTTCAGCGGGAGACGCATTCGGATATTTTTGCTTGTTGGCAACTTGGATCAATTGGTCCAAGTCATATTTGAATGCGGTGCCCAGTTCAAGGGTTTCCACCAATGGAATTTTAGTGGCGATGGAAAAATCTAACAGGCAATCCATATTCCCATACATCCGTTCATTGATATACCACACATTAAAAATGTGAAGCTCGGCTTCTTTCAGACCCAGATGGTTGCCATTGATGTTCGGCCCAACAATTTCGCCTTGAATAGCCACATCACGATTGGGGAAAAATTCCCGCAACGCTTTTTCAATTTGATATTTTTCGGCCAGGCGCCAGAATAAATTGGTAATACTGGGTTTGAGATGGACATTGCGGCTACAAACGCCAAACTCACCATTATTGATGAAATAGGTGGCGCTAGTGCCATCGTCTTTTCGGGTTATGTAATAAGGTTGCTCTTTTAGAGCTTTAATTGTATCAGGAAAACTACGTAAATTTTTTTCATCAGTCATCTTCAGAAAACCGGGGAGACCACCATAGGCTTCACCGGCCATTTCCACCGGAACCGGCTTTGTATAATGGGATGCGCCGATGCACTCAGAGACATCTTGACCAAGGCCTTCAAATTTAAGCGCTTCGTCTTTATTCTGATTAAAACCCACTGCCTCAAAAGTCATTGGGTGTAAAACCGGAGTACCAAGGATGGTCAGCGGAAATATAATACCTGCGCTTTCTACGCCCCTCAATGTGACTGCCTTGATTCGGAAGTTGAGTTTACGTAAGAATTCAAACTCAGGCTTGTCGGGCAAGAGAGAGTCGATTTCCACATACACGACCAGATCGTTTTCTTTGTAGGTGTGTTGCGTGTGGTTAAATACCACCTGCCAACCCAATACCTTGGCGACGGACAATGAATCGGCATTGGGGTGTTTCTGAATGTTATAAATTTTTTGAATTGAAGCTGTACTCATAGTGTCTTATTGATCTTCAAACCCGAAGTCATTCTCTTTTACTTTACGGGATACGAATTTCCATTTAACGATACGCATTATATCCTTGAAGGTTAGGGTTTCAACGTCTTTCAAGTATTGCGCATTGATATATTCAATGTTTAGTTGGAGTTTTTTCGTGAATTGGTCTTTGGTCTTGGACGCTTTGTTTAGCGCCACTAGACTTTTAACCACGGCGACCACTAAAACATTTTCTTCCCGCCCCAATAACAATTCCCGTTCATTAATGTCCAATGTAACAATTCCCCCGTAAAAAGTCACGGCAAAAAATTCAGTTTCAGTCGTCCCACGCCATTGAACAAATGGCATTTTTGTTTCCAACATCGGCATCGTTTTCATAAACTTATGCCGGGTAACGTCACAAACCTTCCGCCCGGCAATTCGTTTTAAAAAAGCCGGCGTCTGTTCGCCGTTAAATTTAACAAGTAGATTATTCATTGTAATAAAAAGGAGTGGACTTCCGTTAAAGGTCATCCACTCCCCGATTCTCCTACATATAGCGGGAACGCTAGAACGCTATTTTGTGTTTAGTGGAGAAATTATTTTCCGTAACGAGCGGATTTGTAACCGGCATTGTAACCGGAAATGTAATCAGCCGTCCCGTTGGTGTGCTTCAATTCGTCACCTTCGTAATACCGACGTGCGACCTTGGATGTACCTTCCCGGACACCACGCTGATAGCCGGTGTCGTAATGATATTTGCTGTTAAAAGTGGCCTTCTCTGGCGCATCAACCACTGATTTACAAGTGGAGTGACCACATTCACATTCGTCGTCGGGGTCCGTATCATCCGGAATAACTTCAGCGCCACAATTATCGCAGAATTCGGCGTCGGGATCAACAAGTTCCTCACACTCCGAACAATATACTTCGGATTCACCTTCCGGTTCCGATTCAACATCATTGTCCAATTCCTTGGCGAAGTGTTCGCTCATGCGTCCTTCACACTCACCGACAACGGTATACGCACAGACACGCATCTTATTGTCTTCGTGATCCGGAACACTGACGACATCCTTCGGATGGATTTTGACGATGATGACCCGTTCACCCCAGCCAGTTGCGTATTCCAGCGAACCAGCGTGGAGACCAGGACCACAGGATTTGGCGGGATCATCTTCGACGCACTTGCGGTCAACTTCAATATAATCGCCAATACGATTGAGGATTTGACCATTTTCATTGGTCTGGCCGTGAAGGACAATGGTGGTTTTATTGGCATTGCGCGACCAATAATCCTTGAGCACGCCTTTGTAGGCCAGGAAGTGTCCGTCGTCAGTCAAGGGCATTCCCTTGTCCTGGCGGAACTTATACATCATACCCACGGCCTTATAGGAGGGGTTGGCCTGCTTGTTTTCCAGGAATGAGGTCAGGGCCTTGGCCTGGCGCTTGTTGCCGGTGCGAATTGCTTCCAGCAAATGATCGACATCCAGACCTGCCAAAGCGAAGCCCTTGTATTTGACATCGTTACCAAAAACGGTAATGGAACCGTTGGGCGAAAAGTTTTCGACGGCAGCCTTGACTGAAATGGTTTGAAGAATTTCATCGTCATTATCTTCCTCACGAATAGCTTCCACAACTTTACTCCAGTTGGGTTGAGAATTGGTGATGGTGTAAACCTTTGCGGTGGTTTGATCAACGACCGTGATGGTAGTTGGAGTTTGGGATATGGCTAATTTGCTCATTGTATGTTTTTTGTTGTTTTACCAGTTGTGTGTTTAATTGTACCAGCTTTAAATAGCCTTGTCAACGACGGAGATTTTCTTTTTACATCCCTTGTCAGCGTCAACCAGATTAATGTAATGGGCTATTTCCTGAATCATCTTAGAGTCCAGAGTGCTACTCCGATTGAAAACGTGAACGCCGATCAAATTCATAAGCGGATATTCCACATTTGCGGCCTTGGCTAAAGCCCGATAATCCGTCTTTGCCTTGGTTTCCGGAGGAATAGTAATAACAAAACCCAGCTGTTGAATGGTCGTATCCACCGGAAGCAATTGCGAATGGCTAGCGGCAAAGGCCTGACATAGTGGATAAATAACTCCGTCCTTAAATTTCAAATTTGGGAGTAATTTTGTCGCAAAATCCTTACTGATGATGAAAGTATCCACGACATAACCTGAAACGCGGTTTGTGTATTCTTTATATGCCCGGGCTTCCGCAAGATTGGCTAGATCAATGGCTGATACTTGCTTATTCAGATAATCGAATAGATTGATAAAGCGCCCGGCCTTGGCTGCGGCCGTAAACCATTTAGATTTTACCGTGCGGGGTAGAATACCATAAATTACGTCGATGTCCTTGAACCAATCGGTGTGATTATCCAGCGCCACGATATGTTCCGTGAAATGATACGGTTCAATGATGGACCGATTCGCTCGGCCCGTCAAGATTGAGTCGCCGTCCACCGGAACATAATAAGTCACCTTTTTAAGTTCCTTGAGTAGAATATCCCGTTTGGACCAGTGTCGGTTGGTAAATTTCTTGTTACCATTGACATCCCGAGAAAAAGAACGAACGGGCAAAGGTCCAGTCGGAGCGCCTCCGTTGCGGGTGGCAGAGGGCTTGATCGTCGCATACCATTTCTTAGCCGTTTCCAACAAGGCTGAAGCATACGTAACCGGGACGGTATCAAAATTATATTCTTTATAGAATGCGTCCTTGACTTCGGATTTACCAAATTTCAAAGCGTATACCCGTTTAATGGCTGAGCTGTCACCCCGTTGAACAAGGTAACGCACAATGGTCAAAAATCCATGCGGCTTGTCCAGGTCGTTAATCAACACCACGGAGGTCTTCGAAGGCGTGATGACGCCTTCCGCACTATAATAACTGCGGCGCCGACGGTAACGACGTGATCCCTGACGCAACTTGCCACGATCATCGTGGAAAGTAGTCATAATTCCGTGGTAGTTTTCGTCGTAAGTCCGATAGGAGTCAGTAGTGGTTCCCGTCTTACCCTTATCCACTTCCCAGTTATGAACTCCCGAAAATGACTGACTGTCCACCAAGATGTTTTTCCACTTCAACCGGCCCTTGAAATATGGTTCAAGCAAACGCAGTTCGCCGCCGAATTCACTCTTTTCTCCACCCAATTCATAACCACAATTGAAAATAACCCCGTATAGGCGTTTGGCTTCCCAAATCGTATCCGCTTCGGCAATGACTTTTTCAATAATTTTCTGAATGCTGGTGAGGATCGTTTCTACCCGTTTAAAAATGGCCTGACAAGTAAAGTCGGTGTATTGGAGGGATTCCCGGGACACGGAGAATTCCAATTGGCCAATATCAAAGGTAAGAATGGCATTGTTAGCCTGAATGAAATTGAACAAAACTGCGGTGGTGGAATTAATGGTTCCCGCCGTGACCAGTTTGCGTTTGATTAATTCCCAGTCCAACGAATAGGGAACATCGCCCATCAACGCAATGCCCTTGTTGTTGGACGAACCGTAACTATTAGTCGTGGGATAGATGATCCAGTTCTCGCCGGAGAAAATAGACTTGTTCTTTTTGAACGCCAGGGCCTCACTGATTTCAACTGCGTCTGCCCCCGTCAACGTGGGAAACGTCGTCCAATATTTGAAAAAATTGAGCGCAATTTGCTTACACTCAGAAATTTCGTGTTGTTTGATGGGGATACAGATTTCAATGCCGGATTCGTCCGGGGCACAAGGCGCAGAAGCCATAATGTCGCAGCGCGCACCTTCCGGAACATTGTCGTCCAGAACATTGTCGTAAACCACCTTGCGACCTGAATTCCAAGAGGTAATGACGAAACGATCACCATAGGCGAAGGCGCTTTTACTACCGAACCCAAGTGAACCGACGAATTTATTGCTTTGGCGTTTGGTTGATTCACCCAGACTGATATAAATTTCTTCAATCTCCTGTTCAGTGAGCCCAAGGCCGAAGTCGCGGATGCGCAATTCGGATGAAAATTTGGTGGGGAGGTGAACTTCAATCGGAAGTGTCCTCCGGCCGATCATACCCGCTTCCTCAGCGGCAGTATGCGCATCAAGCGCATTGGTTGAATACTCACGAATAACCGCGAGAATTTTGTTGGAATAAACACTATCCCGCAACATCGTGACGATGTGGCGAAGATTGCGTGCGTCCAGTCGGTAGTTCATCGAACGACCAACATTGGAATTTTGGGTGACGACCCGGTCGGCTGATTGGATAGGTATCATTTAGCGTTTTTTGATTATGGGTACATTATACAGGCATTTTATAACAAGTCAAGCCTTTATTTATTTTCCTTTAAAAAGGAGGACTTTTCCACTGATTTTCGAATCGTTCAGGTTCAGATTCTCAACATACCAAATGCTGCTGTTGGTATCCCGAACCAGGAATTTATAATTGCAGCCAGGAATGCCTTGGATTTCTCCTTCCGGAAACTCTTTGGCGACTTCACTCTGACAAGCCACTGGATTATTACCGGCGCAACCGACGAGCATTCCACAGATGGATATTAGGGTTAATAGTTTAATTTTCATAATTTAATTTTTTCTTTTTAAATACTGGGTTGCTTTTGTGTGTTCGTTAAGCAGTTTGGTTTTGATGCCGGAGAGGAACTCAGCGTGGCCCAAGTGCCAGTCAAGTCGTGAGTCGGAAATTTCTTTTGCCAAATGGCTCAGTCTTGCTTCCTCTCTATTCTTGATAATTTCCCGTTCAATAATATCAAATAAGGCTTCGGTTTCGAACCCATCCAACTCGGCGATAATTTTCATTTAGTTATCAACATCCACGATTGATTTCACCGGCCTTGTAAATACCGATTCTTTGGACTGTTCTTCCGCAAACTTGGCTTGTCGGGCTTTTTCAAGGTAGTCGCCTACCTGTTTATTAGCCGCCCGCTTTTGTTTCCATTCTTCGTATGTCATTGTCATATCACTTATTCTCTGCTTCCATCAAGGTCTTGACCAGGTTAGCCGGGAAAATGTAGGTTTTACCGTTTTTGGCGCTCTTGGCTAGAACCGGATTCTTCCGCTTGCGAGTGGATAGGCCAATTATTGTAAATGCGTCTGATCCGTGATTAAATGATTTGTCCAACCAAGAGGGGTTGAGGTTGTACATGAAACCATAAAGTTTATAATCATCTCTTTCACGGGAAACAACTACGCCGCCTGCCCCAATCAAAGCCGCTTCAATTTTGAAGGTAGCATTAGTGGCACTGAAGCGGCAGCCCTTATCTTTTAAGGAAATACCATACTTGGTAGCCACGGATTGAATTGCGGTGTTAATGTCGGCGGAGATTTGCCGAGCCGTTGTGCGGTCAATTGATTTAATCTTCATCGTGAGTACATTATCTCACGAATATATAAAAAGTCAAGCCTTATTTTATGGGCAAGAACCGTTTCTTTTTCGTCTTCATAACATCTAAATAACCTTGAAGCATCTGTTCCGCTTTTTTGCCCGCCGGGGTGAGTTGTTTCGGATAAAGCGGGTTAGTCTCTTGCCCGCGCAAACCCAGCAGCAAGGATTCGATTTCACTCTGCGCAATTTGCGGTGGTTTTTGTTTTTTAGCCCAAGTGAACACTTGCCGGATGGAATTGAGCCAATCCTGTTCGTTGGCTTCTTTTTTAATGGGTTGATTGGTCATAAATTTGATGTTTTAAACGGACAAGAAAAGGCAGTTGGCTATAACGAATATAACGTGTGGCCTGTTGGTAAGTAAACCACCTCACTTCATCCATTTCAGGGAAATGTTGTTCTGTCCCATTGGGCGCAGGCGGCCAAACCATTTTAAATAGATTGCTTTTAAAATTGGAAATATCATCGTTTTCCATTTCCACTCCCCACGCCGTAACTATTTTACCACTGCGCTGCGTGATGGTTTCCAGGTATAGAGAGTTTTTCTCCTTTGCCCCTGGGGGTAAATCAAGATTGGTTTCTTCCTTAAATTCCCGGACGGCCGCTTGCCACCCCGTGTCATTATGTTCTCCGCCTTTGGGGATAGACCAATAACCACGATTAAGGTGAGTGTGTTCGGGGCCTCCAGGATGCGCAAGGAGAATGCGCAATGGGTCGCGCAAATAAGCGACGATCCCGAACGCTTTTTTTCTACTTTTATCTTTCTTCACAACAAGTTCAGACAGAAAAATCGTGGACATGGTGGTTTATTTGTAATTTTTAATTTCTTCAATTTGTTTCAATACTTGGGCCGTTTTTTCCCGCCGCGTCAAAACTTTCTCCTGCCGTATTTGTTTGAAAATATTGATCAATTCGGGATCCAAATTTTCTTCGTGATTCTTTCGGTTTTTATTCTGGGTACATGCGGAGCAAGTGGTTTGTATCCAACCTTGACCGGCCAGGGTGACTAACTCATTCAATGCGCCACACTTTTCACAGATACGCACGGACATTACTTCCGCCAGCCGGATGATTCCATCTACCGTATCATCACTGCCGCTGACATAAAACCGCAAGGAGCCAAACTTCTCTTTGACCTGTCTTGCCACCACCTGAGGGATGGGCGCAGGAACGTATCGTGTGGTATAGGAACAGAGTGAAGAAACTTTTTGATAATTGTCATATTTCAAAAATTTATTGGCGGCGGGATAAAGCACCCAATTCCCCACGGTTTTATTCCACAAATTCCCAAACCAATTGCGTAATGATTTTTCCGGTTTCCAGGGGGCATTGTCAACGTGAGACTGAATCGCGGCGCACAACCCATCAATCAACAAAAACCAACCATCTTCACAATCAAAGCCCCAACACATTGCTGTCTGGTTCATTGGTTTTTTGCGGTCCGCAAAGATTTTGGGATATTTCTTACAAAGATAATCATCTAGCAACTTATTCATAACTTATTCCTCTGCGCAAATGATAAAACCACACCCACAAGAACATTTATAACCCTGACCGGTGAGTTCATCGATTGCTTTTTGAACGACATCAGTTGGCGTTTCAACAAATTCTATCTGTTCCAAATCTATTCCGGGCTGACCACCCTCAATCACCACCGGTAATTTGCCCTGATGACTCTGGATAATTCCAGAGATTAACCGTTCTAATTCCCGTTTACTGATCGGTTCTTCCCTAGTAAACCCAAGGTCTTCCAAACATTCACAAATCTGATTAGCCGCTGTTTTGGATTCCACAGAGGTTTGTTGGTTTATTTGTTCAAAATTGGAGGTGGCAAACATAATTTTTAATTAACTCCCGGCTCAGATTCAATGTGGGAGATGCGATTCGGTGGATAACTTGTCCGAATTTTTGTTTTCGGGTCAATGTAAATGAAACCATTATCAATGATGTTCTGATTCATCTTGTCTATATCCGCTTCCGAAAAGTATTCCCGGGGACGCACACGAACCTCAACTACAAAAGAGGGTAATGCCGTGGCCATTGCGGGATCGTTATAACCACCGCCAGAATAAACATATACCGTAACGGTATATTTTTTTGTATCTTTCTCAGGTTTACCTCTTTTGTCATCCTTATCATCTTTACCACCGCCGCCGTGGCCGCCGGGGCCATAATAAATTGCTTTGCCTATCATAAAATTCCTTGATTATTTGTTGATTGAAATACGTCCTCTACAGGTGTAAGTATACACCAAAACTAACCAAATTACAAATTATTATACATTCGCAAGAAAAACCCCTCCTTTTGAGGGGAGGGGTCTGGGTGGGGTCTGTTTAACGGTCAGAGCCGTAACATTTTTTTGTACACTTCTACGGTCAGTAGCGTGTCAACTTTAGCGTCGTGGAGATTGTCTTCCTGATAAGGGATTCCAAAATAGCGAACCAGGGACATCAGGCTGCCGCTCACGCCTTCGGGCCCATCAACGGAAGCGGGAATTGAACCTTTATCTTTTAAGAATTGACAAATGGTTGCGGTATCCACCTGACGATAGGAGACATAAGATTCCCATTTTTCCCGGCGATAAATCTTGTCCCATACAAACCGAATGTCGCCGCTGACATTGTGGCCGAGCGCGCGAAGTTTGTATTGACTTGCCTTCGTGGTGCGGCGGAGAAATTCTCCCAACAATGAACGCCCTGCGGAATAAGTAACGGCGATTTGATCGTGCTTGGCCAGATCAATTTTATTGACGGCCATACCTCCGCCGGACACGATATAGACGCCATCATCCGGCTTCAGTTCTAACTTCAGATCATCCAACAGCATCAGATTATTATCCAATACGGCCAAATATACCTGAAGAAGACTGTACTTGAGATCGATACCACCCATTTCGGCATCAAGGGCGATGTAAACTGGAATTGATTCGTTATTCATTATTTAATATACTATCAGGGTTTTAAATTTTGTCAACCATTATCGGTGACTGACATTAAGTAAGGTTGGATTGAGAAAAGGCATGTGATACGAAATCTCATTGCTGAAATCAGATTCAAGACCTGAACCATCGACGGCCGTGGCTGCGAACCAGTAGGTGACTCCGGGACGCAATGCGACAAGGGTTACGTTCGTAACATTACCAATCGTAACCGAATTGGTGTAGTTTTTACTGGCAACACCATAATAGATGCGATAGCCCGTCACGCTGGCATCTGGACTGGCATCCCACGCCAAGGTTACTGAACCCGATTGAACAGACCGGATCGTAACGGAGAACAAAATGGTAAAGACTAAAAATAGTAAGATTTTTTTCATTCTTTTTCCGGTTCCTCTTTTTCGCATTTAACAAGGGCTTGAACAATAAAGTAATCACGGGATGGTATTAGAAAGGGGGCGCCCCAAGGGCGCCAACCATCCTTCAGCGCTTGGTTTACGGTTTTATCTATGTCTTCCAACGTTCCGGAGGCAGTAAAATACCCTATAATTTTCGGTTTATTCATTCTTTTTCCGGTTCCTCTTTTTCGTATTTGACCATCGCTTGGGCAGTCAGTCGGTCAACCGAATCGTTTAAAAATGGCGCGCCCAAAGGGTGCCAACCTTCATTGATTGCGCGGTTGATCGTGGGGACGAGGTTATGGATGTGACCCTCAATAATGCGATATTCGGTAATTTTTGGTTGTTTCATTTTGAATTCTCCAGTTGGTAAACCCGCTTTTCCAGTTCAGAAATTCTGTCTTTTAGTGGTTGTAATTCTGATTGTACCTGTGATTGGTAACTAAATTTGTAATTTGTCCACCTTTCCAATTTCCAACAACCAAACCCAAACCCAAACGTGACTAAAATTAAAGCCGTTACGATTAGAAAGTTTTTCATAAATTATAATTTTCTGATTTAATCAGTCATAAAAATAAGCAAACAACAATCCTATAAATGATATTAAACCGATATCCGGTAACTCAAGGAGTACTGAACATATCAATGTTACCGTAAAAAATACACCAACGATAGTATTTAAAACTCTAACATTTTTCATAAATTTTTCGTTGAAAATATTTCATTTTTTGTTATTTATCATCAATAATCCAACGACCATTGACCCGAATCCGACAATTAATCCATTCTGCCGGTCTGCCATCAGGCCAAGATTATTGACACTACCAAACGATGTCTCAATAGAAGTTTCCATAACCAAACTTCCAACTATAACAATTAGCCCAATCAAAAGCAATAAATACCCGACATCGAAATCCCGTCGTAAGAAAACTTTTACTTTTTTTGGAGGGTCTTGATTTATAGTTGACACTGGTGGATGAATAGTATTCTGAGGAAACAAAGACGATGATATTCTAGGAACAACCAATTTAGTTCCACAATAAGGACAACGAAATTCCTGTCCTTCCGAACTTGAATTGACTTCTATTGGTTGTCCACAAAAACACTCAAATTTGATGTTCATCTTTGTACAGTATCTCACACTATATAAGAATGTCAATACTAATCTTTTCTACTTCTTTTCTACTTTTAACTGATATTTATGTACATGGGAAGAAAACTTATTTACAAAACAAAAGACGAGCAGTTAATCGCTCGACGTGAGAGACAAATGCGATATTACTGGAAAAACGCAGATCAAAAACGAAAAGAAGCATTGAAAAAATACTATGAAAATAAGCGGAATCTACAAAATAATCAATAAAATCAACAACAATTATTATATTGGAAGTTCTAATAATATTTGTGGCCGGCGCTGGAACGACCACCGATTTGATTTAGAACGCAATCAACATTTTAATGACCATCTTCAAAAGGCATGGAACAAATACGGAAAGAATAATTTTGAGTGGGTTATTGTAGAGAACGTATCCCAAGAAAAACTTTTATTAACTGAGCAAAAATATCTTAATATCGCAAGAACCGAAAAACAAAAGTGTTACAATCAATCTTTTGTTGCTGGAAAAGTAGATATGACTCCTGAGACGAGGAGAAAAATAGGATTGGCTAATCGTGGTAAAAATAACGGAAACTACGGGAAAAAGTTAAGTAAAGAGATTAGATTAAGAATGAGTTTGTCCAGAACCGGACCTCTTCACCCATTATACGGAAAACATCATACTGAAGAGAGTAAAAGAAAAAACAGTGAGTCTAATAAGATTGCCCAACGGGGAGAAAAAAATGGGCGTTATAATCCCTCCGTTTTTACTTTTGTCAATATCAAAACAAAAAAAGTGTTCAGAGGAACACAGTATAATTTCTATACCACTTTCCAACTGAACAATGTTTTTGCTTTAGTTAAAGGGAGACAAAAAAGTGTAAAAGGCTGGGTGTTGGTTAATCCCCACGAAAACAATTATCCGGATTAACCCGAGCCGAATTGGGAGTGCCCAAACCAGTGAATCCCAGATATTGATAGGTCACTTCCTTACCGATCCACTTTTTCTTTTCCTTCAAAATTTGGGCCCGTTTTTCCCACGAACCCGTGAATACTCCATCGAATATTTTTCCATTTTTCATTTTGAGCGTGACATTGTAAGCCGCGCCGGCCCAGTTACCGCTGCCGTCGGTGATGTCCACGATAATTCCTTCATCATCATCTTCCGGCTTAAACTTCAATAGACTATTGGAGCGCTTGTGTTCGTAAGCGGAATTGGTACGAATAATTGCGCCTTCGTAGCCATCATCCACATAAGTTTGGTAGACCTTGGTTACTTCCGCTTCATCCTTACACCAAACATAATCGACGACGACGACATCTTTGATGCCCTTGAGCAACTTCTTCAAAGCCTCACGGCGTTCAGAGCAGGGAGTTTCTGCGGTAATTTCAACCCCCGCAATGGTAAAACCATAACCATCATAAACATAATAGTCAACCAGCTTGGCAGATTGGCTAAGAAGTTCCGGAGTCAATTTTTCGGCCTTTTGTTTCCGGACCAGTTTGATAATCTCATTCAATTTGAAGCGGTAATCGTGGTTATAAAGTTCGCCGTCCAGTAATAGGTCGGGATGCTCGTCAAACAGATGTTCTAACGCAGCAAAAATGTGGGGTGCGGATAAGATTTTTTCCCCCTTGCGGGTGAACTGCCCCGCGGCGTGGGTCAGCTGGCGTACACCATTGTACTTGCGATCAACCATAGCCGGGTAAGTAAACTTCCCCTTGCGATCAGAAAAATGATTGGCCAACATCGGCTCGATGAACTTGGATTTGTCAATGTCTTTGATGGATAACCAATACCCACCGTGTTTCTGTTTCTTCTCCCATTTCGCCTGGGCTTCGGCTAGGGCTTGAGCTTGATCGGAAGTTTCGTTGGCGCGGCCGACATTTTTACCGGAGCAGGTTGTCCACTCGGCGGTAACGTGTTTGGCTCCTTGAGCCCCAGCGGTAACCCTGAATTTATTACCATCGATTTCGATAGACCATTCCAGAACTTTACCATTGTTGCCACGGCCGTATAAGAGAGGAAGCGTTTTCTTCATTGTTAGGACATTGTACACTACTTGTTATAAAAGTCAACTCATATTCGCTTTTAAGATCATTTCTACTTTGCCCATATCCGCCTTACCCTTGGCAAGTTTCATAACTTGACCTTTTAAGTGATTGATAGAGTTTACTTTACCATTTTTGTAGTCGGTGACGCTTTTAGGATTGTCGGATAATACTTGTTGACAATAATCGGTGAGGGTTAAATCGTTCGATTCAACTTCACAGGGATAAAGTTGGATAAGTTCCTGATACGTAACACACGGCCAGTATAAGTTTGACTCAATATGTCGTTCCACGATAGTTTTAATATATGACCAAGGATAATGATTGGTGAGGCAAATTTTGGCGAAGTTCCTCAAATCCGTGGGCCAAATCAGATACCAAGTTGGCTCATCAGACGCATTGAGCAACGGTCGGATTAACTGAATTATGATCTTGGCCAGTAATTGATACAATTTACTATCATCTGTAATTGTTTTAGTTGAGTCCATTGGTTTCTACTTTATTCAATTGATCGTTGAGATACGCGAACATTATCCGGTCGGCCCAGGTATTATTTGGATTGTCACGTTCGGTTACCAAACACCAATCTTTCCCAAAGCGGCTTTCTAATTTAAGACCAAATAATTTCGCATCACGGTCACTTAACACCTTACCGTACTTCGTCTCAAGTTCCGCATAGCCTTGTAAATGACGCCATTGAAAACGTCCAAAAAACAGACGGTTTAAGAAAAAACCACCAATGCCAAAAATCCCGGCCAATAAACCGAATCCACTTCCATTGAGAGTGAGGATCCAGAGACAGGTCGTCATCGCGGTATAAATAAAAACAAAAACAAAACGCCAGCCGTTGTAGGAATTTTTGATCGGTGGGTGGTGAACGAAGGGGAAAGTGAAAAGCGAAAACAGAAAAAGAAACAGAGTCGCGGCGAACCAGAAATTGGTAAGGACAACCGGTAACCCCATTTCATACACAAACAGGGCAGTTGCTGTAAACAATGAAATCGATGAACTGAGCAATGGCGCCTTACCATAGACCAACGCATACATAAAACCAAATACAAACAGGGCACAACAGATGAGGCCAACGGCGGCACAGCTCGCAATTAAACCAACGACAATCAACAAAATAAATACCAGCCCGCAGATCAACCAACCGATGAAGTTTTTAATCAGTTGCCGCAGATTGATATATTTCGCTGCTGCCGCGATGGTGAAAATTTTAGCCAGGTCATCTAACATATTATTCGGGTTTGTCTATATGACCACTGACCCCAAACGGCACAAAGCCCCTAGCCTGCTTCCGGATAATGTGCTGATCGTTATTTATCATAAATTTCAGATAGTCCTGGGCGTCTTTGACATATAACGTCCCAATCACGGATACTTGATTATCCTCTTGGGCGTATAAGAAAATAATATGTTGGGTCTGATCGACTTGAATTAGGGTGTGTAATGCGTGGCCGCCGCCGCGACCATCCGTCGGCGCAAAGCCCGTCCAAACAATGTTCTTCGCATATTGATCCATAATGTCCGGACTGAAATGAGCCATCGCGGGCATCTGCGCAAATTCTGTTTTATGGAGTTTTTCAAAGTATTCAAAATACAAATTGAACTTTAGCCGCGTAGGCATATTCTTGGGAAAGAGATAAGTTTTATTCCGCAGAACCTCAATTATTTTTAATATTTGTTCGTTGTATTCGCTCATAAATTTTACAATTCTTCAATTCCTGAAGCTTATCCGCTTTTGTCCAATTTTTCTACTGATAAGTCGGAAGATCAAATAACCACTTAGGAAATTCGGAACGCTCTCCGAAAAGATAGGCACAGGTATCTTCTTTACGACACAAAATCACGCTTTGATTATCTCTGGTATATTGGACGGGTGCGCTCAACTTTTCCGCATCCACAAACTCCATAGTGTCCCGGGGGACAATAATGGGGTAGGTGGGGTCCGTGACCCACCCGCCGGCTAGGGAGGGGCCCCGTTGGCCAATCAAACGACAAATATCGTGTAAATCGGCGGATAAGGTGACCGTTGTCCCAAAACCCAATTCTCCCGCCCATGCCTTATAGGCTTTATCCTTGTGGTGCCGATGCGTAAACAAATGCCCAGCGTGGATCGCTTGGGCCATTGCCTTGCCCGGATTTAATGAGGGTAAATCATTGCGCACTAAAATGTAAAGGACGTAGTTTTTGTTCATATTACGAATAGTATTCACCGGTATAACACGTTGCCTGATCCGAACCTCTAACATCAGTTAAAAGCCCTTCTCCGAATTTTTTACTGACACGTCGGGGTGGTGCGTTTTCAACTTTCACCAAGCCCAAGCCGATAAGCATTAACAATATTATTAACATAATCATTTTACAGGGTTGACTCTCTCCATTTCCGCAAGGATTTGTTCCGTGCGTTCGTGTTTTTCCAAATTCATATCCAACCAACCACGGATGGCCCAATGTAAGTGGCCGTAGTTTGGGTCCTGATCGTAGTGCGTAAATGCGTGCATTACATCAAATAGGACAGTGGTGCGCACACGCTCTTCGTAGGTTGCGAGCCCTTGGTCACCATTATAATTATGAAGAAGAAAATTGTGTTCGGGAATTATGGAGACACGATAGGTCATCCCGAAATCAAAGTCAATCCACGCAATTTCATTGGTGGGGTCGTTTTTATCGGGCCAAATCGTCCACTTGATTTTGACAGGCTCCTTACAAGTAAAGAACTCCCAACCGCCTTCATCAAATTCCGAAAAAGAAAGCTCCCCTTCGGCGATTGGGGATGGAATTTCCACCGTTAATTCATTCATAACTATTTAAACGGAGACAGCGTTGATGTTTCCCGGAGTTTCATCGTGCCAGAAAAAATTATCTTCGAAACAATAAATATGGATTTTTTCAAAAACTTTACTATGGGCCCGCATATAGGTTTTGCCATTGCGGAGCTTAAAAGGCGCACCCCGGAATTCATAACCGGGCCACTCCTTCTTCAAATCTTCTGATATATGTATGTTCACTCCTATAATATATCAGACCTTGGATAATTAGTCAAGCTTTATTCTAAAGTCTTACCAATAGAGGGATGGCGTTGAACTTCCGCCGTTATAATTTCGGCAACGCGGGAGTTGATCTTCTCCAAAATTGCGCCACTCAACTTGGTTTTCAAACCACGTTCGGTAATCATACGACTGGCTAGTTTTTTAACTTCACTGCGCTTGATATACAAAGGGGTTGATTCCTTTTCCAGCTCCACCGCTAAAGTGGCAACGACCTGTGCGTTGATGCGGTCAAAGAATGATTGGCCAACTCGGGTAAATTTTCCGGCGCGGTTGGTTTTGGAATAGTTGATGGCTAATTTTTTTACGGCGGCTCGGTTGATGTATGGTGCGTCAGTCATAATTTTGATTGGTTTGTATTTTAATGAGTTGTGAATGATTGAATATATGTAGCAAATGAAAATCGTTCATTTCCACTACATACCGTAGTTCTCCGGTGGTAGTATAAAATACAGACACTATGGTACCTGGAAACTGATATCCTTTGGGTTTGTTGACTTTATCACCAACATTTAATGGTATTTCATTCATACAGCAACAGGGGCTTTAATAGACGGGTGGGGATCATAACCTTCAAGTCGAATGTCGTCATACTTGAACTTGAACAGATCTTTTTGGTCGGGGTTAAGCCAAAGTTTAGGTAAACCTTTCGGCGTGCGGGATAGCTGTAGCTTTACTTGATCGGTATGATTTTGATAGATATGTAAATCTCCGTAGGTGTGAATGAAATCGCCCGGCGACATATTACTACAATGAGCCACCATCGCCAGCAACAAAGCATAGCTACTGATGTTGAATGGAACACCAAGGAAGGTATCGCAAGAACGTTGGTAAAGAAGCAAATTAATCCGCCGCTTTGGTATATTCAATTGCTCAAGACTATCTTCCGAGATTGCCTCTCTTTTGATTGGAGTATAAAATCCCTCAATAGGTTTAAGGTCTTCCTCGGATACTAAGAGTCGCCTTTCTTCTAAAGTAAGTTCCTCGGTATTGAAGTGAAAGAGAACGTGACACGGAGGCAGCGCACAATGGTCAACCCAGTAGGGATGCCACGCCGAAACGATCATGCGGCGGTCATCAGGATTCGTCTTCAATTTTTCGATTACGGTCTTGAGTTGGTCAACTCCAAGCGTATGCCGACTGCCCCTTGTAGAAACATCATCCGTTGGGAAATCACGCCACATACCGCCATAAGTCCCTTTTCCAAGGTCACCCCACGTTTCGGCAAACTCTGGATTATTTTTCATATTATTTATGAAAAATTCCATTGTTGGGATTTGACCGGGGGGACAATTTTCTTCTAAATATTGACGCTTCTTAAATCTTGAATACGCCCATTCATCCCAGATATGAACATCGTTGTCCACAAGGTACTTGATGTTGGTATCTCCACTGATAAACCAGAGTAGTTCGTGAATTATGGCTTTAAAGAATACCTTCTTGGTGGTCAAAATGGGAAACCCCTCAGATAATGGAAATCTAGCCTGTGCTCCGAACACTCCAATGGTATCAACTCCGGTGCGATTATGTTTTACCCTTCCCTGGGAGAGAATGAGGTTTAGTAAACGAAAATATTCAGAGTCGGTGTTATTCATTATTTTCTTTCAGAGAGGCTCCCCAACAATCGTCAACTTTTATCATATTATTTACCGCCGCTAATTCCATCGCGAGAGCAGCCGATTCCGCGTAGTAATCTCCCAATGGGATGCTTGGTTGGTTATTGGGGTGAATGTAAACCTCCCAAAGTTTTATCTCCTTATTCATAGCATTAATATCCTGTCTCAAAATCTCTCATCTTGCTATATTTCCCGGAAGTATCATCGACTTTAACCCATTCGGAAGCTACACCCATTCTTTCATAAAAAATAAAAATGCTAGCCTGCTCCACTAGTTCTAGTTTATATTTCTTGGGGTTCTTTTTTGACAGATACTTCCAAGTCTCAAATTTTCGTTTTCGATTAACAAAAGCTGAGCAATCCTTATTCTTGTCGTATAAGTCGATAAATTTCATAAACTATTAAGATATTCCACAATCACATCGCCGTGGCATTCAAGGGGAGCGCAATAGCATCCCAAGGCTTTTCCTTTTAACTCAAGTACCTTATCACGAAATCTGGGATCATTCAATTTCTTATAAAACCACGCCCGATACATTGCGATACATTCTGTCCGGGTTATCCCCAACTTCATATAATCAAATGGGTTACCGAATGGAGTACCACGATATATGAAAGCATCACATTTGGTATGTTTGACATTTACAACGGTAGTCATTCCAGGTCATCGTCCAGTTCATCTAATTCTTTGTAAATTTTTCGGAGTTTTTCAAAGGCGTGACGTTGTTTGACGATTTCATATAATACGATTCCCGTGGAAGTCCCCAAATTCAAACTTTCAATGATTCCGGACATCCGCATATTGATACAAAATTCACTGCTATCAATTGCCTCCTTACTCACTCCCCGGCTTTCATTGCCAAACCAGACGGCTAAACGTTTCTGAGTGTATATACCTTCTTCCAAGAGAACATTCTCCTTCCCTTTTAAGTGGGGCGATGTCACCACCGACATGAAGAGTTTCTTTTTCAAATGCGCAATACACGACTGGGTATCAGAAAACCGACGAACGAATGTCCATTTGACGGCACTCGCAGAAATTTTGTTTAGTGATTTCCGGCCACGCATAGCCTGCCAGTCATCGGGTAATAACTTGCCTCCGTCAACGACATACAACTTCTCTGCGCCCAATGCGTCAATGTTCCGCAACACGGAACCGACGTTCTCAAGGTGTTTGGGATTTTCCAAAACCACGATCAGATTTTTACAACGAAATTTCTTCGCCGCGTCAGCTTTTATTCGGAGGTTCGTTTTCATTATGAAATAAGCGGATCGGTATATTTTTGGTAAAATTGACGATTGGATGTAATAACAATGGCGGTGACATATTCTTTAGTCGTCGCCTTATTATCTACACTGGCCATCGCAAATCCACAACCTTCGAAATCAGGATTCCTTTTGAATAATTCCGTGACAATTCTTCCAATACGATCCATATTCAACATACCCTCAGAAGAGATGGTATAAGGAATACGATAGTATATGTTGCCGCCGGATGTGGACGTACTCCACCAATGATGGTCTAGACTTCTTTTATTCCAATGTAACACTCCGTTCATCGACGAATATTACTCCAGATACGACGCGAGTTTGCCCTTCAATTTCTCCGGAGACGCTTCGTTGCTCATTAAATAGCGAGAATTGCTGGCGGCCCACTGATGGCTCCACGTCCATTGGTCCATAACATAAATCTGAACTTCGTTTTCGGCCAGTTCAATGGTGTCTTCCACGGATAATTCCAACATGCGAATGACACGATCATAATCCTTGGTGTGATTTTCCGGAGTTTTAATCTCCAGATAACCAGGAAAGCCACGGCCTTCCCGCGCATTTTTCAAGGCTTCGTCCAGTTGACGGATAACCTCTTCACGGTATACTTTTTGCGCCTCAATAAAGATTTCTTCGTGAAGGGCACGGTTCTTTTTAAGAATTTCTAGGACTTCGGTTTTTTTGGCTTTGATGTTTTTCATAAATTTTAGAATGGGGTGGAGATTAAATCTTTGGCTTTGACAAGGAAGATGCGGTAGCCGTCGATTCTTTTGGCAATTTGAACGACGTATTGGTTGATTTTCCCTGACACTTCACCAACCACAATCCCTTTACACCACTCATTCGTTTTGGGGTGTTGGAACTGAACCTTTTCATTTTCTTCAAATTTCATGCCGTAGGCTCTGCCACGATCTGAGTGTCGATGATGTATATGTGGGTGAAATCGTAATTGGAGATTGGTTCTTCCGGTTTAACAATTATTACGAAGCCTTGGTGACCTTCAATCGTAGCCCAACCTTTCGGTTTGTTTTCACCTAGATCGAAGTAAACGCGTTGTCCTTGTGTGTATTTTGAGTTTGTCATAGAGTATGAGTATTGTACCAACAATCAGAATTGGTTCAACTTATAATATGTTTTAAATGAGTTTCTTCAGGATGATCCTGCCAGTATCGGTGATCCTAACCATTTCAAGGTTTTTATGGGCGTGGTAATGGCTTTCCAAAAAGCCTTCGTGTTTCAGATCATAAAAACTTTGATAATCGTGGTTATCAACCACATTGGAAGAAAACACAGCGGGAGAAAAAAAGGAATCCAGCGGTAAATCTGATTCATCCTTAAACCGCAGCAACATTTCAATATGTTTTGGGCTCAATTCGCCTGAAACATACACCTTGTACTTTTGAGTTTCTTTATTGTAATCAATGACGGTCATTTTATGAAATATGCGATTCCAACATTTTTGGAATGGACAATGTATTTGATTTTGTGTTTGGGTTTAAGTTGGCTAAGCACCTGGGGCGTTCCGAATTGGTCTCCTGTGACTAACGCATCGTGAAAAGCAATAATGCCTCCTGGTTTAACCAACGGTGAATAATTAGCATAATCCATTTCGACATATTCATAGGAATGATTACCATCAATAAACACCGCATCGTAAGGCGCATACAAGCCCGCCTGCGTTACCGTAAATGAATTGGCGGAATCGCCGTGGATTATTTTTTCCTTGAGCGCATTGTAGGTTTTCTCTCCCGTCACATAACGATTGATATTGTTCCGATCATACTCCACGGTAACCAGAAGTTCGGTTATAAAACTTAACATAAAATGCGTCGAACCCCAGTGACCCAGACCGATTTGAAGAACGCGGGTTGCCTTGTGTTCGATTAACAATTTTAGAAAATCACGTAACTCCGGTTTAATCTGTTGGACAATCTGGAGTTTCTTTTGGGCAATATCATCCAAGACCATCGTATCAGGATTTAAATACAATTCATTATACCGCTCTTTATTAAGCTCCAAGTAGTCTTGGGCTCGGCAGTCAAGGAGATGAAATAGATCATCCAATGTTTCATCAATAGTTTGTTTTGCTTGTTTCTCTTTGAAGTACCGATATAACCAATTATAATAACTCATAGTTGAAGGGGTTTATTTGTCTGTACAGTTTACCACACGGATAATTTGAAATCAAGAAAAAAAGCGGGCCCTTGCGGACCCGCTCTTCCCGGTAGCTCTTTAGCCTTTCGGCTGAAGGTCAACACGCTTTCTTTCTATCGTGTTGAAATCTAGTAGGAAGTATAACAAACAATGTCGTGAAGTCAATATGTTTTCCATGTTTTTTGCTTTTCATTATATCGAAGGATTTCACATTTTAAATTTTCTTTTAGGATATCCATCCTATCTAAATCTTTTTTCTTTAAATTTCCATTAATGTCATAGTGTTTAGGTTCATCATATTCAAACCATACATTTTTTTGTTTATCATACCCGTCCGCAAAATATCCTGATGAACAAAATTCTCCGCCGTTTAGAGCATGTTGAAAATTGTACGTTGGTTTGAGAGAATCCATAAATTTACATGCTACAGGATTAAAATTTCTGGAATGGATTCCGTATTTTTTCACTCTTCGGACAACCGCTTCTCTCATTTTCCTTTTAGAAATGTCAGAAGTTTTTTGTCCTGTTTTTGATTTATTTCCCTTGTTTAAATTTGATATAAATTGTTTTACTTCTTCGGTGTGGTGTCTTCCATACATAGGGTTTCCTTTTCCGGATACAATTTTTGATAAATGTTCGGAAAATCCCTTTGGCATTTTTCTTCCTCTTTTCAGAAGTCCTGCACATTGTACACACGGCTGATTTGTTTTGTTGATTGCCCACCACCAGGCATGGTAACTACCATATAACAATTTTTTACCACATGTAGGACATTCTCTTATATATTCTTTTATTCTTTTTTTGTCATTTGTTCGTATGCTGATACATCTCCTACACCATCGCGTTTTTTTATTAGCTCTATTTAGAGCCGCTGCGGTTTTATACCGTACTATATCATTACATTTTGGACAATTTCTTCGGTATGTCATACATAATATATATATCATGCGGCACATCAAAACGCATAAAAAATCTCCGAATTTCTTCGGAGATTGTGAATTTTGTTCAATGAATTATACTACTACTCTGTTGTAGCGGTCAGAATTGATTGTTTCAAACACTATATCCATAGGATTGAATGACTTAGCAGCCAATACCGATTTTAATATAGACGGGCTGCACCCAGAAACTAAACACGTCCCCGTGTCATCGACCCGGATCGGTTGGTTTTCGTTTCTTGCATTTACATTCCACCACACTAATTTAGGAAGAACATATCCCGACGATTTGTATTTTTCCTTAATGGCATCAAAATTAGTGTTGCTTCCACAATTGTCGTGCTCCATGTCACTGACAATATATAAAATTTCAGGCATGTCCTTCTGCGCCACTTTATTCTTACATGCCGTGGCCAGAATCATATTGAAAGCCGCTTGCAGATTGGTGTTCATACCCCAGGCTGTCCGTTCCATATTCCTAATCTTTTCCTTGAGATTATTACCACGAATGGTAATGAATTCCGGAGAGCTGGAGAATGAAAGGAACACGTCCTTATACGGACCAACATTGCGTTCGGCAAAATACATCGCCAAAGACAACGCGACTTGAGCCGCCAGCCCCGTGCCCCCAAACATTGAGCCGGACATATCCGCCATAACCAGACCCTTGTGTTCGTTACCTTCCAACCAATTAGGCATCGCCTGCCACTGGAGGTCAATACCCTTAATCATCTGAACATCTTCTGTCGCTTGGACAGCGCGAATCAATTCATATGGGTAGATCACACCGGCATTCATTTTCTTCTCACCCTTTTCAACTGACTTGAGATAAGTGTCATACCGATCATGGTCGTGCTTACCAAAGGCCTTGCGGTAGATCAAGGACGCCTTGGAAGGCACTTTCTCATAATCCACTCCTGCCCATTCACCGGCGCAGAGTTTCCGTTCAAGGACATCAATGTAGGCGCGCAACTTGGAAAGCGTCTTGCGATATTTCTTAGGCGTGAAACCCAAGGCCGAGCGGGTCTTGTGACCCAAACGCCGGGACTCAGGAGACGAAGTATTTTCCGACTTCATCCACTTCGCCAAAAGTGACACGCTATCGCCCTTACCCATATCCCGCACATCCTTGCGGAGCTGGGCTGCCATATACTTGAACACCTCAGCTTCCAGAGGCGTACCAACCAAAATGTAGAGATCGTCCCAACGTCCGAAGAAGGGGACATTCTCAATGTTCTTGAGCGCCACGTCTTCGTAGCGTTCCGCGAGCCACTTCAGGAGAACGCGAAAGGTCTTCCGTTCACCCTGGCCTTCCCGGACATCACGGAAATAGAAGAGAATTTTAAGTGCGGCCAGGCGATCCTGGGCCCAAGCCTTAGCGAAAATACGAACGATGTCCGCATCCGTTCGTGTGCGCAAAGCGCCGCCGGCTCCGAACCAATCCAAAACATCATTGAGCGTGGAAATATTGGTGACGGCTCCGTTTTCGGTCCGGGTATAGTTGGAAGCGACTTTCATCGCCTGGACAAATGAGTTGGTTGAAGTCACCGCAGAAGTTGCGTTCTTTTTCATAACAGAGTTCCTTTACTAGATGCGATTGTTTATTCCGATTAGTTGTCAGCATCTAAATTGACAACCAAATTTGCGAGATACCGATTTACTCTTGACTGAGAGCGCTTGATTTTTAGGCCCTCGCGGGCTTTTGGAGTGCGCCAGTAACTCCATCCTTAGCATGGTTTATTTATATTTGTTGCTGTATGTACCTCAAAAAACTGAAAACAGAGGTGAACGGCATCGGCCTCTCTTACTCCCCGCCTGGGAGGCTCCTTAGTATGGCGGGCTAGATGTCTATCTACAACCGTTCTGATAGACCTATGTTTTCAATCTTCAAAAATACAAGATACTGATTATGTCGGTTTACTCCCATGATACGGCCTGAGCCGTGATGTGTGTTGCTGTGCGTATCTTAAATTAGTTCTTAATCAAACGAACTGGTATAATACTATACTATGTTCGTTAAATTGTCAACAGCGAATTGACGAAATCGTTCCAGACATATATAGTTGCCTCAAAACAAAAACGCATTAAATTGTTTCAAATTTCAATTCTCTGACGATGGTGCTAAAAAAGCCACCAGTCTCAATCGTTTTTAAATTATCCACGGTGAGTTCCCGTTGGAAATCAAAATCAGGATTATCCTCCCATTGGCCGTATCCCTTCCCTTTGGGAGTGCGCAGAAATGATACCTCTTTACCATTCTTCATAGTATATTGAGTGACTCTTGGTTTGCCCAGACGCTCCCATACCCGTTTAATGTTTGCGGCTCGGAAATAGAGAACAGGATCCTTACTTTCCGCCCAGGTATTGCCACAGGTATCTCCGTGTTCATAGGATACGACAAATAGTTTCATAATTAATCCTTCTCCCCATCGCCGGTTTTCAAAAGCGGTCTAATTTCTTCAAATTTGTAATACATATCAATAATCGCATCTTCCTTGCCCTCACTCAAGGCTCCAATATGTAAATCGTCGGCGTGGTTCATAATGTAAAACAAACCTTCACTGATATTGTGGAGGTGCGCCAGATATTTTTCGTAACCATCTTCGGTGAAAATGTCTTTTGGATTATACATAAAATTCAAATCGGTCCTGAGGGTGATTAGTCTTAGCCCAATCCGTAATAAATTCATCCGTGGTATGCCAGATATGAAATATCTGCGCGGAGCAGGTCGTATCTTGCCATAAACCAACCACGGAGCCGTTCTGATAATATTTGTACCAGGTTCTTGGGCGGACATTGGCCGTCACTCGTCTGCCTTGCTTCATATACTCAACGGCTTCCAACACATTCATAGATTAATCTTTCAACAAAAATTCAGGCATTTCCACGGCCTTAATCCACTGGGTTATATTACTGAAATTCCAACATATTTCCTGACCAGGAGCAAAAAAACCATCACCTAATGGTGAAATATTAACCACCGTCGGTCTACATTCATAAATCACAATCCAATATGAATCGGGTTCCACCCCCTTCGGCCGTGAGCTGATAAATCTCAATTGCCGTTTCTGCTGCCGCTTCAGATCCCGCAGTTATGCCCAAAGCGTCCGTCAGTGTTCGGGTGCGCCAGTTCGCGGTTTTTGTTGATCGTCAGCCAGATTGCTGGCCGGCGCACGTATCCAAATCCATGTTCGTCCGCAGAGAATCTGCCAGACGATTGCGCCACCGCGATTTCGGTATCAGTGCAGTCGTTGCTTGCCACGATTGCGCCACCTTCGGTTTTTAGCTGTTCGATGAGTTGTTGCGTCGTCATATCCACAGTGATTCGTTGAGGTTTTTACGGTCTTGTTTCAGAGTTTCGAGCGCGGCTTCTTTCGTCGCGCCTGCGCCGCTACATTCACCTTCGACTTCCGAGCCGAAGATTGTCCCGATAGGGCAGGTGGCTTTCCACGTTCCATCGGGCAGTTGTTTTACGGTCGTGTCTCCCATAGTCATTCCGATTTCGGAGTCCACGAAGCATGTGATTTGTTGTTTTTCGTTGGGCATAACCAGTTGCTGCAGCCAACCGCCGTTGGCGCATCAGTTGCATTTCACACCTCAGCCCGGCGGTGGCTGAGCGCCCACGTTCATTGCGGTGGACTTTTTTGATAAGTTCGTTCATTGACCGTTAAAGGGTTTAATACACAGAATCGCCAAGGCTAACCTACGCTTGGAATCCCATTGCCGCCATTCCTCACAAATCTTTTCATACTGCCGTAACGCAACTTGGCGATTTTTGGGGAGTTTCTTTAAAACTTTCCAACCATAGTGGCAGATATTATCACTATGTTGCATCGCACCGTGCCCATGCGACCAATCGTCGCAGTCGTTTTCCAACGTCTCATTGGTCGGTTTGGTTGAATACCGGCGGACACTTATCTCATCGGTACCACGATTTGATTTCAACCAAAATTTGTAATAGTATTGTTTGCTTTTCATTCCTGTTCCACTGCTCCGTTTTCAATCAGAAGTTTTTTGATTTCGTTCCAAACCACTTCGGCATCATCCGTGGCTGCGACCGGGACGGTATGGTAATTTTCCGCGGCGCCGATGTCCGGATTAAACTTTTTTAAGAGAGTTTCCAACTGCGGATATAACCCACAATCATCGCAGTCATCCAACGCACCATCTTTGGTTTCCGGACCGCAATGAAAACCAATTTCTTGATTTTCGTGATAGGTATCTGCTGGATTAATCCCGCACAATGCGAAAATTACACGACCCGAAAGTTCATCCGTTTTGTCTATAATCTCACCATCCTCCCATTCCGTCGTGTCAATGATTGGGTTGATAATGAATTTAGATGTCGAACTGCCACTGGCCGGAGCCGATGGTAAGCCACCGGATAAAAGAGAATTGGCAGATTCCAGTTCTTTAATTTTTTGCTTTAATGCGGAGATTTCGTCACTTTCATCCATAATAATGAGTGGTGAATTGTAGGTGTTTGGGTTTTGGTCCATAGTTTTTTATTTTTAAGGTTTTAGGTTTTGGAGGAATTGATTTGAAATTTTATCCCACTTCTCTTGTTGGGTGCGCATGACCATTTTATCTGCTTCACGCAATGATAGATCGCCGAACCTCTGCGCATAATTGTAAAGCACATTAGACATCGCCGTGGCGGAGTGTAATACTTCATTTAAACCATTGCGGTTCATATACACCATAATACACACCCGACAACCATTTTTCGGAGGCCGAACTCCGTGGTAACGGGGATGTTTCTCACAAGTAGTTTCGTTCATATTATTCCGGACGGAAAAAACCTTTGTTTGCCGGGTCTTCCATTAAGCGCCGATAACTGTACTCCCAATGTAGATGTTGGGGATCATCCAATTCCGGAATGCCTAAATGGATACGATATAATCCAGTCGCCTCATTCAGGAGGAAAGATACACCATCGTCAATCCGAACAATTTTCTTGGGTAGAGTTTTCATTATGGTTGACATAATACACTACATAGTATAATATGTCAATATGAAAATTGGTTTTACAGGAACTCAACGAGGCATGACGGATAAACAGAAGGTTTATATTATGAACTGGTTTAGGGAATGCTCTGCCGGTTCCGAATTTGAGACACATTCCGGCGATTGTATTGGCGCGGATCAAGATTTCGTCAATGTTCTCAACTGGATCGAAATGAAAGGTTGGTGCGTGTTTTTTACAAAAATTGGACATATCCCTGAGATTAAAACCAAACGGGCCTTTTGTAAGTATGATGAAGAACGTGAACCAAAACCGTATTTGGTTCGCAATAAGGAGATTGTAAATGAATCAGAGTTGCTTATCGCAACGCCAGGTGAATATAAGGAACAATTAAGGTCAGGAACCTGGAGTACAATACGGTATGCGAAGAAGCTGAAAAAGCGGGTTATTGTTGTATTTCCTGATGGTTCGGTGGAAATTACAAAAAGTGACAAAAAGAATTGACAAAATCCGTTTGGCTGATATACTTATTGTTAGTTAGATGCGGGTATGATGTAATGGCTGCCTGTCGCCTTGCCAAGGCGAACGCCCGGGTTCGATTCCCGGTACCCGCTCCAATTTTAAGCACTCTTGGCCGATGGGCTAGGCATCATCCTTCCAAGTTGAACAAGCGAGTTCGAGTCTCGCAGAGTGCTCCAATTTGTCACAAGTCTTAGAGAGTAAGGCAAAGCATCAATGGCGTTTCTGGTAGAAACGATTACAGAGATACGGAAAAATCGAAAGTTACGTGAGCCCCTCCCTAACGCAAGGTGCGTGGTAAGATACGGGTGCAAATCCCAGAGTGACACCAATTTACGGGCTATACCCAAAGTGGGCCGGGAGCTTTATACCCTCCGTCGCACTAGATGAGTGCCGGGTGTGGGGGCAGGACCCACGTAGCCTACCAAATTTAAAATGGCCCAGTAGACCAGCGGAAGAGTCAGCAGACTTAAAATCTGTGTAGCGTGAGTTCGAATCTCACTTGGGCTACCATCTTCTAGGGGAAGCCCTATCGTTCAGACATTGCGTTTTGAACATCAAAACCACTAGCCCCAATAACCTTATAAATTATTGGGCATTGACAATCTCTCCAATTGTGATATAATAACCCTATGAGTAAAGACAAACATAAAGGCGTAAAACGGCGTTTGTTCGCTTTGGCCAATTTACCACGATGGGATCAAGGTAAGAAAAAGTGTATCTCTGGATTTTACAATGAACCTAGTGGTAATGGTGAAATTCACCGACCCTGGATTGATATTTCTAAAGATATCAGAGAATTAGAAAAGCTGGGAATGGTTTCCCGAAAACGGGTGGGCGACGGATGGCACGGAAGTCACATCAGAAAAACAAAATTGATTTCAAAAATATGAAATGTAAAAAATGCGGAGTCAACTTATTTACCCGCGAGTCATTGGTGGATTTTGACGAAGAAAACCAAAAGATCGTTCGTTACAATTATTGTATTGGTTGCGGTACATTTTATGCCTTAGATGGTACAGAATTGTTTATCAACAGGACAAGTCAGCTCGCTGAAGCTGACCGCGATTCCTCTGCTTCACGCAACTGATAAACCGTTTTCCTCAGGATTCGGTTTTGTGCTTCCACGGCCGTAAACTGCTTTTTAAGTAGACGGTTCTCCTTTTCCAAGAGAATGTTTTGTTGCTGGAGCTTTTTCAGTTCCACATTCGGATTTGTCTTCATAATTCTCTAATCTTTTTAGCGGCTTCGACGATGGACATTTTACCGTTGTCGATCTCATCTTCGATGATTTTTAACACTTCTTTCTTACATCCATTCCAAGCCGCTGCTGAGGTGAAATAAGTATCGGAATTGCTCGCGCATTTACCGTAAAAATCTTCCAGCCATTTTTTAAAGTTCATAATTTTTCAATCCAATTCCTTAAATGATTTCAAGGTTTTAAATGCGTCAATGATGCCACGGATGAGTGGATAGACGTACCCCATCGGGATTACTGCTAATATAATAGACCGTTTTCTATTAAAAATCAGTCTGTTTTTTCCAATTCCACCTTCGGCGATGAAAAGTGCCCCAACCACCAAATATTGTAAAATAATAAATGGGATCAGAATGTTTAAAAAAGCAATCATAAATTTTCTTTATACGCAGTCCATTGCCAAATCCAGGCGGCCAGCACTCAAACACGCAGAGCAAGTAACTTTTTCTTTACCTGACACCATTCTTTCATTTTTAAATTTACCAGATTTCACTTCGCCAATCGTTCGTAGATTACAATAGGTTTTGTCAGTATCTTTACTACCAAAGTAGTAAGTATGAGAAATGGTTTTATTCATATTATTAGTCGTCTACGGGATTTTGGCGGATATTGACAATTGCGGTAAGTTCCGCTTTTCGCATGCGCAATTTTACCGTGACGATCCGGCCCAGTTCCTTCTCAAATAGTTTTTTAACCATATTGGACAGTTTGGTGGTGTCCTTTTTCTGGGGCGGGTCTTTAATGAGATGGCAGACTTCCTCCGTCAGTTCTGTCCGTTTTCCTTCATGAAGGAAGTTAGCGATGATTTTAATTGTCATTTGTTCCATTTTGTTTTTTGTTTTCTAACATTCGTAACCGAGCGTCGATATAATTTTTTAAAAAGTAAACCGCTTCGGATTGATCATAAGTCAGGTCCAAACGCTTCATATCCTCATCAAATTCCAAGTTCAGTTCTTCTTTTGTTTTCATAATTCAACCATTTTACCCCCGAAGTAACCGATACAATTGATTAGTTCATCCATATAACGGACTTTCATTTTTTTTTCCTCAAACATAATTTTGGTGAATTTGTGTTCTTCGGCCCACGATCTGCCGGTATTACAAATTTTAAAATATTCATCCGCTGGCCGATGAATAACCACTTCCGTTATACGGGCTTGGATAATCGCCTTAGCACAACCTGAACACGGTAAGATTTGTGTATAAAGCGTCCCACCCTCAGATCGTGTTCCCTCTGCGGCCGCCATATCAATCGCGTTCCGCTCAGCGTGTTCGGTGAAAGGCAATTTCAAAGCCCGGTCATTAAGGCGTTCTGGAGTATCTGCCACGCCTTCTGGAAAACCATTATAGCCAAATAAGATAGGTCTCTTATTGCGGACAATGACAGCTCCGATTTTGGAAGATGGGTCTTTGCTTTTACTCGCATACTCATACACCAAACGCATAAACAACCTATCCCACGACGGAACTTGGTAATTTTTGAATTCTCCTATTTCTCTCATCGTCATATTATAACACGGTGGTATTATACCTCAATTTATTATATTCCTTATAATGTAAATTGTTGACAGCTTCCGTTTTCTCTGAGATAATTAAGCATTATGAAGAAATCTTCCAAATCGAATCGGCCCGCAGAGCCTACGGTGAGTGAGCAGTGTGCCATCGTAGCCGTCGCAACTAAGAATTTATATGAGTCATTTCTGGCTCAAGGGTTTACAACTGAACAAGCCTTTTCCCTCACCAAAGGTTTTATTGCTGAAGGTCTCATCGATTATCTTATATGACTGAAAACACTCCCACCCCAACAGAAAAAGAACTAGTGTTAGTGGAACAATCCAAGCTGGACCAGGAAGCAGACGCTAAATTAGTCCAGATCGATTCCGTCTTAGATTTAGACAACATCACCCCTAAGTCCGTTATTGTTCTTAAAATCGGCGGCGACTCTGGACACAAAATTCGCATGCACCAAGCCTTTATCCGATTTGTTCAATCGAAAGGCGACCTATTCAAGGAAAAACAGCTAACCGTCCTGTTTCTGGAGCCCGATGACAATCTATCGGTTTTGACGGAATCGGATATGGAAGCAGCGGGCTGGGTGAAAAAAGAAAAGAGTTTGATTATTCAACCATAATACTTATGGTAAAGGAATTTATATGACAAAAAACGATCTAAAACCGTTGATAAAGAAATGTTTGGCAGAAATGATGAATGTTGGTGTCCCGCCGGTTAAAACAGCTTCCACAACAAATATCAGTCGAACTCTTAAAACCACCGATCAGGTCATTGATGCGCTCGCAGCGGGCAAGATCGATCCGGAAACCGCAAAAAAGTTGATTACAAAACTATCACGCTCAGCGGATGCGGCTTCTTCAGGTGTTGGTTGTCAATACTGATTTTCCATAATAAGTTATGTCCGAATCTACCCTGCCCCATCCGGAAAATTTCTGCGGCGGAGCTTTCCAGGATTGGTTGGAGGTTAATCTTACAAATAAATGTAACGCTCGGTGCTCGTGGTGTATTGAAAAGTTGGGCTTCCATCCTGATCACATAGCCACCTGGGAACAACTTGCTCAGGCCGCAATTTCAACAGGTAAGAAAAACATCATTCTTCTGGGTGGTGAACCGACCCTTTATCCCGATATCAAACCTTTAATTGAAAAACTGGTAGCGAATCAACTTAAAGTGTGGGTTACTACCAATGGTTGCCGCATCAATCCCGGATATTGTAAGGAAAATTTCCAAGGTATCGCCGGGGTTAATATTTCCATTCACCACTTTGATATGCGTTTGAATCACGATATTACGCATTTGTATCTCAATACTCAGGTTTTAGAGCAAGGTATTAAAACGATTCACGAACTTGGTGGTAGTATCCGCTTCAATTGTAATACCATTCGGGGCTACATCGATTCCGAAAATACGATCCGGGAATATATCACGTTTGCCAAAACCCTTGGTGCTGACTCCGTTCGTTTTGCTGAGCTTAAAGTTGATGAGAATAATTTTGTAAATCTAACCGAAGTCCTCAATGGGAAGTATGGTCTGAACGATGATCCATTTATTAACGGTTGTCATAAGGAAGCAATTATTGATGGGATGCCTGTCAATTTTCGTCAAATGTGCGGTTTACAAACCAATTGCCGCCCGGCGCCCCATAACCCCAAGCAGCATAGCAAACAAGTATTGTATTACGATGGTAAGATTTACGCCGGCTGGCAGTCCTCCATGTACAAATTATCGGATGCCGCATTAGATGAACTACTTCAGAGTGTATCGAAAGGTAAGACCTCTGCGGAAGAAGCTAAACGATTGTTAGTCAATTTCTAATTGACCTTTGGTTGTTTTGATGTATAATATGTTATATGAAGAAACTAAAAGTTCATGGTTATGACGTTGCTATCTTAGATGGAAATGCTATACAGGTCAGGTTTAAAACCAATTTTTCAAAAAAAGAACAGCTCTTTATTAGTATGAAAATTTGGGAATACTTGGAAAGTGAGGGGTTTGTTGTGGAAGAAAAGACACATTGACTTTTTATATATCTGTGGTAGCATACTAGGATGAAAGTTACCATAATTCCTGATATTCATAACCGCAGCCATATTGCGGAGCACATTATTCGTCAGGAAAAACCGGATCAAATCGTGTTCCTTGGCGATTATTTCGATTCGTGGAATGACGAATTAAATCCGGACTTGATCCGGGAAACGGCAAAATGGTTCGCCTGGTCAGTCAACCAACCAAACCGGATTCACCTGACCGGAAATCACGACCTCCCCTATTGGTTTCCTAATAACAAATACCTTTGGTGTCCAGGATTCTCCCGTCAAAAACTTTTGCTCGTAGAAGAATTTGTAAAACCAAGCGATTGGCGCATGCTTAAATTTTATCACAATTTAGATGATACCTGGCTGTTAAGTCACGCAGGCGCTCATCCACAATGGGTAAAATTTGTTAAACCCGGCGAAGTTCTGAAGTCGGATATTCGTGAAACTGGCCAGATTCTCAAACGTGAAACGGAGCAGTTTTTATTGAAGGCCGGACGTGGTGAGTTTCATTGGTTTGTGGCTTGGAGTCGGGCCCGCAGTGGAACATTACACCCTGGTGGTTTGGTCTGGAATGACTTTGGGGGAGATTTCCATTCTATCATCGGAGTCAACCAACTAGTCGGTCATACCCACGATGAAAAAGTTCGTTGGATATACCGTTTAGCCGCCGGCGAGCGGCAGAAATGGCATGAAGGGCCTGATTTGAAGGTTCAAGTCGCTTCCGATGTATCTTATAATCTATGTTTGGACACGGGTTTACAGGAATACGCAGTCTGGAATGGTAGGAAATTGACAATAAAATCCGTTTCTGCCTTGGTTAAAAAAACACTGATCGGAAATTCCCATCCTTAATCTCTTTTAGTTGAACGGAACCATATTTATTCCTTGAACAAGGGAAAGGAGTTTCTAATGAAATGGTCAACACGGTCCCATCGAAGACATAATGCTGCATCTAATATCGACGGTGAGGAACCGACGACAATTTCGATTAACGCATCCCCCCAAACAAGCTCACAAGCAAACCGGATCTATTTTTATAGTGAAATAACTAGTGAGACGGTACTGGAACTGAACAAACAAATCGACGAAGCCGCCCGGCAGATGTTAATTCTCAAGATTACATTGGATTTGAATGAAGCTCCTCCCATTAAACTTCATATCAATTCTCCCGGCGGCGATGTCGGCTCATCATTTTGCGCCGCGGATAAAATTCGCAATTGCCCCGTTCCCATTCATACCTATTGTGAAGGTGAAGTCGCGAGTGGCGCCACGATGATTTCGGTGTCAGGAAAAAAACGATTTATCACTAAAAATTCCTTTTTTCTAATTCACCAACTAAGCGCAGAGTATTGGGGTAAGTATACTGAACTTAAAGATCAGATGGAAAACCTTGATATGATGATGGCGTCAATCAAGAAGATATATCTTGAAAAAACAAAAATTCCTAAAAAGGAATTGGATGTGTTATTAAAACACGATCTGTATATTTCTCCTGAAGTGTGTTTGGAATGGGGTTTTGTGGATGAGATTATCTAATCTCTCATAAACTGAACATTAGCATCTTTTTTTAAATCTCTTATTGACTTTCGCGGGCCTATGATATAGAATATAGGCTGAAATGTGGAACTTATTATACCACGTACAACAATAACATTATGACACAACCATAGACTGAACCTGACACGACTCCAATCCTAAACTCTGAACGCATTACTAAAATGAACAATATCGCTGATTTGAACATTGTCCTAAAACTAAACAAAAACTGGCAGGAAGTAGGGACTTCCAGCGTCGGTAAAGCCATCGTTGATCTAGTCAACGGGGTAGTTTTTGCTATGGATTTGGATTGGGCATTGGATGAAAACGGCAGGCCGGTGGAAAACAAGCGCCCAATCTATGCCAATCCCGTACCGTGGGAAACCTGGATAACTTTACCGATACGTAAATGGGACCCGACAATTCGCACCTCAAAGATGGAGATTCGTGTACCGACGGTGGTTATCACCAGTAAGTTTGACCGGATGCCAAGGAAAACGCCGAAGAAGACGCCTTCAAACCAGGCTGTCCAATTCCGGGATGGCAACCGTTGCCAATACACCGGTCGCATCATCGAGCCGTCTGAAGGTAGTGTGGACCACGTTGTTCCTCTGTCCCGTGGTGGTACCGACACCTGGGACAATGTGGTTTGGTCTGCCAAGGACATTAACTCAACGAAGGGTAATAAGTTGAATAGTGAAGCGGGCCTACGTTTGATTCAGTCACCCCGGCCGCCACGGGAGGTGGAAGCGTGGGAAACGATTCGGAAGCCGATGCACCGGGATTGGATCCCGTTTATGAGAAAACTGGCTAAGACTCTTCAATAAAAGTCTGCCGTGACAGCACCCCACCTCTTCGGAGGTGGGTTTTTTATGCCTTGAGGTCGTTGCTGACCATTTTTTTTATCAATTCTTTGAAAGTGGTAGTCGGTGCCCAACCCAGATCGTTTTTGATCGCGGAATAGTTCGCGACTAAGTTATTGACATCCGCCGGGCGGTAAAATTCGGGAGAGGTTTTGGCTAGAATAATAGGAGAACTGATAACGCGTCCGATGAATTGGGCTAGTTCGCCTCCTGCCCGGTCGGTCATTTCCCACTGACCATAAATCCCCACATTTTTAAAAGCCTCTTCTACGAATTCCTTGATCGAATGAACTTCACCCGTACCAACGACGTAATCTTTAATATTGCTAACTATTCGGGACTGACTTGCTCCAGGCAACATAATATTTCCTGTGGGGAAATTGGAATTGTATTCCTCTTGATTCAACATGCGCCAGACCGCGTCAACGAAGTCTTCTGAGTCACCCCAATCACGTTCGGAGTCTACATTCCCCAATAAAAGCGGGACGATGAAACGTTCCTTTTTTAAATCGTTAAAAATTCTAACTACGCTCTTAGTAATTTTGCGGGTTACAAATTCTTCCCCCCGGCGGGTTCCTTCGTGATTAAACAACCAACCCTGGACCGCGTAGAGATGGTAAGATTCCCGATAAACCTTAACCAACTGCCGCGCAGCTACTTTTGATGCGCCATAAGGTGAGCGTGGCCGAGCGGGGTGAGTCTCATCTTGCGGAGAAACTATCACATCCCCCATTTCCTCCGAAGACCCCGCGTTATAAAAACGACAAGTTGGGTGGTATTGCCGAATTGCCTCCAACATATGTAAAACCGCAGTACAGTTTGTTTGCCACGTTTGTTCCGGAAAATCCCAACTTGATCCCACAAAGCTTTGGGCTGCGAAATTTATGAAATATTTAGGTTTTAGCGTCGATATGGTTTTGCCAATGCTATGAGGGTCGGTGACATCCATATTAAATAATACAAATCGCCCATCGTTTATATGTTTAATGTTGGAGTGGTTTGCCACACTCAACCTTCGAGCCGCACCATAGACTATATAATCTGTTTTTTTAAGAAGATAATCAACCATGTGGCTGCCGTCCTGACCTGTAACTCCTGTCACTACCACCGTCGGACGATTATCATTAATTTTAGCGGACTCAATTGATTTGATTTCCATAACTTATTTCAGTATACTCCTTACAAACCCAGGTTGTCAACCCAAATCCTTGTGGCTTGTTTATTATAACAATTCAAACCCCATTTGTTTAACCAATGAAGGTGGATCGCCTTACCGTAATAAGCCACTTTCAAAGTTTCAATTATGGTAGCCAAATTGGTGGGATTTGATTGATAGATTGGATTCAACCATGAAATTTCAGGCGAACCAATCATAGGGATGTTGTTATGAACAAAATCCGCTGCGACGATATTGAAACTTTCACTGAAACTAACCTGCATGCCAAGGTCCATTGAACGTACCAGACCAATAAAAGCGTCATGACTCATCCAGTTGTGTTTTATTAACTGATGAGGAGTGCCTTCAAAGCTCGCTTCAATATTTTTTAAAGCTGCCTCTCCTTTTTGTTCAATACGATCCGCGTTAATATGAAAACGAATGGTCTGACCAATTTGATTGCCAAATATCATTGCGGCAAGAGCTTGATAGAGATGGTTCTTCATCGGACGGACGGCTCCGAAGCAACCAATATCAATAAACTTTTTGGCATTATAATGGGTCTCTTTGTGGGTATAATCCGGCGGACAATAGATGTTGGGATAGTGAAGCGTAGGAATGTTAAATGCGCCGGTAAAGGTATTAAACACATCAAGATTGTTCGCGGCGATGAAAAATTTATCCGGATAAGCCAATTGGACTTCGGTATAATACCGTTTCAACCATTCAATTGCCATACCCTCATTCGCGAGAAAGGGCAAACAACTATGTAAACGGACATGCCACTTTACCGTGGGGTGAAGCGCAATGAGAATGTGAAATTTTTCTGGAATTACCCACAATGCCTCAATGAAGACGTGTGTAGGTTTAAAAGCGGCAACTTCTCTGTCAATGTAATTATTGTCAATGGCCATGACAGTTTTGGTTTCAATATTGTATTTAGCAAGCGCATTGCCTACAAAATTACAAGAATTGATCAACCCAAATGACACCCCGTACTTGTCATTGCGTTGTTTACAAATAAATAATATTCGTGGTAGCATAAATTAATCGGTATTACTTCAAATGGATGATGTATCACCAGGATCATCTTCAGGGGCATCAATTTCCCCGTTTTTGAATTTATTAAATGTCTGATGAAATTTGTCAAAATCCTCCTCCGTTAGACCCAACATATTTACGAGGACATTGATGAAGTAACACCGGTCGAACTTTAACATGTCTTTTTCCGCTACCTTCTTGTTTATAACCGAAGCAAAATATGTAAGGTTAACAAGTTTTTTCTCAGCGTTTTGGCGTTTTTCTGAAACTTTTTCCATGATGATGCCAGGGACAGTTGCCGTATCAATCATTTTTTGGCCATCTTTTTTGATTACTTTATTTAGAAGATTTTCCGCTTCGGTCTTGGAGCTCGTTATTTTTTTGATGCGGGAACGATATTCCTTGACTTTTTCCGCGGATACCCTCTTACCAATGGAAAATGTTTTTAACACTCCCAGTTCAGTAATAAGATGTTTTGGTGATTGCGTACTCATCACCAATAAATATCCTCACATCTTTGAAACCTCATCAAAAACTAACACTCCGCGGCGAATATATCCACGAAGCACGAAAGTACAGTTATAACAGTAGATCCTGACATTTTCTGATTTTTGATTTTTTTGGTCACCGTCGATGAAATTGATGACAAGGGGGAGGATGCCATCGGGCCGGGTCTCTTTCCAGCCACAGCGTTCACAACAGGGTTTCCGCACATCACTGCGGAGGAGAAGATTTTTAAAGCGCCAGGGGACCGGATGATATATTTCTCCGGTGAGACATTTATCAAGGGGGTATTTACCTTTATTGACTCCGGGAACCTTTGTTAACGCTCCCACACCGTGGCGGTTCGCCTTAAACAGACCGTATCGTGTAGCATACTTGCGGTAAGTTTTGTAACTTATACCAAGATAACGGGCGACTGCCGAAGCACATTGGACATGTTCCAGAGCTTCCTTTATTTCCGATTCCAGTATTGGTCGTGAGCCACGTCCAAGACTCACTTTCGTCGGCACCGGATCCATAAACTGAGCCTTCACCTCTTCCGGAGTTAATTGAAAATGTTTCGCCAGCTTTTCGGATTCCAGTTCCACCACCTTATTCTTCAAGTAATCTATATCCTTGGAAAGCTTAACAATTACCTTCTCAACATCAGTTGCTGGTGGGATTGGGTTTTGTTCCGGAATTATTTGTGTCGGGTCCTTCTCCATGTAAACTTTGTTTTTGAATATCGATCTTGGTCGCCTTGAGGAAATTTAAACGCAACAATTCAGCTTTCTCATACAATGCCGCGTTCACCAATACAAAATAAGTGTTATAACAAATGTGTTTGTTGATATTCTTTTCGTCTTTTTTGTCGTAACACACCATGATGATCGCCACCGTAAAGTCGGGAGTGTCACGGTTCTTTTCAATGACCCGGGTGGCGGCTTCCATATATACGTCATCAAAAAGGTTTGCGTCCACTTCTATTTCATCTGTCCAGTTAAGACACTTGACGACAATTTTTCTCAGCTTTGCTGCTTTCATAGATTTTTTCATTCGGTATCCTTTTTGTCCTTGGAAAACTCAAGCTGTATTGCCGCCAAGTCCCCATCGTTTAGTAAATCAAGATTATTCAATTTTTGTTTCACGGTTTCACATACATCTTCTTCCACCGTCCCGGCTACGAAAACAATCTTCTGTATGCTTTTGGTTTTAGCATCATCACGCCAAACCCGCCCGGTCGCTTGTCGCATCAATACCGCGGAATAACTTGGTGAGATTAAGGCCAAGCGGGGGTGGGTGCCATTTAAATCGTGGAGCGACAGCCCGGCGCCTCCGGAGGCGATATTAACCAAAATCACCCGTTGTTTGTCGGCCTGAAAATCGTCGACGTTCTTTTGCCGCACTTCATCTTTCGTTTTACCGTCGAAGATACAATTTGTTTCTAACCGTTTGGAAAGAGCATTGATGGTCTCCGTGAAATTGACGAAAATAACGGCACTCATATTATCCTCTAAGGCTTCATTGACCATATCAATAAATAGAGGCACCTTTATCAATTCAATCTTTTGCCGTGCCCTGAGAATAGCCACCATTTCCGCGGTCTTATCCCGTTTAACACGGTTGGCTAATTGTTTCAATTCAATTGCCATTTCACTGTAAGTCTGATTGATCTGCTTAATCTCCGCGTCATCCATGTTATAACAATCCGCGATGATTTCCGAATCTGGAAAATTAGGGATAGTATCCCGAGACAGGCGTGAACCACGATTTATGAAGATGTCCTTGTGAAGTTTTTTTAAAACCGTCGCTCTTTGTTTGGGGTCTTCGGTGAAAACCATACCCCACTGACCTTTATAAACCCCGTGCTGGTAGGCCCAATCATAATACTGTTTTGCGCCTTTGAACATTTTTAACACCGTCCCCACGGTCCTCAATTCCAGTGGATTGGTGGCATTGGTCGCTGAGCAGAATAGCATTTTGTAACCCTGTTTAAAGGCTTCAATACAGGTTTTGGAATTTTGCGTTTTCCAATTTTTTAATTTTTGAGACTCATCCCAGATGATGAGGGTATCTTTGGTTATTTTCCAAGTGAATTTGTCCCGGTGCGTTTTCTTATTGGTAATGAAGGAGGCGATGATCGAAGATGTTTTTCCGGTTCGCAACTGTTCATAATTGGTGATACCAACCAATTCCGTATTCATTTTGAAGTGGTTACATATCACCCGGCGCCACGACTCCTTTACCGATTTCGGACAAATGACCACAATCTTCATTTTCAACTCCCGGGCCACGGCACAAGCCACAAAAGTTTTACCCACACCGGTATCAGATCCGTCGATGGCGGCCCCCCAGTACTTGATCGCCGAACATAATTTTGCTACCGAAGCAACTTGCCAATCTCTTAACCCGGAAACATTAGCAACTTTATATTCAGGTAAATTAACCTCTTCCACCTCAACCGGAGCTGGTTGGCCTGGAAACTTTTTAAACAAAATCGGATTCAGCTTTGTTTCTGTAAAAATCCAATCTTCACCGTCTTTATAAACCGCAAATCCTTCGTTCTTGAGATTAAATTTACCACGGTTCCAGAAAGCGAAAAAGCCTGGTCTTAGATTATAAGGAATACGCCATTCTCTGCGCCACTGGTCGGTGCCATTGACGACTTTAACTTTTCTAGGTTCTTCCCAGACAATGGTGAAATTCATGTAACTTTTTTGGGGCTTAGGAATTAAGCTCGGCCTCTATCCTCAAATCGATTGACTACCCCCACTCCGAATTCTTCTTGGCGCAGGGCGTCCGATGAGTGAACATCCGTTTTCATGTAGTTGCCATTTTTAATGACGCCGATGTTAAACTGATCGCTCATCTGCCGTGTGAAGGTAATGCCTTGTGGGTCGTCATACCCATAACCCAGCTCAATCAAGTTTTGCATGTACTGCTTGCGGGTGAGTTTATGGGCTCGGACTACCAAATTATCAAGGTAGGCTACGAGTTCAGGTACAGTGTTAAAAAGCACGTACTTGCCAACGGTTGGATCTTGAACGTAATATGTCATATATGAATCTGATGATAACTATGTACATCATTAAGGTATTGTAACTTAATTCGTTTTTTTATTCAACTTATTATTTCCAGTTCACATCGATCTTGGTTTTGTCAATGATATCTTTATTGGACTGATCCATTGACCCGCCGAAGGTATTGAGGATTTCGGGGATGGTATATTTTTTTAATGGTAAACCAGCGGCAACCGCTTTTTTATCTTCTTCCTTCAACAATTCAATGTTATCAACGATGTGACCCAGAGTTTGTTTGTATAGGGTATAAGTCGATTCGGGAACAAGTTTAGCGAGGGAAGCTGCGCCTGGGGCCAAACCTTTAATTAGGTTTATAAAAACGCTGGCAACCATATTAAAAATTTGGAATACCGCAGCGAAAGCAGGGTTCATTGTGGAGGCCACCCGTAAGACAAGATAAATAAAAGCGAAGATGGTTATAAATATTAAAGCGCGGGAAATCAGCCGTTTGAAGCCATAAAAAATAGCTCCCAAGCCCCACATACTATCCATATCCCCCAAGGTCGCCGCATATTGATCGGCCTTAGCCGCGGCGACTTGAGCAACATCCATATACTTTTTGATTTCAAATTCCTTGGTTTGTTCAAGCGCTTTTTTCTCCAATTGAATCGTGTAGATGTCCTTGTCCCGTTCGGCCAGATCACTCAGACCTTTATTCTTTTGTTCTTGAAGCGTGCTTACTAAATTATCCACCATCAACGTGACGCTCTTCAATTGTTCCAAGGCAGGCGATCCTGCGATGTTCAAAACCCGGGAGTTTAGTTCCCGCGCAACTTCAACTTCCTTGGGCGGGTCTTGGACTTTGGAAAGAGCGTAATCCGTGCCAGCAGCGAAAACCCCAATACTTTGTAATTTTTGTCGGTCGTTTAAAACAATAGCCTCATTTACTGCGTCTACGCGGTTGGCCGCTTTTTCCTCCGCCTTGGTGGATTTGCCGGTTGCGCCTTCATTATGGCTGGTTAAAGCGGCGCAGCCTGCCAGAGTCAGAGCAAGGCAACTAACTAAGCCGATTTGAATTAATTTAAAACTCATTTTCATATTACTTCTCCTTATACGGGGACGACAAGATGTGTTCCGGTCACAATTTCAATCAGATGTAACACTTGGGGTATTTGATTTGTTTTTAAATAGTACTCCAGCTGTTCGATTTGGAATTCGTTGGCCTTAGTGTAGAACTGGACCAGTTCGTGAAAGCCTATATTACCTTCATAGGCAATTTCTAAAATACCTCTGGCTGCCAGCTCCTGTAAATGGGAAGCCTTCCGGTAGAATGTCTCACGCGGGTCACTCATATAAGATATAAATATGAGTCAATCGTTGAGAAGAGACTTTTTTACTGAGGTTGGTTTCTGATAGGGGAAATTGCTATTATGTGAATTAAGAGTGCCCCGTTTTTCATAGCCGAGTGGAACACGGTTTTCCAGGGATATATCCGACATATCTCCCACCTGTTGTTTGAGTTGAGCCAAGGCCAATCGAGGATTGTGACGTGTTGAAAATCCAATAATTCCCATTCGTTGACAATAATCTTGTAAGGCCTTGACATCCGCTTCCGGCCAAGTTGGAGCTTTAGGAATTTCCGGTAACGCTTCTCCGGTTTCAACCTTGTGCTTCTTGACCATCAGTTTATGCGGGTCAAACCCGTTGGGACCAGGTTTAGCCTCAGGTGCTTTTCCACCTAACATCCCACCTAACATTTGATTGAAATCTGGTGCCCGGCTATATTGAAACTCAGAACCAGCTCGGTCATAATCACTCATTTTTTATACGATCCTCAAAATCTCTAAAAATCATATTCCCCAAAAGATAGGCTTGTTGTTCCATCCGGCGCAAAACCGGATCATTTTGCGCATATTGGGGGTCGCCGCTTGTGGACTGGGCGGTTTGGGTATTGGTTAACTTGCCATTCTCATTCTGCCAATGGTGAATGACTTCGTGGCTAAAGGAGCGTAAGATATCCTTGGGGTGCCGATCCGTAATAAATAACCGAATCACTCTACCGTCCGGTTCATAATGGGCGGTCCGACCGAAGGGCTTCTGCGCATTGTCCGGGTTTTCCACCAGAATAAGTTGGGGCGTGGATTTTAGCTTCAGTTGTTTTTTCAGTTCTCCAAACAACTTACCCACATTACGTTTAAATTCCTCTTTTTGTTCCGGCCTCATACCCTTATAAATATATTATCTAAACCGCTTTCGCTTGCGGGTGAAATGTTCAAAATTAGTACCATAGCTAGGCGTAAGACTGGGGCGGGGTTTAGCTTCGTAGGGAATACTGGGATCGTTATAGTCACTAAAACTCAAATTACCTAAACTATTTTCTGCCACATCCAGCCCTAACGCTTGCCGAAGCTCAATCGTGGTCATCCCGAATTTATCGGCGGCCTTTTGTAATTCCGTGGGCTTCATCGCTCCCATTTTCTTTAACAGCTCAGCTTTTTGCGCTGCGGGCATAAGATGTAAGGCCTTGATTAGTTCCGCTTCCTCTTTTGAGCGTGTGCGTTTTTGTTTAATCCCAAAAGCATCCGCAAAAGATACAAATTTATCATCGGCCATTGTATCGAATTGATACATTACTTCCTGATGTTTTTTGGAAGTGAGAAAGTCAAGACATTCGATAATGGTTTCCTTGTATTTCTTTACCACATACTGACCACTCCAAAATGAAGCGTAATATTTATCAACTATCTTATAAAGCCGAAAATTACAACGGTCTTCAAATGAGTAATCGTCGTAATCTGCTGACCGACGCAGGTCTCCGTGAGTTTCTCCCTCATATTCCACTCCCGGCAATTCTTCTCCATTCAACCAAATTTTTCCACTTTGGCTGTTACCTGCCAACCAACCAAATTTACGGGCCCCATCGTTCTGGTAATACCCAACACAAACGACGGCGATGACTTTACTATGATCCATATAACTGACTTGATGTCCCTTAATAGGTTCAATGTCATCCGGAGACTCTTTTAACGGCGCAGACTCATATAAATTCATCGCATTTTTGATGGCAGCCACCGTGGTCCCCAATTCATCCGCTTGCGTTTGGAGCCGGTCTGGGCCTGAGGAACGGGCTAGTATCTTTTTTACATCGGGATTAAGATGTTGAATTTTTAAAAGTTTACGGACTTCTTCATCCGACAGCGCCCCTCGCTCCACATCAGCTTTTTGAGCATTCAAGTCCGCATAGGAATACCATTTGTTCGGGTGTTCAATGAATTCATACGAACACTTTTCTGGTTCGGCTTTCAATAGGCGTAACGCAGAGTCAATTTCTTTTTTGTATTTTGAGTATGAGGGGATCCGGGACCAAAGCGACACAAGATATTGTTTTCCGTCTTTGGTTTTCCATACACGGCCATTAACTGGAATATCCCGGCGGTCGCTCCGATATTCAAAATAACTACCAACCCTTGGAATTCTCTTAAGCGTGACTAGGACATCAAGGAGATTAGGGTGGACATCCATTACATCGGTGTTTGAATCGTCCAGAGCCAGATCTTCAAAATCAATGAGTTTGTTCAAATCAGAATCCGATGTTTTGATCTGACCAAGACTCGCAACGGCGGCCACCCAGCGGTTAGTTTGTTGGTCGTGAAAAATACTAAAAATACCAAACGCGGTCTTACTTCCGTAACGATGGAGTTCTCCGTGATAAGAAGCAACGTCTGGATTTTCGAAAAGTAATCGTCGAAGGTTTATCATAACCGACAATTTAATGTTTGGCGGGATATTTTGCCATAAATTCTTCGACTTGGCGGGAAATTTCCTCATCGTTGATGTGCCGAATACCAAGCTTATCCTCCGCAACGACGGTGATACTGGCCACTAAATCCTCTACCGTGTCATTGCGGGAACGATATTTAACAATGTCTTCGACCCAACTATCAAGGATGGCTTGTTGGCCTTCCGCCGCAGACTGCCAACCCTCAGCATCAAATTCTTCTTTGAGGCGCACTGCCTTCGCAATAAGAATTTCAGTGATTACCGCACGTTCGTCGGCGGTCAGTTCCCGACCCTCATTGATTTTACGGGAAATAAATGCGGCTTCCCGTTGGAGCGCGCCTGCTTTCTTAAAACTCTTTATGATTGGCTTAGCTACTGCTTGGGAACGCTTTTTAGCCCGGGCTTCCTGAATAACTTCGTGGATGACTTCGTGAACCACATTTTTAATGGCCTCATTCAATTTAATCGTCACGTCCTCACCTTCTTCCTCAGCGCCCGGCAAATCCTCTGTGGATTGACGTTGATCTTCCGCGCTGGCCATATCAGCCGAATCCATATTTGGTTCCATTGAATCGACTTCACGCCGATTAGCCGCGTCTAAATCATCTTCATCCGGAGTTTCAATGGCTACTTCTTCCTCTTCATTCCCACAATCTTCAAATTGACCAATCTTGGCTTGATCGGTGGAAACGCCAAAACCACCCTTAATTAGATCACTCCCCTTAAGCCCAAAGGTTGGGTTCTTGGGTGTACCATTAATCGAGCCCTTGGAATTAGGTCCACCGGGAGCAGGACTCTTCTTGGCAGAATTGTCCGGAGTGCCTGCGATACAACCATTATGGTTTGGCCCTTCTTGCTTTTGACCTTTGTTGGGGATGACGGTGCCGCCCACGGATTTTTGCGCAATGGAAGAGTCAACCTCACCTGCCGCAGTAATCTTTTCTTTATCGTCAGCAACGGAACCAACCGCGGTATCAGGCCGGCTGGACATGCCCATAGCTTTGCCGCCGAAGGCAGCGACAGGATTAACTAAATTGACAATGGAAACGGGGCGTATGCGGCTAGGTACATCCAATCCCAATTGCGGCGGGACAGGTGTCCAACCGCCATACGACGCATTACATTCATCGATGCCGGCCCCGGCCAGCTTTTCATAGTAATGTTTATCCTCTTTATAATGATCGAGGGAGGTTTTTAAAGCGATTTTTATGTCCGCTGGAGCAGCGTCACGCAAAGACTTTCCTTTGCTGGGGGTGTGTTCCAGTTCGACCTCTGCCCCTTTAAGGAGCTCAGGCGGAATTTTGGATAAATCAATATTTTCCGCCAGGGTGGGAGAACCCGCTAGCGCCTGTTCTTGCTTATAGAAGTCTCTGTAATTCATACAACGTATAAATATTGTTAAATTATGAGAAAGATACGACTTCTTCTTGAAATTGACTTATCCTTGAATATATGTATTGTTTAAACCGTTATAATGAAAATCTTGTTAATATCCCCAAACATCAAGGGGGTCAGTGGAGGAATTAATCGTATCCAACCTCCATTGGGATTAGCCTACCTTGCGGCATACCTCCGTTTAAAACACGATGTCGTTGTGTATGACACTGCGATTGAAGGTTGGGAAATTCAGAAACCAATTGGCGGGACGATGATATCCATTGGAGAATCGAAGAATAATATCTCAGAAAAAATCCGGAAGATTAATCCCGATCTTGTTGGAATATCGGTTCTTTTTAGCAATCTAATGGATAGTGCGGCGGAAATTGCCGCCCTCTGTAAAGAGATCAATCCGAAAGTACTTGTTATAGTTGGTGGAAATTACATTACAAATACTATCCGCGATTGGAAATTGGAAATTGCCCCCGTTCGCATTGATACGAACATCGACTATTATTTCAGCGGAGAAGCGGAATTTTCATTACCTCAATTCATTGATGGGTTTTCTAAAACCACACCGGGCCTTAGTTATTTCAAGGGCAATGAGTTAATAACCAATCCTCCTGGAAAATTCATTGAGATGGCCGAATGTCTTGCCCCCGCATGGGATTTATTTCCGATGGAAAAATATTTCAGGGTCGGTTTATTTCATTCCGCACAATCGTATTCCGGAAGAGTATTGCCTGTAATGGCCTCCAGGGGTTGTCCCGAAAAATGTCAGTTTTGTACTACACCCCTAACCTGGGGCGCCTCCGTACGCTGGAAAGACCCTCAGAGGTTATATCAGGAAATAAAGCATGCGGTTGCGGATTACAATATTCAAGAAATTCAATTCCAGGATGATACTCTGACCGCCAACCTCAAAAAACTTTACCAACTATGTGATTATCTGAAAGAATTTCAGTTACCGTGGTGTACCCCAAATGGGATAAAACTCAATTACCACACTCACGAACAACCGGAAATGTTCCGACGAATGAAACAGAGTGGATGTTATCAAATAACCTTGGCGTGTGAAAGTGGAGTTCAACGTGTATTGGACAAGATCATCCGCAAAAATATCAAAGTTGACCAATTTAAATTAGCCATTCAAAACGCCAAGGCGGCCGGTTTGTTCGTTCACACTTTTTGGATGGTCGGCCTACCAGGAGAAACCCGAGCTGAAATGGAAAAAACCATTGAGGTTGCGAGTGGATGTGGCGCGGATAGTTTTTCCGTATCGATCTTCACTCCGTTGCCTGGAACCCCCATCTATCATCAAGTGATAAAGGAAAATCTCTGGTGGGAAAAAGATTCTGGAATAAACAATAGCCTTTTCCGAAACTCACTTATTCGTGTCGATGGTTTTCTGGGCCCAGATTCTTTTGAAGCGTGGGTGGATAAAAAGAACATTCAATTAAATTCTATTTTAGAACAGGTTGATCCTAAGCGCCACCACGCTGTTAATTTAAACCGTGGCGTAGGTTTGCGACCCGAAACGAAAAAAATCAAACAGACTTGACAAATTCCTTGATCGCGGAAGAGCTGACATCCTCTGTGCGTCGAATGAGGTGTAACCGTTCTGGTCGGACTGGGTATAGTCGATTAATCTTTTCGGAGTCTTCCCTCCCCGCGACCACAAAATCCGCTAAAATAGAATCCAGTAATTGGTCGGTGGTAATGGCAGGCGCGTTTTCAAGAACTTCATCCACATATTTACAAGACCGAATGATTTCTAAGCGTTGAGGATAGGGAATGACCGGGCGGCTCTTATAAGACACCACCGCTTCATCATTATGAACTCCGACGATAACTTTATCAAATAAGTTCTTACACCGTTGAAGCAGATTGAGGTGGCCGATGTGGAACATATCTCCGACCATAGCGGTATAAGCGGTGTATATTTCTTTGTCTTTCCCCATATTTCCCGGTGGAGAATGGGGTTGGGGAGTTTGCCAATCAGCCCCGTACCTTAATGTTAAGAATTCTTTAGTATGTCGGGGGCAAGGAAACGTCTGATCATATAATGATGTGGTTTCCAACTCATCTACATAAAATCTCCGAAATATTTTGTTTTTATGTCCGTCGACCAATTGGTTGCCTTCAAGACGGTGGAAATAGATGTCGATGTGACTCATTTGAAATTTCTGAAAATCACGGGGGTATATTGCTAGATGATAGTCAGATGAAAAATGTCGAATGAAAAATTCTTTTTGAACGGCTCGGATCAAATTCACTTGTTTTTGTTCCCACCAGTGATCTGCTTCGGTTATCCAACAACTGACATCAATGTCCAGGTCCCCATCGATGATTTTTTTTTCCCGGTAAGCGCCCAACAATGTGCCCCAATCAATCCAATATTTAGTGTCATAGAATTTACAATAATCATCTAGGATTTCACATAACATTTTTAAACACTCAACTTCAAAGCTTCTATTTGGAGAAAATTTACCAAGCGGTCTATGTTGATCTAGCATCGGCGGCAAAATTAGGCTCATAGTTTCCACCCCGCAAGGTTAAGGTATTTTCTAGCAAGTTTATTGAAATAACAATCTCTGGCAACAATATCCTCAATGGTAATATGTTTTAATATTGGGTGGTATAATTTACTCTCCCACAAATGGATAGTGTAAATGTCGGAATAGTCCACCACCTCTCCGTTGAATATATCAAGAATGTGGTGCCAATCATATTTGAAAAATGAGGATGAAGGTTCGATGTGAATTTTAGTTTGGTTTTGTAATGCTATTTCTAGAGGCCGGCGGACTGCCATCAGATTCCAATCAAGGGGATTAAAATCACGAAATGAATCTAACCAAATTCTTCCAAACTGGTTTTGGGGCTTAGCCATTACTATCGCATTACATAACCCGTTTAAATTTTTATCCAAACGTTCTTCTCCCATAACAAAATCGTGAGCCAATAATGGAAATAAGGGAGCGACACAAATGGTATCCATATCCATATAAATCCCCCCAACTTCATCAAGAATTTTTAAACGGAGATAGTCACATTTATGTTCAGGAAATACAATGGGGATTCCGAAAAATTCATTGGGAACATCAGGTAATTCTTTGATAGTAACCCACGGTTTTGTTTTCTCCCACCAAACATTATTCTTCGGTTCATATTTAATATGAATTGTGATGTCGAATTGTTGAGAAAAATGCGCTGATATTACGGATAAATAATGAATCAATGTGAATGGTTTTTTAGAAAATTCAGGATCCAATCCGTAAATATAATGAATTTTCTGAGGGATCATAGTTCTTCCACCCCAACGGTTACAGGAATCGAACCCACATCAATTTTAATGGCTTTCAAACAAATCCCAAGGTCTCTTTCATCTTTACAAGCTGGATCATATCTCATCGGAATGAATTGTTCATATACTTTTCCTGATAATAACACAGCGCCGCCGGTGTGTAGTTGGATTTCATTATCACCAACCGGAAATTCAAAATCCGTCTGTTTACCATCACAGAATAGGGATAGAGTATTTCGGATGGGTGAACTAAAAACCAGATGAATGTTCTCCGCGCACTCAGGTAATTTAATAGTAAATGTATCACGACTCCATATCCAGTAAGCATCAGTTGATTTTTCCAAATTATACCAACCATCCCCCAGATTCATTTCCCGTAATATTTTTCGTTTGAAACCATATAAATCGGAGGACCAATCATAGATCAAAGACATCCAAACCGGATCTTTAACATTCGCATAACTCCGTTGCCGGACTAAGGGCGGGTCAAAAACATAGTGTTTTAGTTTTGGAAGACATCGATTGATAATGGCCAAATCCAGTGGAGATTGAAACGGAACGACGTTGTCGCATAAAATTTCAATCGCCGATTTCTTAATCATATAGGCGTGGGTGGCGCTCGGAGACCGGATAGAAATCCCGTCACTCACAATCAAAGGCGCACTATCCTTACCATATGGTATCCAACCGATGTATACGAATTCCCAGTTGGAAGGAAGTTGATCGTATAGTTTCTTAAAACTTGAAATGAAATCATCAGGAATTATCGCGTCATCTTCAAAAATCAAAAACTCTTCCTCCGAACGATATTTTAGCATATTCCACAAAAGAAAATGTGATAGATTACAACCAATCGCGCGTTCGTTGATAAAGACATTTTTCTTGGGACATTCCAATTCGTTGGTGAGTTTAGGAATCAAACCCAAGGAGTCGCCTAATACCCCATAAAAAACAGAAACCGGTAGATCGGCTTTTTTAGCCAAATCAAGAAAGCCATTTGTTCTTATGGGTGTCTCTTTAAGAGAAATACAAAACGTCGTTGGTAGGTTCATAACTCATTTATTAACGGGGGTTAATGGTTTGGGGCTTGCGAAGTCTTGCCCCGCTTCCACAAACTACGCTCTTCCTTTTTCCGCCACAGATCCTTCATCACTTCAGCGATTTCAGGTTTGGTTTCGTATTTCTTTGGGCGCTCCGTGGCCATTTCCTGGAAAATATTCTTGAGTTCGGCTTTTTTAGCCAAACGACTCTCATCCACCTTCATCTGTTTATCATCAATGTTTAACATATGTAAATTGCTGTAATAGTGAGGGTCCCGTTTAATGTTGCTTAAGACGGTTTCTTTGGCCCGTCCCTTGTCTTTTTGAATCATTTGCCCCAATTCATATTGTAGTCCGGCCGCGATTTCGTCGGGCGAAGGCGTGTCTTTTTTCTTGAAAATTTTATTGACTGCGCCAGCAAGCTTACCTTGTTGGGGCATGTCGGATGTTACACTCTTGCCGCCGGCCGGACCGCCCTGTTGTTGATCAGCGGTGTTGTTGCCACGATTACCGGCGAACCGGTCAGGATATTGTGCGTTAGCGGGAGAAGCATAGGTTCCCCAGCCAGTCGCATAATTGACTGTACCGGCGCTGCCAGCGGCGCCGCCCTCAAATGAATTTTCCTTGGTAATCGGTTTCTTTTGACTCATATCCTATAAATATGAATCCGTGTTAGAAACAGATGTAAAATGATCAACGTTGGAACAAATAACACATAACTCCAGGCGCATCATAAATCGTATATAAATCAATAGGTTCGGCGTGGGTGAAGCCTGCTTTTTTGAAAAAAGCCAACCAATCATCTTTTGTTTTACAATTGATGTGGGTTGGGTCGCGGCGGGAAACATCTAAATGAAAATCCTTCCCGTTGATTGAACAGGGTATTCTAATTAACAATAAATTGGGAGAGAACATATACAAAGATTTGTTTATTTCACCATCTTCCATATGTTCAAACACATCGAATGCGAACATAATATCATAATGCCGTGATTCGAATGGAATAATAGTAACGCCATTATCCTTCGCGATGTTGGCCGCCCAAGTTGAAATGTCATAACCATCACAACACACTCCCAACTCAGACACTCCCAGGGTAAAAAATCCAACCGCGCAACCATAATCCAAAGTCAATGTGTTTTGGTGAATGTGAGTGTGGTCTTTTAAATAATGGACCAATTCTTTCGCCATTTTCTTATAACGAATACCTCGCTCAAGATAATTGGTATAATTTATACTTTTAAAATATGACTCTTCAAAATTCATGCGAAATTTTTATCTGGCATCTCAGCGGCTACGGAGTGGAGTAATTTATTGTTATTTTTGTAATAACAATATTTACACGTTTTACACCAATCCGTCCCATTATTTCCCTTTATCTCATATGGATTTCCTGTGTTTTTAAATCGGAGGTTCATAGCTTCCCACATTGGTATGATGTCATCGATGCTACAAAGCGAATAATCCAGGTCATATGTCCGTTTATTTAGAACATAACTAGTACATGGATATACTCTATAATCTCCTCCTTGTGGATTCGGAGCTACATATGGTCGTATCATCCCCACATAACAACCGTGATCAAATGGCGAATCCTCATGACCAATTTCTTTAAAAAAGAATTTTGATTGTTTATCTATCTCATCAATTACCCCCTTGAATTTCTCCCGTACTTCAACGTTATTTCCTTTAATCAAACAATCCCCCGCCAGGCGAACGAATTTGACAGCGGGATGTAAAGCAACCAGTTTAGAAATTTTCAAAATAGATTCTTGGGTCGTCTTATCATAGATAATGTAACTAAATCCCAGTTTGTTTGTCGGAAATCCATTAAAAAAATATTCTTCCGGTTCAATACCCTCATCCAATTGAATAAGACTTATTCGTAACCACGTTATTTTAGAATGGTTCTCAGGATTTATCTTGGAAAGATTGTGACTGTTCGTTATTATTCCGATTTGATATCCTAAACTATAAGCACATTCAATGATATCGTTAATGTTACGGTTCCCGTCACGGTAGAGCATAGGATTTCCTCCGCCGGTAATCTCAAGTGCTTTAGCCCCAAGTGTCCTAAAGTCCCCTAACACTTTCTGTATTTTTTCAAATGAAAGTTTACTTTTAAGAGGTCGGTTTTGAACTGAGCAAAATGGGCAGTCGCTGTCACAAATTTCGCATGGAGCCAGTTGAATATTTATTGGAATAAATTTTCTTTTATTCTGGATTGATGATAACACATCAGTATGTTGAAGAAGCTTATCTCCCCAACTACTATACTTTTGAGTGAATTCTTCATGGTGATTATTTTTCATGATTCTTTCCTAAACTGCTCTACAAAACTATCATCCATTTTATTCAATATGAAATGATCCACCGTGGAGCTATCCGTTGTCAGCTTATTCCAATCAAATCGAATGAAATTGGCAAGCGCCTCACGGTTATGATGAGTATCTTCATTGTTTTTAGCGCACGATGTTCCAAACAAACCCATATGAAAAAGATATCGATTAAAAGTGGAGACCCTCAACTTCCGATGTTTAGCAAATAAATGGTCAACAATCTTATCGTAAGCTGTATGTGGCATCTTAAGACCATATTTAGAGTTTAACGTTAAAAAGATAGTCTCCGGCCTAATACCTGACTTTTTAAGTTCCAGAAAATCTAAAAAGGCTGGTTTTAAAATTGGCCAGCCGATTTTTTTGTACACCGCTCCGATTAAATTGTGTTGGGCAGTAACATATCGGCGATTCATTTCAAGTTCAAATTTAGTTTTGAATATTGTCTGTCGTGTAAATCCACTTACGCTCACAACATCGGGGTCTTCATATGTCTGTGATAAAAGCCGCTCTACATTGTGAACATAACTGTGTTCGTAATACAGATCATCTTCTAATAGAGCAAAGCAATCAACTCCCTCAACATCAAACATTTGAAAAAATGTCTTAACAAACATCTGTTCGGCTCCATTATTAATTGGTTCGACCCGATATTCAGCCTTGGGATATCCTGAAAAAAAGGATTCGAATATCATTTTATTCGCATTTATTTTTTCGATGTCTCCCGCATCTTTGGGGCCATCGTTTAAGAGGATGATTCTTCGATCCCGAGAAATGATTTGATCTCTAAGGCTTAGTAAGCTTGGGGCTAATAAATGGGGCCGGTTGTATGCTTGAATAACATAAACTATGTTAATTTCGGGTTCTATCATAATTTTAAGTTTTAAAGAGAGGCGCCTTTAAATTCTTCATAATTCTTTCGCATGAGTTCGCTCGCATGATTAAAATCAGGGATGGCCCATGTATGATCCTGGGTTTCGTTTTCGAACCCAGCATAATTACGCATCCCGGCGGCCGGGCCCAGGGTATAACGAACTAATCCCGGATAGTCTCCGTGGAGGAAATCTAATTGCCCACCATAGCCGGTTGTGATGATTTTTTTTCCACGGTGAAACGCGTCAAAAATTGGCAAACCAAATCCCTCCGATTTGGACAGTGCGACATAACAATCTCCTACGGTATGTATCGCGGAGATTTGTTTGGATGAACATTTGTCGGCAAAAACCAAAACCGGAGCGTGCTCAGGAAAATTTTCCAGAATGTCTATCACCTTATTCTCACATGTCAGACGATTTTTGGTATCATAATCTTTATAGTGAGTCTTAACCAATAACCGCGTGGGATCGTCTTTCGTAAAAGTTCGGCAAAAAGTCTCAATTGTTTCCGCAATGGATTTACGGGCATTCATTTCCCCAATTGTATAGAAAGTATACACCGTTTCATCATTGATGTTTATTCGTTTCCGATCCATCGTTTGCGGGGGTAGGTAAATGTGGGGGACAACCCGAATTAGCTTGGTTACTCCCGATGCGATGAAGGCTTGGCGATTATACTCTGAGGGCACCCATAGCTCGTGAACTGAATTATTTATACTGGTTACCCAGGCGTCAGGGAGTTGACTGGTCTCCCACGTACAATAACCGACAACAATCCGCCCGCAGTTATCCATCTTCTTCTGCTTTAACAGGCCCGGCCACAAATCAGGAGTGCTGTGGATGATAATGAAGTCATAATCAATGGTTTTATTAATAAGGGATTTAACGACGACATTTATAGGGTCATCATCCTCCATCTCCGATCCATCGAAGTAGAGGGGATCCCATGTTATTGGCGTCCCCAGAGAATAATAATGATAGAGGTACCCACGAGCCGCGTTCGCATAACCACTGGTTCCATATTGACCAATGTAATATATCCCACGCATGGGGAGAAAGGGGGCGATCTCTATGGCTGGAGCCAAAAAACTCATACTTTATATATTTTTTTGAATATGGACAGATACCTGTTTCCGGATGTCCAATGTGTGGATTAAATCCGCATAAAAGACCCGGCCCGCGGGCATGGCCATAGGTTGAATGGGAATTATTGCCGCTGGTTGATAGCTTATTTCTCCTTTGGATTTCTTTCCATTGGAGAACACGGCTAAAAGTAATTTCCAGACATACCCGATGAAATCGATAAGGTCGTTCATAACCCCACGATTCGAATTAACCTTCAATGGTCTGAACTTGGACCAACTCAATGGCCAATCCGTACTTGTGCGCAAACGAGCGCAATTGGACCATTTCGTTAATCGGGCGATAATTGACGTGGACTTCAAGTGTCTTCCGGAAAGTCGATGGGTGGTTGTCGATAACATTAGCCCCACGGAGCCACTGATGGCTGGCGTAGGTGGAAATGAATTCCTTGAGGATTTCTCGGTCTTTTGGGTCAGTTGGTAGTTCCATAATTTTTCTTTTGTTTAGCGTAACGCGTTTATGATTTTTTGTAAAGTGGCAAGAAATGTTATTTGTTTTTCGAATACCAACGCGGATTGATAGATCCCGTCGGCTAGTTCCAAACAAACTACGGCTTCTTTGCCATTGGCATATTCCCCCACCTTATCAAATAGGTACTTGTAAATTTCGTCAAAGCTATTCGTATCTGAATCTGCGATTAGTTGCCGCAGTTCGTTGAATAATCCCTTTTGGGTAGGCGTTTTGAGTTTCTCCACCAAAGTTGACATCAAGTCACTAACCACTAAATCCTCCTTGGTCAATTTCAATTTACCACCATGCGTCGATTGTTGTGCCACATTTATTATTTGCCGCAGATCGGGGTGGTATTTGTTAACGATGAAGGCTAAGTCTTCCTTCATGAAGGCCACCTTTTCTTTATTGAGAATGGTGGCGACTTGAATCGCAACTTCTTTTTTGGACAGTGGTTTGACTTCGTATTTTTGGCAGCGGGACGCAATCGCGGGAATAATTTTTTCATGATAATTACACGTCATGATAAAGCGCGTGTGGGAGGAATAAGTCTCCATCGTATTGCGTAATGCCGCTTGCGCATTAGCGGTCAAAAAATCTGCCTCATCCAATATGATAATTTTAAGATCCCGAAAGCCAGCGGAGGAAGCAAATCCTGTAATCTTCTGACGAATAGTTTCGATTCCATTCTCACTGGACGCATTAATATACAAATGGTCGCAGTCGATCTTTTTCACCAACATCTTAGCCAAAGTCGTTTTACCTGTCCCCGCTGGGCCAAAAAACAAAAGGTGCGCGATGTCACCTTCAGAGATATAACGTTCAACTGACTCTTTCAATGACTCATTACCTACATAATCGCTTAAATCATTTGGCCGGTATTTTTCGGTCCAAATATAGTGGTCGATCTGAGTTTTTTCAGTTTGACCTTTAAATTCTAGGAATTCTTCCATCGATAGCTCGCTTTTTTTCTTTAAATGTGACTGATTTGATGTTGTCTTTTAATTTACACCGGGTCCCATCTTTCAATAGGAGATCCATATCCATTAGGGCTTCCCAAATTGAAGCGTGACTGCCTGGTTCTTTGTTAAATCCACGGTGGCTCATGATTATTCCTCCATCTTGATCATCACCATGTAATAACTACTCTTGAAGTTATCATTTTCAAATTCCGCGATGGCCAAGCCTTTATCCGACACTTTCAAATTACTTGCGGTACAGTCGGAGTTGGCAGAAAGAATTTCCTTAAAATATTTCGCGGAGAAGCTAATGGGTTTTTCAATGGTGCCGGTAGCGACTAATCCAATTGATGTTCGATTGGTGTTAAGTTTGCTGTGCCCAAGAACTAGGTATATTTTATCCTTCTTGGATAAGAGAGTGAATGTGTCAACCTCTTGTAAACCTGACTTCGCCTTGATAAAACCCTCAATGAAAGTGTTATCAAGAACAATTTCACAGTTAACCTCAGGTAAGCCCTTCAAACTAGGCGCAGCCGGAATGACCGCGAGGTCGGCCGCAGCGAAGAGGGATTGAATTTCTCCTTGTTCGAGCGTTAGGCCGGTAATCTTGTCTTTGGTTTTGACAACCGCTAGTTGGATGTCATCGCCGAAGGGGGCCAACATACCTTTCAACTTCGATGTTTCATTGACGCCGACGTTTTCGTCGGCGAAATCGTCGAAGGGCTTCAAATCTACCTTGACCAAAACCGTCTTATCTTCGGTGATGGTATCAACATGTAATTTTTTATCTTTGGTGGCTTCCCACTTCACGGATTCAATGGTGCCATTCAAACTATATTTTTTAATAAAGGATTCAATTAAGGATTTTTTCATAGGTGGTCTGTAAGTGTGAGATATACGATACGGGATTGGAATGAAAGTGTCTATTTATTTTAAGTTAAAGAATTGTTTGGCCGCTATTTTTATGCGGTCGGACTGAGTTTCAACCGGCTTGTCATCGGGAATACACAAATAAATTTCCAGATCAAATGTTTCAGAGAATTTCGTCAACTCTTTTACCAACCATGTTTTTAATTCTTCCGGCTGTGGCGGTGGGGTGAAATCTTTAACGGAGCCCCAAGGGCCGCGTCGGCCGTTTTTACCGCCAAGGAGCGGTAGGGCCACGCTTTTAATTCTACGCTCTAGAACCTCCAATTTGAATGATTTGAGGCTTTGTTCCAGCCATTCTCTGGTCGCCCACTCACGCCAATCTCTTTTCACGGCAAGATTTAATAAATCAACTCCGGACACGTCGGAATACACCCAACAATCTCCTGGTTTAATACCGTGGATAAGACATTCTTCTTGATACTCTTTGAACATTGTGGGGTATCTTTTTTTGAATTCAGCTGCGATACCAGCGCCCATGATGCCAACGCAGTTTATGGTGTTGGTGTAAGCATCGACATCTTTAATATCGAAGATGGAACATGTTTTAAGTTGAAATTTCATAATATCATTTCCTCTTTTTCCTTGACAGGCTCTGAAAACATTGATTCGTTTCCATACCAATAGGCAGGAGTACCTATGTTTATTGACACCGACGAAATGTTTCCATTGGAAAATTGACTATCGCCCCGTATCATACAGAACGAAAAGGTAATTACGGAGTAGCATCTGTTACAAACCACCTTTATATGAAAGGTAAAATGAGAATGTTTTGATAGATACAATGAAGAATAAGTGTATTCAGTGTCGGGTTGTTTAGTATCTTTCACCAATTGACTAGTGAAATTATCAAATTCTTTACGATTAGAAAATCTCTTTTCATAAATTTCTTGAAAAATTAATTTGGCCAACCGAACCGTTTCCTCATAAGCAGTATTCATAATTTCTTTTTAAAACCGTAAAGAAAAGAGGTGGAGACTGACCAAATGACGCAGCAGACAAAGATGCTTAAACAAAGCCGCGGGTCAGTCGGAATGGTTGTACAATATTTAGTGTAAACGCCCGCAATCGTAAAACAAACCCCCATATTTAATGCGTCTGCCCTAACCGATTTCACTCCATTGATGATTTTCTCTTCACTCATAACTTCCATTCCGGTCGGCCATATTCCTTATATGGTTCACAATTAACAAATTTTTCATAAAATCGTTCCCACCTTTTTGCCGAAGCGGTTTTCTTTGGCATTCGAGCCGAAGTTGAAATTCTTATTCTCCGGCCCTTACACCCCCGTTTGTGTGCCATCCCGTTAGAGGCGTGACATTCTGGACAATAGGTGTTCGCCTTGTTCCATTGACCGTTGCGAATAACATCCCCACGGTATGTTCCAGTAGTAATAGCTACCGTCAGGCGGTTTTTCTTTTTGCGCTGTTTATTAGTAGAATTCACAATATCTGTTCCTTGGTGATGATCCAGTTCTGGGCCAAGCCAATGGTCTCGTAACTTTTATTCTGGGAGACGTAAATTTTGTCACCCCACTTGGAATAAATGTAACCCTCACATTCGTTACCACTATCAGTTTTAAACCGAACCTTTGGCCAGGGTGGTACCATCATAATTTGCTTTCCATTCATTTTAAAATTCAAAAAATTGGCCGGCGGTTTTCTTTGTTTCAGACGGGAATTCCCATTTCATAACTTCATAGAAGTTTTCCAACTTCCCTTTCAATTCCTTTTCATACATCATCTGCCGATCTACGTGGGAATTTAGAAAATCCAACATTTGCTTTGGGTCGTTACCATCCGCTTTTAAGGCCATACAATCCAAACCGAATTCATTTTCTCGCAAGTAGACCCACTTAATTTTCTGGCCGTGAAGGATGGGTTCGGTCTTTTTGTGTAGCCCAAGTTTCTTTAGAAGATCGTTGTAATTGATCCCGGCCTTGACTTGGGCGGGCGTTCCCGTCACAATACTAAACGGTTGGCGATCCTTTGGATAGTAATGAATATCTCCCTTCCCACTAACAAATTTTATGGAAGTGTTCTTCGCAATATCCATAATCTCCAATGTGCGAACACTATTGGCAAAATTGAGGATTTTCTCATCGATCTTTTCACGATCCACTTTATCCAGGATGTTTATGAGGAACTCTTTCATAAAGTCACGGAACTTGGCGGGGAAACTTGTCCGAACGATGTCGATGCCCTTGACATCCAATTCTGGAGTTGGCAGCAATACCCCCTCCTTGTGAATAACCCACAGCGCATAACGCTTTTTGGCTAACCAAATCCCGGTCTTCGCGATGACCTCCTGCTTCGCCTCAAATTCATGCGTTGTATTAACCAATGCTCCGTGTCGTTTTAACTGAAATTGCGCTTTATTCAGATGAAACAATTTAACCGCCATCGTATCATAAAAAGTATTGACGTAAGTTTGGACTTCGTCCGTCACCTTCATAATGCCGTCCGTCATAGCCTTACCGTCCAATACATCAATGTCAGGAAATTTATGTTTGATCATCGGCGCAGCGGCGACGAAACAGGAATCCGTATCGGAATAGATGACATAATCTCCGTTGGTATTCAAAACCTTCTGATAGTACATGTTGATCGCCCGAGCGGTGGTCTTGATGATGGTGACGCCGGTTTTTGTGACCGCTTCTGCGTTATCCACATCGTAGAAACGAAAGATGGGGAGACCCAATACCCCATACATAGAATTGAGTAAGATTTTCTGGACCTCTTGTCGAACATTGTAAAATTCGTAACCGACCTTATCCCCCGTTTTTAAACACTCCTTAGCCAACTTACGCATCTCCACACGCTCCGCAAACCACTTGGTAAGAATTTCAGGAATAATTCCCCGTTTGTCCTGATCATAGAGAATTCCATTGGATGATAACGAATACGACGCTTTCTTTATCAAATCATCCAACTCTTCCTTGGTGTATTCGGCTTGGCCCAGATCATAACTCTCAATGTCCCCGCGTACGTGGTAGTCCATATCAAATTCTTTGAGTTTACGTGTGATGAGTTCCTCCACTTTATCGAAGGGTAGGGGTTTATCACTTTCCGTATTTTCTTTAAGAATTTCACGGCGCTTTCTTTCGGCTGCGGCTTGGGTGTACTTTACCTTAAAACACTTCGCTGCCTTGGTTTCCGGTGAAATATTCAAGCTAATAATGATTTTCGGGTACATGGAGGTTAAATCCAAGTCATACACCCAATCGTAACGACCAGGAACAGGGGGTTTAACATATGCGCCTTCAAAACCGTCTTCGCCATCGTCGTCACCTGTCTCCTGTTCCATATACTGCTCACGTCCGCCGGCGGGTTTATTGGGCGCAATCAAACCGCCATTGCGGCGGATGTAAAGAATAATCGCGCCGTCCAAATAACGACTGGACATATGAAACCACTCATAAGGTACGTGACCGGTGTGACAGATCCGTTTGGCCAGATCGATGAACTTCAATTTTTCATCCAATGCCACGACAATGCGCACATCCTGTAAGTTGTATTCAATGTATTTTTTGACATCGTTGTTATATAGATCGTTGAGGTTGCCATCAAAATGGATTTTCTCCATCTTTACCACGATTTTACCCACGGTATTCAATTGGTGGTTCGGCATATTTCTTCGGCTGAACTTTTTGTATAGAAGCAAATAATCCAGAACTGACACTCCGCCGATGACCATCTTATCCAACCCACGGCGCATATAACATGCGCCTATCGGTGAAAGTCGTTTCGCATTATTCTGACCACACACCACTTTTATGCGATTGTATAGATAGGGCATGTCGAAAAAATCCACATTCCAACCGGTCACGATGGTCGGAGCAAGCTGTTCCCACATATTGAGAAAAGCCATTAACATCGTCTCTTCATCGTCGTAGTCGTGGAGTTCGATTCCCTCACCAAGGTTTAAACCGGAAACAAGATGGTTCTTGTCCAACAAGTATGCGTGGTACTTTTTCGTCAGGGAGTCATACATAGAAATCGCCGTGATTTCTTTATCCCCCTCCTTGATGTTGGGGAAGCCGCCTTCAGAGTCGGTCTCGATATCGATGAATACCACATTATGTCCAGTCGATGGTTCATCCGACTCTTCGTAAGCATCAATCAAAATCCGCGTTTCCGGCGGCAGATCCGATTCAAACAATTCCGGATCATTTTCATTAAAGTTAGTTACCCGGGCAAGTTCGTCGCCATAGATGGAACGATATCGACCACCGGCTTTTTTCTTGAATGCATAGCGGGGATAAGGGAAATTTGTATAGCCGCCAGGACCATCATCCCACAGATGTACGGTGTTTGTTGCTTTATCTATGAAAATATTTTTATACATTTGTTTTCTTCCAATTCATCTTCCCAAATTCTTATTAAAGCGTATCCGTTTTTCTTAGCTATGTCATCTTTTTTTAAGTCATTACGCCGATTCGATAGTTGTGTAAAATTCATTTTTGATTTAGAAATTCCTTTTGCATGCCAATATATTCCATCGACCTCCACTAAAAGATTTTTTTTAGGAATATAGAAATCGTATATTTTTCCGCCGAGCACGAATCCATATTTATATTTTATCTTATGTTTTTTTAACATCCGTTCGAACATCTTTTCGGGCGCCGTTTTTCGCATCTTAGAAAAACCGAATTTGTCATTTAATGCGCATTGATAACAACAATACAAACGCTTCTTCTGCCCCACCGTTACAGAAAATGATTTACTGCATTTTTCATTTTTACAAATTTTATTAATTTTGGGAGGGTTTTTCCCTGTTGTATTCTTGTATCTATAAGAACAGTTTTTTTGATTTTCGGACAATGATTTTATGTGAGCTTTGGTGTGGGTCTTTCCGTAAAATGGATTATTTTTTCCGGAATTAACACAACTTGGACATGGTTTGTTTTTACTAATACCATTCCACAAAGACCGTCTGCTGGAATATATCTGTTCGCAGTTACATTTTGGACAAGTTTTTGCCCACTTTTTCGTAGTATTCTCGCATTCGTTCTTCCTTGATTCTCCAACTATATTTAGCATAATGTCTCCTTGCTCTTATCCGGTTTTGCTCCCGGATTTCTTCTCTGGTCCTATGGAGTTTTTTTCTTCCCATATGCTAATAAGTATAGTGCGTTAGAACAAAAAGCGTTAGAAAATCAATCTTTCAAGATATGGAGCGTACATGCTCTATTGCGTTCGTAGTAATTGATGTCATACTCCGGTAGTTGACTAATAAAATTCGAACCTTTGTATTGATACAAAAACGCATCGTCTAATGCGTTCTTAGCATTGAGCAAAGCGGTTTCTCTGACCCTCTTGGCATCTTCGATGACTTCACTGAGCAATTGAGAGTTCATAATTTTTAGTTAATCCCAATGTTCATCGCCAGTAAAAATAGTATATACCACTATCCACCACATAATGGAAGCGACGATAGGTATCCACACACCTGCTCCGGATCCAAGACCCACAATAAAAAACATAGCAGGCATACAAAAAAGGAGTGTACCGATCATTAACAAACCGACAATACACCCGCCTAAAAAACGGATTATATTGTGAATCCAACGCAATAACTTATTTTCCATTTTCATAACATCAGTACAGGTTAAAGTTTTTCAAAGTGTTTTCAAGTATATTTAATAATTGGGGAGTTATATTATACTTCGCTTGAAGAATGGGGAGGGCTTTTTTTAAAGAATCGCCCGGCGTTCTTTCGGACGCGGATTTCCAATCACATAACATCTCCAGTAAATCCATAAGGTCCATCCCATCAATCCCATCCGCGTGATATTCAGGGTGGTGACGATTTCTTGTTTTGTGTAATGTCATTACCGGCGCTAATTTTTCCCGAAGCGCTCTTTCTCCTGGCGAGTCGAAGGGGTGGGTATTGAATTCATTCGCACATTCAGAATAGCCATTTAGCTCATCCATTTTGAATTTGGAGTTGTCGTGGACCGCCGTGCGATATGCCATTTCGGAAAAAAATTTGGACATGTGCCGCGCGAATGATTCCTTGTGTTCCATCGTTAAAGCGATGGTTTTAATTTCTTTATCCGTCATAAATCTAGAAGACGTTGTTCGGGATTAACTATTTCCTGATATTCAACCTTGATAAATTCCATAAATTCTGAAGTGTCCCCGAACCACGAAAGTATTTCTAAGGAATGTTCGTTCTTAACCAGCCATGCCTTTTCAATATATTCAACGGGCGTCTGGCAACGAAAATCCGCATTACATTTACACCAATGGTCATCAAAGCGGAAATGATACTTAGAATCACCGGTTATAATAACGACAATAGATGCCGCAGAAATTGTCAAATCCAGCTCCCGTTTACCAAATCCCCAATGATAGCTTCGGCGCTTAGATGATATAGTCGTGCTCGTCAGATTTTCTGCTTTCGGCGGCGTCATTAATTGTAACTCCTATTTGTCCGTTCAATTTTCCAACCAATGTATCGTAGATCGGTTCATATTCAGGTTTAATCCGATCACGATAATGGGAACATATTTGTAATAATGCGTCTTTTTTGTAAGCGCTTAATATGGCCTCATTTACTTCCATACCAAAACCTGGAGGATGAATGACATTGGTCAGATATAACAAAATACACCACTCATCTTCTGTGAGAGAGCGTAACACATTTTTTGAAACCATACAATTTATTGTAAGCGATAACCGATTATTTTACCGTCGATGACCACGAATCCCGGAGTTGATGCGTTGGGGGAGAATTTTTGTAAATTGGCGGATATTTTTAACATATCATCCGATGCGATGGCTTTGCGGGTGGTGAGGGTTTCCGTCGGTTTGAGTGGGCTAGGGAAAATTAAAACCATTTCGCCTGCGTTTTCACTGGTTTTAAGATTGGTCTGACTATCGAAAAGACCAATCGTGCCTTCCACGATATAAATAATCGTAAACTTCGGACTAACCTTAATATAATACTTCCCACCATTCAATTCCAAATTCATCAGTGGGGTTTGTAGTACACACAGGGTATTAGACGATGAATACTTGGGCGCTATAAAATAAGCCGACCCATTCATAAGCGACAGATTTAAGATAAAATCCCCACCCTTTAAGGTTTCAGGTTCGGGATTCACCGTTACCATCTGATTAAAAGAATCAACACGGAACTCAGAGTTGGTGGCGATCAACACACTGAGACCAGATGATAACTGAATACTTACCTCATATTCTTTGGTCTCCAGATCGAATAGATTTTTATCGGAAGAATATGTGTGGCCGGCGCGCAGGGGTTGGCTTTCAGTTTGCTTTTGCCCCACCCAAGCAAAAGTGGCATTGGTGGGAGCTGACCGAATATAATAGGCTCCGTTTATAAAATCCTCCGCCTTGACTGGGTGGAGTAAAAAAAGAAATACGATGGTGATTATAAATTTCATATCTGGATAAATATAGTTTACAAACTGACTTTGATTATTGTATTGTACCACTTATGGAAGAACCCGACAAGAATAATAATCCACCGGTTACAAAAAAGAAATTGGTCAGTTATTCGCAATACGCGACTTGGTTTAACTGCCCCCATCATTGGTATCTGGATAATATCCTCAAGTTAAAAGTAAAGGATGCCAATCTCAACCTCTGCTTCGGAACCGCGGTACATGAAGCGATTCAAAAATATGTGGAAACCCTTTACACGGTAGATGCGCCCAGCGCGGATGCGTTGAACCTCAATCAGATTTTCCGTGAAGCGTTTGACCGGGAAATTGAAAAGAATAAGGTAGCAAAGACCGATGATGAATACACCGGTTTTATTTTTGATGCGCAGGACATCATCACTGAGTTTTGTAATTATTCTAATCGGGGCCGGCATTTCCCCAGTGGGAAATATGAATTTTTAGGCGTGGAACTGCGGATTAACCAACCCATCCGAAACAACTTGGAATTCCTTGCGTTGATCGATCTGGTTTTAAAAGACAAGAAAACCGGAAGAATAAAGATCGTCGATTTCAAAACCTCTTCTTTGGGCTGGAACAAGTGGCAGAAAGACGATGAAAGTAAATATAGCCAGGTATTGCTCTATAAAGCAATTTATAGCAAACGGTACAATGTACCCTTGAGTCAGATTGATGTGGAGTTTTTTATTCTCAAGCGCAAACTAATGGAAAAATGCGCCTTCCCTCAGAGCCGCATTCAGGTTTTTAGCCCACTCAATACCTCTGGAGCGATCAACAAATCCATTCGTAAATTCACCTCCTTCGTCGATGAGTGTTTTACCACAGAGGGAGTTTATAATACAAGCCGGGAAGCCTATCCTAAAGTTCCGGGCAAGGGTAAGAAAAATTGTAAATATTGTATCCATAAAAAGGTAAATTGCGATACAAAATCAGATGTAATTGAGGATGATTGATTATGAAACACAAATGGTTTGGAGTAGAGTGGTCAAGCGCAACCTATTTGGCTTACAATTGTAAAGGTAAGGATAACCGCCCGGAATTTGTTTTTGAGTGGTATAACGGGAACGCAAAACGACTTCAACACTATGAGGGGCGTCCAATTAAAGACCTTGCGATGTTTGGTTCTTGGCGATGTGGAACCAAAGCAGCCGATGAAGTTTATAAAGCGTGGGGTAAAACCGTTCCTTACACAGATTACATCATCGGAAAATAAAATTAACGGAAAACTTATTCTGTTATATATGTAAGTTAGTATTCAAACCCTTACACATATGTTATGAAGAAAATAGCCACCACCGTTAAACTTGAAAATGAATTGTATGACGAATTTAAAATCCTCGGCGTAAAAAGTCACCTCACCCTCCAAAGTTTGGTAGAGCGTTGTGTTTTTCGTTATGTCCGTGAAACTCCATTTCGTATTGATATGGATGCGTTTTCTTTGCCCGCCCTATCCAATTCGGGATCCTTTTCTGTTGCTTAACCAACCACACACTATATTCTATGGCCAAACCAAAAATTCTATTACTCTCCGACGATCTCCGTATGAACTCTGGAGTCGCAACGGTATCCCGCGACCTTGTCTTGGGCACCGTTGGGAAATACGACTGGGTTCAAATCGCCGGTGCGATGCAGCATCCGGAAGCCGGTAAGGTAGCGGATCTAAGTCAAGCGACGGATCAAATGACAGGCAATAAGGGATCATATGTCAAACTCTATGCGGTCAATGGCTATGGTGACGAAAATGTTCTGTATCAAATAATGGGTATTGAAAAACCGGATGTCATCATGCATTTCACCGACCCACGTTTCTGGGGTTGGTTGTATATGTTGGAGCGAGAAATCCGAAGAACCACTCCCATAACCTACCTAAATATTTGGGATAATTTACCATATCCAATGTATAACCGGCCGTTTTATCAGAGTTGTGACTTGTTAATGGGTATTTCTAAACAGACGGTTAACATAAACCGACATGTACTTGGGCCGGATAAATGTTGCGATGTAGGCGATCCAACCCCGGAAGGGAAACACATTCTCCATTATGTGCCGCATGGAATCAATTCTGATGTTTTCCGGCCGGTTCCAGATAATGACCCGCGATTGAAAACTATTCGTGACCAATACCTTGGCGGAAAAGATTATAAGTATGTAATTTTGTATAATAGCCGTAACATTCAACGAAAACGCACCAGCAATATTATGTTGGCGTTTCGTCAGTTCTGTGAAAACTTGCCCGAAGCCGAACGCAAACAATGCGCAATGCTGATGCACACGGAAATTAAATCGGATGCGGGGACTGATTTGCTCGCCGTCAAGGAGGCTTTTTGTCCGGACTACGACATTTACTTTTCACAAGCTAAAATCCCGCCGGATGCGATGAACCTAATTTACAATTTGTGTGACATTACGATCAATCTATCTTCCAGTGAAGGTTTTGGTCTGAGTTGCGCAGAGAGTATTATGTGCGGCACTCCCGTTATCGTAACCGCCACGGGCGGACTCCAAGACCAAATCGGTCAGGTGGATGATACAGGTAAGCCGGTCGAATTTGATGCGGATTTTGGTTCCAATAACTGGGGTAAGTATAAGAAACACGGTCCGTGGGCGTATCCAATCTGGCCGGTGACCCGTTTGGTCCAAGGTTCCATCCCGACGCCTTATATCTTCGATGATCTGGCCAAGTGGGAAGATGCGGCGGAAGGTATGATGTATTGGTATCTAATGGGTAAGGCTAAACGTGAAAAGTGCGGTTTGGAAGGCCGGCGCTGGGCTATGAATGAAGGTGGACTTAACGCACGAAATATGTGTGAGCAATTTAGTAAAGCAATGGATTATACTATGGCTAACTTCAAGCCAGTTAAGCGGTTCGGTTTGTATTCACCGACTGATTATGTTGGTAACCACATGCCTCAAGATAAACACTTGGGTTTCCCTATTCCTGAAATTGATAAGGCCAAAGTCTTAAAAGATATTGAAGAGAATACCAAGGGCTTGTAATATTGTCTGATTATGAAAATCTATGTTAAAAAAACGGACGGTGTAACTCTCCCTGAAAAAGGCAGTGTACTAGCCGCCGGTTATGATATTGTGGCGACTAGCGATCCTAAGATAGTCGGAGAAAAAATAGAAAATGGAAGTTGGGGTAGAATCGATTATATCGAATATGAAACCGGTTTATTTATCGCTCCCGCATTGCTTAATTTTCACACGCTTATTCACCCACGATCATCCATCAGCAAGCAAAACCTTGTACTGGCCAATAGTGTTGGATTAGTTGACAATGACTATCGGGGTATGATCCTATGCCGCTTCAAGTATATATGGCAACCTCAAGATATGATTGTCGGATCTGGTTTTCAACCGAATATGGAAAAAATCTATAAGAAGGGCGACAAGATTGCGCAGTTGGTTTTTGAACCGACGACTCAAGTTGATTTTGAACTAGTGGATGATCTGGAAAAAACCCAGCGGGGTGCAGGTGGCTTCGGCAGCACGGATAAAATTTATGCTGGCCCGGCGAAGTTTGAAGAAACTCCCTCACGCATGGCAGATCTTTACCGTAAGCTCAATTATGTTGAAACGCCGAAGAAAACTTATGAGCAAACCGTTCGGGAAACCCAGGCGGATTTTAAAGGATAATATGAATACTGAAACATTTAGAAAAGATTTAGAAAACCTAATCAACCGCCACTCCATGGAGAGTGGTAGTGATACACCGGACTTCATTCTTGGAGATTATTTGATGGACGCGTTGGAAGCTTATGACCGCGCGGTAAGACGGCGGCAATTATGGTATGGTCAGACCTCATGGAACAAGGGCCGGCCGCTCACCATTGGTACGGAAGCGGGATTACCAAAAGAGGAATGTTCAGCTCCAGAGTGTGGGTGTGATAGTAATAGCGGTTGTTGTTCAACCAATTGATTATGAAAAAAGTCACCGTTCCTTATCGTAAGGAAGAGTATGTCCGGCTCTGTGATAAACATAAAAAACGTAAGTGTAATGGTAATTTATGGCTTACTTTTGGCTGGCCAAGTCAGTATGACAATCAAGAACTATCCATGGATTTGTGTGATGAGTGTGCCACGAAATTATTAAACTATCTAAAAACCGAATTCAGCAACCAAATAAATTTAACCGATTCTAAACTATGACCGCGACAATATTAACTAAAGAAGAAGCAATGGCACTCCCCGTTGCTCAACGACCTCTATGTTATCGTATTTCTTCCGAATTATATACAGCTGTATTTGAAGCGATTGGGGAAGCCTCCATGTGTTGGGAACCCCGTCCGGGACAACAAGTATTTTCAGCCGAAAAAGCCTCCGACGTTGCCGTCCGATTATGTTTTAAAATCGCCGACGAATTTGAAAAGATCAACCAAAAGAGTAATTAAACTATGAGTAAACCAATATGTATTTTTCAAGCCCCCATCTGGACCCGTTCAGGTTATGGTGGTTGGGCGCTCGCCACCGCTAAAAGCCTAATCCGTTATGATAAATTTGAATTAGCGATTGTTCCAACGCCGTGGGGACATTGTAGTAAAAAACATCTCTTAGCCGATCTTGAAGCGTGTGCCGAAGATGATTTGGAACGGGAAGCTATTAAACGCATTTTGCGTCAGCCCCTCACCGCACAACCCGACATATTCATTCAAATGACGATTCCCAACGAATTTCAAGCGCCGGCGCGATATAATATCGGCATGACGGCGGGGATTGAAACGACCGCGCCCCGGGCGGATTGGTTGGAAGGCGTCAACCGGATGAATGCTAATTTCTGCCTCTCCAACCATGTAAAAAATGTCCTGGCGGCAGCTAAATACAATCGGACTGTTCAAAATGCTCCGCCGGGCGCGCCATCCATTGTGCTCAAAGCGGAAAAACCATTGGATGTTTCTTTTTGGGGTATTGACACGAATAGATTTTACAAGACTGATGTCATTGAACCGGAAGTGGAGAAGGAATTGGGTACTATTCCTGAAAAATTTGCTTTTCTCTTTGTTGGTCAGTGGACACACGGTGGTTTGTTTGATGACCGTAAGGACATTGGCAACCTAATTAAAACTTTCTCTGAAACCTTCGTGGGTATAAAGGAAAAACCCTGTTTGATTCTAAAAACCAGCGGCGCAGCCATTTGTAATATGGATCGGGATGATCTAATAGCTAAGATTCATGCGATCCGGAGTGGCATTGGCGGAGACTGCCCCAATGTATATTTGCTTCATGGAGAGTTGACCACCAAGGAAATGAATTCATTGTATAATCATCCAAAAGTAAAAGCTTTTGTGACATTCACCCACGGCGAAGGGCAGGGCGACCCGATCCTTCAAGCCACTTTATCAGGAAAACCTGTGCTCGCGCCTCGCTGGAGCGGGCAATTGGATTTCTTAAATTCGAAATACGCCGTGCTCTTGGACGGAGAGGTGAAGCCGGTGGCCCCAGCTTCCGTCAATGAATGGATCATCGCGGAGTCGGCCTGGTTTTATGTGGATTACAAGAAAGCAGGAGAAAAAATGTGGGATGTATTATATAACTATGACTCCTATCTGGATAAAGCCGAAAAGCTAAGAGTAGAAAATATCCAGGAGTATTCGGAACAAGCAATGGATAAAGTGTTCCATGGCTTATTGGAAAAATATGTTCCCAAGTTCTCAGTTGCGCAACCAATCGTATTACCAAAACTTAAAAAGCTAAGTTTTTCAAAGCCGGTGGAAACTGATCCACCAAGTTTAGCCTAACTTCGTGTGTTATGAAAATTAGTTATCTTGTGACCTGCAGCACAGAGACTATTACGCTTGACAATCTATTAAAAAAATTGTCGTTTGTTGATGGGGCTGATGAGGTTGTCATTGTGGTCGACAATGATACCAAAAATGAAAACACTGAGAAAGTATTACAACCACATATTGGCAAATTCAGAATACTATATCATTCACTTTCACGCAATTATGGAGCCCACAAGAACTGGGGCGCTGAACAATGTCGGGGCGAAGTAGTGTTCCAAATTGATGGCGATGAGCTGCCAACGGATTATCTTTTAGGTGAAAATTTACACGCTTTATTAGAGTCAAATGCCGGGGTGGATTTGATTTATGTACCACGCATTAATGATTTTAAAGGCGTTACTGAAGCCCATGCTAAACAATGGGGTTGGCGGCTTACTGAATCGCCCTCTCTTAAAAGACCCATCGTAAATTTTCCTGATTATCAACCTAGAATCTTTGTCAATGCTCCCGGACGGATTCGTTGGGATAGAAGGTTACACGAAAAAATTGAAGGGTTTACCAACTTTTCTATGTTGCCAGCGGAAGAAGAATTTGCGTTATACCATGATAAAACTATTGAAACCCAACTTAAAACCAATCAACGATATAATGAGTGGTTTACTCAAGAAGAAAACAGAGGCCACAATGTATTTGGGAAAAAGACACAATGAACATAAAAGCTAGATATCATAAATGGTTAACGGAGTGTGAAGAATACGACAAAAAACAAAAACAATATTGTTTACGGAATCAACACATGGCGGGGACCACCATGCGAACGGAGAGAGAATCGGTAAAAGAGTTTGGGTGGACTGCTTTAATCCTATCCGTGTTGTTCATTATCATGTGGTTTCCTATGGTTACAAACTGGGATCTGGTTCAGTTCAACAATGATACTCCGGTAGGCAATCTCGCAGCTGATTCAGTTCAGCTTCCTGGTGCGTTCTTTGGAATATGGCAGGATTTAAATTGGTTGGGGAAATCCGAAGTCGTTTACCCCCTCCTTTGTCCCTCCGGCATTTTCCGGCTGGCGTGTTGGTATCCCAATACTTCTCTGATAATCATAGGTTTCGTAGCGGCCATTGGTACCTGGTGGTGGAGACGGAAAAAATCATGAAATCAGCTTTCCTCACAGAAACCAATTATTCGGGCTTTTTGCCTCCTGATCACCCCAATGCGCGTACCGAAATTGCTTGGCAGTTAACCTTGAATTCTTACCATTACAATATATTCCAATTCGAACAAGTAAAAGGTTATGATGCGGTGTTCGTTATCCTACCCAAGGGCTTAACCCGGCTTAATTCAGTCGGTTTGGAATTACAATTAAACCTTCCAGACAAGGACATGGCCATCTACGCCCTGCCCATTATAGAGACGCTTAAAAAGAACAATAAAAAGGTTTGTTATATTCAAGAAGGCCCCAACTGGTTTTTCAATGATTACACCCTCAATAATCAATTTCATTTTTATAACCAATTAGCTCAATGTGATGTTATTTTCGCACACAATAAATCGGATAGGTTGTTTTATCAGGGGATGTTTCCCAGTGTTAAAGTGTCAAATATCCCAACTTTGATGGTCGATTCTCTTGTTAGACACGTCTCCCCAACAAAAGAAAGTAAAATAATGATTGGGGGAAATTTTTGTCGTTGGTATGGTGGCTTCCAAAGCTACATCATCGCTGATGTTTTTCAGAATTGTGAGAAGTGGACGCAGAACTCACATTGTCAACAACCTGGAGAAGAACAGATTCCTGATCTGAAACATCTACCACGGCTCATATGGAAAGATTGGATGACGACGTTAGCCACATTCAAATACGCCGTCCATTTAATGCCCACGGTTGCCGCAGGTACTTTTAGTTTAAATTGCGCATACTTTGGAATTCCGTGTATTGGAAACCGGGATGTCGATACGCAGTTAACCTTTTTTCCAGATTTGTCAGTAGATGTAAATAATATATACGATGCGAGAAATTTGGCTGAAATTATCTATACAAATCCAACGGTGTGTGATAGCATTTCAAAACAAGCAATGAATTTGTGTCGGGCCAGTTATCACTGCGATACAAAAAAATGGTTGAATCACATTGAGAGTGTAATTGAAATATGAAAAAAGTTGGACTCGTCCAAATTAATACAAGTTTTTCCGGCCAGAGTTATTTTCCCTACGCTGCGGGATTAATTCAGGTATATGCGCATGCGCACTGCCCCAAAGTATCAGAGTATGAATTCATTGACCCGATCTATAAACGTGTTCCAGTTCACGTTGCGGTTGAACACCTCAAATATTGTGATATCGTTGGTTTTAGCACCTATGTCTGGAATGAAAGAATTTCGCTTAAAATTGCGGCCGAACTAAAAAAGTTAAATCCAAAATGTCTTATTATTTTTGGAGGCCCCCAAGTTCCGGATAAGGCGGAGGCGTGGTTGCCTAAACACCCGTTCATTGACCTAGCTGTCCACGGAGAGGGGGAACATGTTTTTACTCTCATCCTCCAAAACTACACTGGAGATTTGAAACAGACGTGGAAGGATGTTCCGGGAATATCATATATCCATGAAGGAAAGTTTGTTAACAACCCGAAAGTTGGCCGATTCAAGACTTTAGATGAATTGCCATCGCCCTATCTAAACGGCGCGTTTGATTCCATCATCCTAAAAAACCCAGGAGAACAATGGTTGGGGTTATGGGAAACCAATCGTGGGTGTCCATTCCAATGCGCTTATTGTGACTGGGGTTCGGCGATTCAGGTCAAAATCAGCAAATTTGAAGAGCAACGATTGTTCAGGGAAGTAGATTGGTTCGCGGGGCATAAAGTGGAATTTGTCTTCTGTTGTGATGCGAATTACGGCATTCTTGTTCGGGACATCGATATCACCAAATACATCGTCGATGTCAAAACGAAAACCGGCTACCCTAAAGCCCTCTCTGTTCAAAATACCAAGAATGCGACGGATCGATCCTACGAAATTCAAAAAATGCTGTCCGATGCGGGGTTGAATAAAGGCGTGACGCTTTCGGTTCAGTCGATGGATAAAACAACCCTTACCAATATCCGGCGGGACAATATTTCACTCGCCTCCTATCAAGAACTACAACGCCGGTTTATGCGGGATAAAGTGGAAACTTATTCCGATATGATTCTAGCCATGCCCGGAGAAACTTACGATTCATTCATAAGTGGAATTGATCAGATCATGCGTAACGGACAACACAATCGCATTCAGTTTAATAATCTCTCCATCCTACCTAACGCAGAAATGGGTAATCCGGAATATCAAAAGAAATTTGGTATGAAGATGGTGACAACTGATATTATCAATTTCCACGGTTCATTGGATGAAGAAAAAGATGACCTTTCCATTCGTGAAAAACAGGTTCTTGTCGTGGGGACGGATTCTATGCCAAAGAATGATTGGTTAAAAACTAGAGCTTATTGTTGGATGACCGCGTTGCTTCACTTCGATAAGATCATGCAAATACCCATCATCCTGTTTCACAAACAATCAGGAATTAGTTACAAGGACATTTTCTCTGCGTTTATGGATGAAAATTATACGAAAAACTATCCGGTAATCAATGAGATTAGGGAATTTTTTGTCGCCAAAGCGTTGGATATTCAAACCGGAGGCGCGGAATATTGTGAAGCTAAAGAATGGTTGAATATCTGGTGGCCCGCAGACGAATACTCCTATATAAAATTGGTGGTCGAAAACAAAGTTGATCAGTTTTATAAGGAAGCCCAGAACTTACTTTTAGCCCTATTGAAAAATACCGGTCAAAACGCAGACTTAGCCGCGCTTGACGATGCTTTTAAGTTAAATCGGCAATTATTAAAACTCCCATTCGTCAATGATGATATTGACATTACTCTTAATTATGATATTATGAAGTTTTACCGCGCTGCGTTAGAGTCAGATTCGAAGGAGCTGGAGAAGGTTTCCACCAAGTACAAAATCGAACGGTCTAAAACCACATATACCAACTGGCCGCAGTGGTTCAAGGAAGTGGTTTGGTACGGCAATAAAAAAGGCGCATATCTGTATGGCAACTGGGAATCAGAATATATCTTACAGGGACATTTTTAATTATGATATGGAATAAAATAGGTTATGGGACATGGCCATTAGTCGGTGATGTCAATGGTTCAATCTCTTACGGAAAAGTAAATGAGACGGATTCGATTAAAGCTTTAATGTATGCGTTTGCCCAGGGTATAAATGTCTTTGATACGGCAGATTTTTATGGTTACGGTTATACCGAATCGTTGTTAGGGGACTTGTTTCATAAAGTGCGAAATGATATCGTCCTCATTACCAAGGGGGGTATGATTTCCAACGACGGTAAACAGGACTTTTCCATTACCCATTTGGCCAAATCTCTTACCCAAAGCTTGGCACGATTGAAAACCGATTTCGTTGACGTGTATATGTTACATAGTCCGGACATAGAAGTTTTAAAAGATTGTCATCTCCTTTGGTATCTGGACACAATGAAAGATAGTGGACTGATAAAAAGAAAAGGTATTTCTCTAAAAAATCCAGAGGATGGATTTATTGCCATAAATGAATATGGGTTTGAAGTCATTGAAGTAAATTACAATTTACTGGACCGCCGGGCGGAAACGTCGGGCCTTTTTGATTTGTGTGTCAAGAAGGGAGTTAAAACAGTTATCCGCACGCCGCTTGGTCAGGGAATTCTCACCGGTTGTTTTAAATTTAATGACGATACAGCCGACCGCAGAAATAATTGGTCTCAGGAACGCGTCTCTAAAATGACTCAGATCTATAAAAAAATGCTAGGTTCATTGGATCCTAATAAATATTCCGATGCGCAAAATTGTTTAAGATTTTGTTTGTCTAATCCATCCGTTTGTACTATAATTCCTGGAATGAAACTAAGAACTGAAGTTAGTGAGAATATTGAAGCTCAAAATCTCCCCCTTTTGACAGATTCTGAACAAAAACGTTTACTGGATATTTATACGGAAGAAAAGTTATGACTTTAAACGGAAAAAACATATTGATCACCGGAGCCTCTGGATTGATCGGTTCTAATCTAAGCCGAACGATAATAAAAAATTATCAATGTAGTTTACTGACCACGCATCATAAGAATCCAATAAAAAATTTGAATGTGTGTTTAAGATCCAAGGCGGGAGATTTGCTAGACCAGAAATTCTGCGATGAAATAACAAAGGATACCGACGTTGTTTTCCATTGCGCGGCGAATAGCTCCGGCGCAGCAACCCATTTAGAATCACCAACGGCAATGTCAAAGGATAACACCATCATGAACATAAATCTTCTTGATGCCTGTTATCGTAATAAAGTTAAAAAATTCATATGGTTGGCGAGCACGACCGGATATCCGGAAGGTGCCCAACCAATGACCGAAGAAGAAATGTTCGTTGGTGACCCTTTTGATAAATACTTCGCCGTTGGTTGGATGAAGCGATACACCGAAAAGTTGTGTGAGTTATATTCCACCAAAGTCAAAGACCCAATGACATGTATTACCCTCCGACCGTCTAATATCTACGGTCCGAATGATAAGATTGACCCTAAGCGTTCCCACGTTCTCGCCTCCCTAATTCGCAAAGTTATTGAAGGTCAGAATCCCGTGGAGGTGTGGGGGACCGGACAAGATGTTAGAGACGTGTTATATGTGGATGATATGGTTGATGCGATGCTCCTGGCCGCAGAGAAAATAGATGGGTTCAACCAATTCAATATTGGTTATGGTTCGTCGTTTACCGTCCTGGAACTCTTACAGATGATTCAATCTGTATCTGGAGTCATAACCCCATATAAACTAATCCCCACTGGGCCGCAAATGATTCCAGTGAGGCGGGTTGATGTATCGAAGGCTAAAAATGTCCTTAGTTGGGAACCCAAAGTAAACCTTATTACCGGAATCCAAAAAACATACGATTGGATGAAAGCAGAATTACTATGAAATGGCCTTTGATGAACAATAATATTACCCGGAACGATTTGAATAAGATCGTAGAATTCTTGAACCAAGAACCGATGCCCATTCTTACCAACAGTAAAAAAGTGGTAGAATTTGAAAAACGTTGGTCGGCGTGGGTGGGTAAAAAACATTCCGTATTTTTAAACTCTGGTTCGGCCGCCAATCTTTTGACGATGAGCGTCTTACGGTTTTTATCCCTGCCACAAAACAGCAAAGTTATTGTGCCACCGTTGACGTGGGTATCAGATATCGCATCGGTGCTTCAATCGGAATTAAAACCTGTGTTCTGTGACATCAACCTTAAAACTCTTGCTTTAGATGAAAAAGAACTGGAGAAGTGTTCTAAGGATGCTCGAGCCGTGTTCCTGACCCATGTGCTGGGTTATAACGGTTTGACGCAAGGTATTCTTGATCTATGCGAACAGAACAAGTTAATGTTGGTTGAGGATGTTTGTGAATCCCACGGCGCAACTTTTAATGGGAAAAAAGCAGGCAGCTTCGGTTTGATTTCCAATTTTTCATTTTATTATGCGCATCATATGACCAGCATTGAAGGTGGGATGATTTGTACCGATGACGATTTGATCTATCAGACCGTGCGGATGTTTCGTTCGCATGGCATGTTGCGTGAGAGTACCGATGATCAATTAAAGGAGACTATTTTTAAAGACTTTCCAGATTTAAACAAGGATTTTATTTTCGTGGCGCCTGCCTATAATATGCGGTCAACGGAGATTAATGCGGTAATGGCTTTGAACCAACTAGACCGCCTTGACGAAAACAATCTCCGTAGGAAAGAAAATCTTGATGTATTCTTGGATGGTTTGGATGCGAAAAAATTCTACACCGATTTTAACCGGATTGGAAATAGTAATTATGCCTTCACCCTTATGTTGCGGGACAAGGATTTCGCCACACGCGACAAGGTTGAAATCTGTTTGAACCAAAATAGTATAGAATTCCGCCGGGGTATGTCCGGAGGCGGCAATCAGCTCCGTCAACCTTATCTTCGGGGGATTTACAACGAAGCCTATAAAAAATTCCCCAATGCGGATCACGTCCATCATTTTGGCTGGTATATCGGAAACTATCCAGAACTGGAAAAGGAAAAGATTAATGAGCTAACCACGTTGCTAAACCAAATATGAAAAAAGACGTATCTATAATTCTCCCAAGTATTCGGCCCCATTTTTTAGAAACTTTCTGCGCATCGGTTCAATCCGCCTGTAAGAAACATTCCTGGGAAATTGTTATCCCCACACCCTTTGATGTTCCTGAAGATGTAAAACGAATGCCTAATATCAAAGTCATAAAAACCCACGCGGCGCCCACCGTGGCTAAACAATTAGCCATCCAGTTATGTAACGGTGAGTTTCTTTACAACATCACCGACGACGGGTTTCTGTTGGAAGATGTCATTGACGAAGCGATTGAATTACATCGCAAAACTATGGGGCCAAAAGATGTCATTAACATGGTTTACGTGGAAGGGAAACATGTGTTGGATATGAATACTTTAAACCCCATTGAAGTAAATCCCGTACCGTATAACTCTGAGTTGTGGCGTGCCGGTTTTTGGCCCGACTTACAACAACCCGGAATAAAACCTGAGTGGAGAATCTCACTTCATTTTTTTATGAAATTGGATTATTTTCTGGAACTAGGCGGATTTGATTGTCGTTGGGAGTATTCCAATCATGCCATTCATGATATGATTTTTAGAGTTCAAGCCGATGGTGGCAAGGTCACCGATTTTGAAAAGGTCGCCGCCGTGTTTACGCATTACTCCGGCCATCTAGTAGATCACGGACCTGTTCATGACGCCACATTGGGCGTGGATACGATACTATTCAATCAAATTTACCAAGACCCAGCGGCGGCTACCAAACGAAAGACTTTAAACTATTCTAATTGGAAAAATCAACCAGATGTGTGGGATCGTCGGTTCTTTAAATATCCAATTCCTATTACAGGAAAAGAATATGAAACCTATAAGATACGAACGGAACTAACTCCAGACATGGCTCCTATGCCTGGAACTCCTGAATATCTGCGGTGGTATAAAAATCTTGAAATAGCGGTCGGTAATCTTAACACCTAATTTATGAGCGAATACAAATATACTCTAGTCAGTTCTTTAAACACCGTTGAAAAACCGGAAGTATCTATTATAATGCCGGCGATCCGTCAGGATAAATGGGATGATGTGTACAAAACCATATTGGATTCTACCCAACGTTCCTTTGAACTTATCGTAGTTGGCCCTTACCCCTTAACCAAATTTCTCCAAGAACAAAAAAATGTAAAGTATGTGAAGGATTTTGGTTCTCCCATGCGCGCTTCAAATATTGGAGCAGAGTTGTGTGAGGGGAAATTGGTTATGTGGACTTCCGACGACGGTTGGTTTATTAAAGATGCGTTGGACAAAAACATTGATACACTATATGCCATGCCATATGATGTACAAAACGTTGTCGTGGCTAGATACCTTGAAGGCGAAAACCGATCTGGGACTGACCCGCGGCATGGAGGTGCCGATGATAGCTATTATAAACTTGTCCGAGCCTATCCTCCGTCGCCGTATATTCATCCTGACTGGTGGATTTTTAACGTGGCGATTTTATATCGTGAATTTTTTGATAAGTTGGGAGCCTGGGATTGTAAGTATCAAGCGTGTCCAACGGGTCATGCGGATATGGCCGTCCGAGCGCAAGCCTTGGGCGCAAAAGTAGTTATGAGTGATTATCCAATGTTGAACTGCGACTGCCAACCCAACCCTAATGTTGGGGATCATGGCCCAATCGTCGCCGCTCAGTTTCAGGACGACTACCCGATCTATATTGAAAAATATTCCAAACCCCTACAAGCCGATCAGTTATTGTTGGATGTTTCGAATTGGAAAAAGAGTCCCGCAGTGTGGAAAAAACGATTTTAATTTATGAAATACAATCTCAGCGTCATCATCCCAACCATAACTCCCAGTAAATTAGTTGATATCTACGATCAGTTAATAGCATCCGTTGGTAGCCCACACACTTTCGAACTCATTTGTGTTGGGCCCGAACTGCCGCCGGAAGAATTGCGTTCCAAGAAAAATTTCAAATTCTTTATTGATAAGGGTTCTCCTGCGCGGTGCTACCAAATGGGCACGTTTTTTGCGGACGGAGATTATATTGCGTTGATTCCGGATGATTGTCGGTTAATGAAAAATTCTTTGTCTGAATGTCTTCAGTTAGCCTACGACAACACTCCAAAAGATGGCATTGTCCTACGCTATTCCGAAGGCGTTGGTTATCAGGGCGGTGACAATGATCAAATTCCGGAGTATTGGACTGCGCGCTTTCACGGCGACCAACAAATTCCTGGAGTTTTGCCGGAATGGAAAATTGCGCCGTCGTTTATGTATAACACCGCTTACTTTAGAGAGCTAGGCGGTCTTGATTGTCGTTTTGAACACGTTAATATGAACACCCACGACTTTGCCTTCCGCCTCCAAAAAACCGGTGGCAAAATGTTACTCTCACCATCAAAAGTAATGGCTTGTGATTGGAACCCTAATTATGTACAATCAATTCTTTTCCGAGCCTATGTTGAAAATGACCAACCTCTATTTGCAAAAATGTATGCCGCGTATGATCCCGACCGGATCAAAATAGATTACGCGAATTGGGTTAATGCTCCTAGCGTGTGGCCCAGGAGATATGGATAAAATAAAAGTATATTCCAGCCAATATAGTAATTTCTTCGGAAACAATCAAATTCACTTTCCTTATAGTATTGCGTGTTTAGTTTCGTATTGTTTCCAATTTAAAGAAATCACCGATGTTTTTGATTTTGAAGAGACGTTCCTCTTCCGTTCTGAAATTCAAGATCACATTCTTAAAGCAAGCGAAGCAAAGATCATTCTCTGTTCGTGTTATTCGTGGAATTGGGAAATAACCAAATTTTTAGCCAAAAGTGTAAAGGCTATAAATCCTCAATGTATTATAGTATTTGGAGGTCCGGAAGTTCCATACAGCCACGATGGCAAATTTTTTGATGAAAATCCATTCGTGGATATTCTTGTTCACGGAGAAGGAGAAATCACTTCTTACGAAATTCTGAAACAATTTGCTTCAGGGTTGAATTTGGAAAATTTAAATATCGACGGAACCGAAACAAAATTCTACCGAAGTCAGCCACGCATACGTACGCCGGACATCAGTCAGTGGCCATCCCCCTACTCCACCGATCTAATCTGGAAACTTTCTCGGCGTGATCCAAACATAAAGTATATCGTTTCGTGGGAAACCAATCGTGGATGTCCGTTTTCATGTACCTTCTGCGACTGGGGAAGTTCGACTATGTCCAAGTTGAGACCGTTTGATGAAAAAAGAATTTTCAAAGAAATTGAATGGTTTGGAAAAAACAACATCACATACATCGATTGTTGCGATGGGAACTTTGGAATTTTTCAAAAGCGAGATCACGACATCGCGATAAAACTAGCCGACCTTAAAAAATCCACCGGCTTTCCAGAGCGAATTGGCCTTACTTGGGTCAAGACTTCATCAGACCGGGTCATTCCAATCGCAAAAGTGTTAAATGATGTTGATTTATTGCGAGCTGTTTCCCTTTCAGTCCAATCCCTTGATCCCAAAACACTGGAAGCTATTAAACGTAAGAATTTAAAATTTGATAGCTTCTCAGGACTGATTAAAAAGTTCAATGATGAGGGGATTCAGAGTTATACGGAGATGATAATGGGGTTGCCCGAAGAGACGGTTGACAGCTTCAAAAACAATTGGGAAATTCTCGCTTCACTAGACCCCCAACCAGCAATTATGGTATGGAATTGTAGTATTTTTGTTAATGCGCCAATGAATAATCCAGACTATATGAAACGTTATGGGATTAAAGCTTTCAAATCGCCTCAGTTCATGCAGCATATTGCCAAAAAGGAAAAGGTCGGAGAGATTCAGGAATTTGAAAAAATGGTATGTGCCACAGACGCATTGCCAAATGGTAAAATTGAAGAAGTGTATATGACAAACTGGATGATGATGATATTCCACGTCTTTGGCATCACGGAAATGATATCCAGATATTACAATAAATCACACAACCTTAGTTACAAACAATTTTATAATCACCTTGCTGAGTATATGAAGAAAAATAAAACCTTCATCGGTAAGGAATACGAACTAGCCAGAAACCATTGTAAAAATGGTTATTCTGGTCAAGGGTGGGATTATTACGATCATGACTTGGGGGATATATCTTGGCCAATGGAAGAAGCAAGTTGGTTACATCTCACCCGCGATTCTTCCAGAATAAAAGAAGAGTTGTCGTCTTTTCTGAACTATTTAAATGTGGAGACGGGTGTAAGTATAACCGCCGAACTGGTTGAAGATCTAATAAACTATCAATTATTGGTGTTAAGTTTGCCTGAAAACCGGCTTTTAGAAGAAGTTAAAGGAAAATTTGCCTTCGATTGGGTAGGTTATTTTAACGGCGATAGTGATCTGATTAAAGGTCCGATTACATTCTCAAAAAAGACAAAGGTTACAGAACACGACATTGTCAAGTGGGGATATGAAACTATTTGGTATGGCAGGCGCTCGTATCGGTATAAAACAAAAGTGAAAGAAATACACAAGACCTATGAACAATGACAAACAAGTCAAACTACATCTCGGTTGTTTTCAAAAGAAAATCCACGGGTTCATCAACATCGACATCCGGGAAGATGTCCAGCCAGATGTAATAGATGATGTGTTTAAGCTAGACAAATTCAAAAATGACTCCGTCGATTTAATCTACGTCTGTCATGTCTTGGAGCACGCCACACGGGCGGGGTCGAAGCAAGCTATGCGCCGTTGGTTTGAAGTTTTGAAGCCAGGAGGTGTATTGCGAGTCGCAGTTCCCGATTTGGGCGCAGCAATGGAATATTATATAGCCAACAAAGACCTGGATATTTTACAAGCCCTGCTTTACGGTTCTCAGAGACACGCTTATGATTTTCATTATATGGGGTGGGATGAGAAATCACTCAGCCGGGACTTGAAGGTTGCTGGATTTCAGTCGGTAAAAAAATACGACTGGAGGGACACTGAACACTTTTATATTGACGATTATAGTCAATGTTATTTACCAAAAATGGCCTATACGACGCGGCGGAAAGATAGTGATATCGAAGGTAAACTAGTCAGTCTAAATCTGGAGGCAACTAAATGAATATCGGGATTATTGGCTTGGGAGTAGTGGGTAATGCGTGTAAAGGTGGGTTTGAAAAATTAGGACATGTTGTAAAAGTCCATGACCTTAAACTAGGTACCACCATTGATGAAGTGTTGAATACCGAATTAGTATTCTTATGCGTACCTACTCCGTCAAAACCAGATGGTTCATGCGACACATCCGTTGTCGAATCGGTGGTTTGTTTGTTGGATGAAAAGGAATATACCGGGGTGGTATGTATAAAATCAACGGTGGCGCCTGGCACAACTCAAAAATTGGCAGATTTTTACACAGGATTAAAATTAGCTATGACTCCAGAATTTCTCAGAGAAAGATATGCCTTAGCCGACTTCACGGAGAACCACGATCTCTGCGTTGTCGGGACTGATGATCAATCTGTCTTTGAATTGCTTAAAAATGCGCATGGGAATTTTCCAAAGAAAATTGTTCAGATGACTCCAACCGAAGCGGAGCTGGTCAAGTATTTCAATAATACTTACAATGCTACTTTAATTACTTTCGCCAATAGCTTTTATGAAGTTTGTAAACATTATGAAGTTGATTACACCCACATTAAAAACACGATGGTCAACCGAAATCATATTGTGGATATGTATCTGGAATGTAATGATAATTTTAGAGGGTTTGCGGGAGTTTGTCTGCCGAAAGACACAAAGGAAATTGCTTCAGTCGCGCGGAAATTAGATGTGGATTTTTTTGACGCTTTGTTAAAAGAAAACGGAAAATACAAAAAGACTATACAAGCGGGAATGAGAATGGATTAAATGTTATGAAAAAAATATTAGTAACGGGAGGTAATGGTTTAGTAGGAAATGCTCTAAAAAGTGTATCTTCCGTCTACCCTGAATATAATTTTGTATTCGTCGATCACAAATCAGCAGACCTTACCAATCAAGCCCATGTCAAGTCGGTGTTTAAAACTGAGAAACCGGATTATGTTATTCATACGGCGGCCAGGGTCGGCGGAATTGGGAAAAACCTCGCCTCACCAGCGGAACAATTCTTTCATAACATTATTATGAATACCTTGGTGATTGATGAGGCCTATCAACAAGGAGTGGAGAAACTTTTGGCCTTTTCGTCGGTGTGCGCTTTTCCTGACAACGCAACGGTCATCAAGGAGGAAATCCTTCATGACGGGCCACCTTATTATGCGCATGGGTCGTATGCTTACTCTAAACGGATGGTTGATATTCAAATCAAATCTTACCGTAAGCAATATGGGATAAAACATTACTCATCGGTTTTACCTGTAAATATCTTCGGCGAACATGACAATTACGACCTGGAAAATGGGCATGTTGTGCCCAGTCTAATTCGAAAATGTTACGACGCAAAAAGCAGCAATAAACCATTTCAAGTCTGGGGCACCGGCATCGCTAAACGCGAATTTTGTTATTCCAAAGATCTAGCCAAAATCTGCGTTGAACTTTTAAAAATGGAAGATGATACCCCAGATTTACTTATCGTATCTGACAACAAGGAATTTTCTATCAGAGAGTTGGTAGAAAGAATTACCCAATATTTTGAATATCCGAATGTCGAATATCTGAGCGAAAAACCAAATGGGCAATTGCGCCGGCCGTCGGACACGGCACGCTTTCGTTCGTTGTTTCCCGATTTTAAGTTTACTGATTTGGATATAGCTATCAAAAATTCAGTAGAGTGGTTTCTTCAAAATTATCCAAATATAAGAGGAATTTAATGAAAAAAGTAATTGTTACAGGCTCACAAGGTTTCATTGGTGGTTATATCGTCCAACAGTTATTAAAACGGGGTTATTTCGTATATGGCATTGATAACTTTTCCAAGTATGGTAAGGTTAGAAGACCACACGATCACAATCCAAGTTTTCAATTAATTGAACACGACTTGACTCAGTCATTTCCACGACTTCCAGGAGTGGATTATATTATTGCCGGCGCAGCAATGATCGGAGGCATCTCTTATTTTCATGCTTTTGCTTACGATTTGCTTTCCGCTAACGAGCGGATCGGTTGTAATACCTTCGACGCGGCCATTAAAATGAAAGGGTTAAAACGTATAGTAGTAATTTCCAGTTCAATGGTATTTGAAAATACTAAAACTTTCCCATCGGCGGAAGCCGATCTTAAAAAATCTCCGCCGCCGGATAGTAGTTATGGTTTTCAAAAACTGGCGACGGAATATTTTGCCAGAGCCGCATACGAGCAATATGGATTGAAATATACTATTGTTAGACCTTTCAATTGTATAGGCGTGGGCGAAGATTCCGCAGTAGCAAAATCCGAAGTGTTGTCTGGAAACATAAAATTGACGTTATCCCATGTCGTGCCGGACTTGATTTTTAAAACCTTAAAAGGTCAGGACCCATTACATATCCTTGGAAGCGGTGAACAAACCCGCAACTTTACCAATGGTCAGGATATTGCTCGGGGTATTATAATGGCAATGGAAAGTTCAAAAGCGGAAAACGATGATTTTAACATCTCCACCGATGAAAACATAAAAATAATCGATCTCGCTAAAAAGATTTGGGTTAAAATTAATGGAAATAAACCTTTTAGTGTTGTCCACGATCCTCCTTTCCAGTATGATATACAGCATCGTCAACCGAACATTGGCAAGGCTAAAGAGGTCTTGGGATTTGAAGCTCAATACAAGATCGACGAGAGTCTTGACGAAGTAATTGATTATATTCGCAAAACCATAGTGTAATGATTATAGTAAGATCCCCATTTCGAATTTCTTTCTTCGGCGGTTCAACTGACTACGAATCGTTTTACGAAGCGTATGGGTCTTTTATTATCGGGACTACAATTGACAAATATGTTTACCTCTCAATGCGCCCAAGACCAAGTATACTATCCAGTGAGAGTGTTATAACCTATTCTAAACTACAATTGGTAAAGTCGTGGGATGAAATTCAAAACCCACTCATTCGGGAAGTATTAAAATATCGTGCGATCAACATTCCAATTGAGTTTAATTCGTTCTCTGATATCCCCTCACGCACAGGTTTGGGTGGATCATCCTCTTTTTGCGTAGGGATGTTATATCTCTTAAATCAAATTTTTGGGAAGAAACACGATCCCAAAGAGTTGGCTAAAGAGGCCATCGCCATCGAACGACGTATTTTAAACGAACCCGGAGGAATCCAAGACCAAATCTGGCCAGCCTACGGCGGTTTGAACACCATTGAGATAGAAAAAAATGGAAAATTTCTCGTAAAACCTTTACCAGTCACCCACGATTTTCTTAAAGAATTTCAGGATTCGATGGTTATGATCTATACCAATTCCCAACGGAATCAAGATACCATCGCTCAGTCTCATGAAAACAAAGACAAGCTGGAAATTATGAAACTAGCCAAAGAAGCTTATGGTTATTTTATTCGGGAAGATATTAAAGGTATCGGCAATATGTTATATTCGACCTGGCAAGAAAAAATCAAAATATCCAACTTGATTTCTACTTCCCAAATCAATACCATAGTAGATGAAGTTATGGCGATGGGCGCACATGGTGTTAAGTTACTGGGCGCCGGTGGTTGTGGTTTCGTATTGGTTATCTGCGACCCACCGATTAAAAAGCGTATCGCTGAAAAGTTTGGTCCGGCTGTTTTTGATTTTCAATTCGAGCGCAATGGCGTATCGACTATTTATCCCATTGGTTAATTTATGAAAAATTTAGATGTCTTATTCGTTGAACCCAATTGTGCCAAGGAAGCATATCAAATGCTTTCGGACAATTTCGCAGCCATTGAGACTCCCACCTGGAGTTTACTTTTGGCGCAAAGTTGCCGGGCAGCGGGCTACCAAGTTGCTATCTGTGACGCTAATGCCGAACGTTTAACTGATGGACAGACCATCAAAAGAATAGAAGAATTGAGTCCGCGTTTGGTGGTATTTGTAATGTATGGTCCCAATCCAAATTCTGGAACTACTTCGATGATTGGGGCGTATCGCACGGCGGAGAAATTAAAATTAGCTTTACCAAGTCTTCCCATCTGTATGGTCGGCTCCCACGTCAGCGCTCTGCCCAAAGAAGTTTTAGCCAAACCATTCGTAGATTTTGTTCTTTTGAATGAAGGCGTTTACGCTTTAAGAAATCTGTTAAAAACGAATTTGCGTTCTAATGATCAGTTAAATAAAGTAAAAGGCATTGGCTATAAAACTGAGATTGTATCTTATGAGTGTCAGATAGGAACCGTGATACACGGTGGAGAAAAGCAATATCATATTCTGAATCCTCCTGAGATGGTTGTGCCCCAAGAACGCATGGACATAGACTTGCCTGGCTATGCGTGGGACTTGCTCCCCTATAAAAACCAACCCTTCGATTTATACAAATCTCACTTTTGGCACGCTGATTTTGATCACGCCAAACGAACGCCTGCCGCGGCGATTTATACCTCACTGGGCTGCCCCTTCGGATGTAGTTTTTGTATGATTAACATCCTCAATCGAACGGATAATGGGGAGTATGTTAGTTCGGAGGATTCGAAGGGTATTCGTTATTGGGGTATCGATTTGATTACAAAAGAATTTGAGAAATTGGCTGCTTACGGGGTGGAAACCGTGCGTTTATCGGATGAGATGTTTTTTCTCAAGCGGTCTCATTTCGAACCTCTCCTCACCAATCTGGTTGACCGAAAATTGCCCCTCCGCATGTGGGCTTATTCACGGATTGATACCGTCCAGGAAAAATACTTGGAACTATTTAAAAAAGCCGGGGTGAACTGGTTGGCGCTTGGAATCGAAGCCGCTAATCAAAATATTCGGTTGGAAATAACCAAGGGGAAATTTCAAAACACCAATATTAGGGACGTAGTTAAAACCATTGAAGGGGCGGATATCAACATTATTGCCAATTACATTCTTGGCTTTCCGGATGATAATATGGAAACGATGAATGAAACTTTAAACCTTGCGTTGGAACTAAATTCCGCGATGGTAAATGTTTACCCCTGCCAAGCTTTGCCGGGAAGTCCGCTTTATATTCAAGCGAAGAAAAATGGTTGGGCGTTACCGGAACACCCCAATGAATTCGCATTTCTTTCCTATGAATGTAAACCGTTACCAACCAAGCATCTTACCCCCCAACAGATTCTTAAATTTCGGGATGAATTCTGGCATAAGTGTTGTTCCGCGCCAAGGTATCTTGAATCGCTTGAAAAGAAGTTTGGAAAAGAGGCCAGAACAAATATGGAAGCTCTGACTACCATCAATTTAAAAAGAAAACTACTAGGAGACTAATGAACAAGAATCTATTGGTTATATTCAATATCTGCGAATTAAAATACAACAATCTGTTTCAGTATATCGATTCTCTGGATAAACTTTTAGCTCAGCACCACGAACCGTTTCGTATTGTTATTAGTGGTTGTGGCGTCACCGGCGCAACCAAACAGGGCCTAAAAAAGCGTTATGGTAATAAGATCTGGTATAATTACATGGATGAAAGTTTAAACCTCCCCTTCACTTTCAATAAAACGGTGACGGAGGTGGTAAAACAAGCGGGAGAATTTGATGGTTATATTTACATCGATTCCGGGATCAATACTAAAGAACATTACAATTGTCTATCGGAAATAAACCAACGAGCGATGACAGAAAAATATGGTATGATAAGTTTACAGACCGATGATGACATGGGTTATGATTGGTGGTTCGATGTTCCAAAAAATACCATCTTCCGGGGACAGGATTTGATTATTCCAGTTGGAAAATGTGTCAACCTCCATTTCCAATACTATGACCGAAAGTTGAGAGAGTATTACGGCCGTTTAATTCCTGATATTTTTGCGGCCTATTGTATTGAAAGTGTTTATTCTTTTTTCAACGCGAGTATAAGTAAGCAATGGGCAGTGGTAAAAGATTTAGTCGTTGAACATGTGAAGGCCATGGATGGCGCCGGAGTGGCCATTAAAGATCATATTGGGCCTAAAGGCGCGGCGAACAATTTGAACGCCGGGTTGGATATCCACGATATCATCTTTACTCCGGAAGCAGATGCGGTTGGGTTAGGTTATAATGAAGCAGGGCCAAAATTGAATATGCTTTACAAAATGCATGATCCCAGTAAATATACTCCGGAGGGGTTTGCCATCGATCCGGCGCGGTTGGCCGCATATTTGAAAAAAACCATGTATATGACCCCTGAACAATACAATTACGACAACATTAAATTCGATCTCACCCTATGATAAGCATTATTGTTCCTACTCGCAATCGGCCGGACAATGTCCGACGTTTAATTGATAGTGTATTGACTACGGCGGATAATATTGCCGATGTTGAATTTTGTTTTTTCGTAGACGAAGACGATATTTTAACCGTCCCGGTTCTGGAAACCTACGCTTCCAAAATTCAAATTAATGCGGTTCAAGGTGAACCGATGGGGACGATTCCGACTTCAAAATCCTTCATGCACAATGCGATGTTGAAAGAAGTGGTTGGACCGATTATTCATCAAGGCGCGGACGACATCGTGTATCGCACTAAAGGTTGGGATACTGCGGTAAAAAAAGCCTTTGACCAATTCGAAGATAAAATCGCATTGGTTTATGCGCCGGATGGTTTTCAGAACGGCTCCGTTCCCATTTGTACACACGGATTCTTCCACCGCAATTGGATCGATTTGATTGGGTATATTAATCCCCCACACTTTCACATTGCCTACGGAGATACCTGGGTGACGGAAGTGGCGGAAATGATCGGCCGGCGGGTCTATTTGGAAGAAATTGTCATTGAACACATTCACCCTGCCGCTAATAAAGCTGCGTGGGATGCTACATATACTGATCATTTGAAAAGACCGGTGAGTGACGAGCGCCCAATTTATGATCGTTTAGCCTATAAACGAAAAGAAGAAGCGGATAAACTTAAAAAATACATTGAGTTATTCAAATGAAACTAGGAATCGTATCCGGTTACTTCAATCCGGTTCATTTTGGTCATATAGAATACATTACAGAAGCTAAATCCTTGTGTGATCAGCTTGTGGTGATCGTCAATAATGATACGCAGGTGGAATTGAAGGGCTCTCAAAAATTTATGGATTGTGACCACCGATGTAAAATAATGTCAGCTCTAAAATCCGTAAATTGGGTATATCCATCCCTCGACGTTGATAAAACCGTGTGTCAGACCTTGAAATTAATAAAAAAAATATTTCCGGAAGATGAGTTGTATTTTTTTAACAGCGGGGACCGAACAACGACGAATCTTGAAAGCGCAGAAACAAAAATCTGTGAAGAATTGGGAATAAAAGAAGTTGTCCTTAACCAACCAAAAAGGTATTCTTCCAGTGATTTACTAAAAGCAAAGATATGACGCAAAAAGTGTTAATAACCGGAGTAACAGGAAGCGGCGGGAGTTACCTCGCGGAATATCTGTGCC